GAAGAGGTAGAGGAATGGGACCCGGTAGAGGAGTAAATGCAAGAAGAGGTAGAGCTTGGGAAGAAGAGAATGGAAATAAATAAAGATTGTCCTTGTTTGAATCTTAAATGTCAATACAGAACTAAATGTTCTGATTGTCAAGCTTTTCATGAGAGAATGGGTGGAACACCTGCTTGTAAAAAGTTAGAAAAGTCTAAAAAAGAAGAGAAAAATAAAAAAGAAGAAAATGATGAGGAGTAAAGAAGGCAGGTGAGAAAATAGAATGACTAATAAGTTATATATAGGTGGCATCGCATATGCCACTGAAGAGGCAACATTGAAAGATGAATTTGCTAAAGCCGGTAATGTTCAATCAGTAAAAATAATTACTGATAAATTTACTGGTAAGTCAAGGGGATTTGGTTTTGTTGAAATGTCTAGTATCGAAGAAGCTAAAAAAGCGATCGAGATGTTCAACGACAAAGAACTTGATGGTAGAGTGATTAAAGTTAACGAAGCTAAACCATTAAAATAAAAGGGGGAAATACATGGATTTAAAAGCTTTAAAAGACAAACTAGTAGCAACAGTGAAATTTTATTATGATAAATTGTTAGCAGTAGTAAACTCAGCATTGGATAATATAGTAAAAACAGTTGAAACTTTTTTGAATAAGATTCCACAAGCGATTGAAGATTCCTACAATATTATAATAAAGAATATAACAGCCCAGAATGCAGCAATTCTGGGATTGGTGTATATATTATATATCAATGCGAATACGGTTCTTAAGAACCCCGTAACATTGATTGCAGTATTGATTGCAATTGTAGCTTTGTTGAAAAAATAGAATGCCTGGGAATATTCTCAAGATAAATGATTTTTTAGAATGGTATATCGGAGATAGTAAGATGCCGTCAGTATTAAACTTTTTAGATAATATTGGCGGCAGATACGATTCAGAAACCGGTGACTATGTCTTTAGAAAAGAAGAAAAAGAATTAATTCCCAACATTGTAGATGAAAGTTTATAAAAGGAGGTAAAGTAAAATGCCAATTGGAGCTGATATTGGAACGATGAATATCGTTTCAGCGCGAAAGAATAGTGATGGAAAAGTTATCTATAAACGAGACCGTGATATTTTTATAGAGCTTCCTGAGAATGCTCAAGAAGCGAAACAATTTATGGATATGGCAGGATCGAAGTTAGTCTCTATAGATAAAAAGAACTATGCGGTTGGAGAGGAAGCCGTCAATTTCTCTTCATTCTTTGGCGAGGATTTTAAAAGACCGTTGAAAAATGGAATGATAAACCCTGATGAAGAAGATCTTGCCATCCATATTTTGAATACTATTATAGGTGGGGTATTAGGTAAACCCGCTAAAAAGGATGAACTTTGTGTTTTCTCTGTTCCTGCTGAACCTATTGATGACGTACGTAATGCTCTCTATCATAGAAAGACATTAGAGTTACTTGTTGAACAGGCAGGATATAAGCCTAAGGCAATTAATGAGGCGCAAGCGATCATTTATGCTGAGCTTATGAAGAATCAAATGACTGGTATTGCGATATCGTGGGGGGCAGGTTTGTGCAACGTAAGTGTATCCTACAAAGCATTACCAGTATTTTCATTTAGTGTTAATAGATGTGGTGACTGGATCGATGAACAAGTAAAACAAGCGACTAGCAAACCAACATCCGAAGTTGCTATTATCAAAGAGCAAGAATTAGATCTGACTAAGAATAGTGATGACCGAATTCTTCGATATTTGAAAGCATATTATGAAGAGCTTATTGATTATGTTATTCGTAATATCATCAAGAAATTTGAAGCAACAAAAAGAATCCCACCAGCATTAGATGCAAAACATCGAAATGCAGAACCAATTCCTATTGTGTTAGCTGGTGGTACATCAACGCCAAAAGGATTCCCTGAAATGTTCAGAGATAGAATTGAGATCTCTGAATTCCCATTTAAAATTTCAGAGATACTTGTGGCAAACGATCCGCTATATACTGTAGCAAAAGGATGTTTGATATACGCAGAATCTGAAGAATCTAAGTGACTACGAGGGGCGTTGAAAATCTAAATGTATTTCAAAAGAAACAAAAAAGAAATTCGTATAGAGAACGAAGAGAAAGTACTTGTACTTAAACGCAAAGTATTGGAACAAGCATTGAAAGATCTCGTAAGAGATTTTAAAGAAGAATTTTTAAATTTGAATTGAGGAGAACAATGGAACTACCAATACTGAAGTCAAAAGGCCCATGGAAAAAAGGTAAAAAAGCACCCGAAATTAAACCTTTTGTTTCACATTCAAAAGAAGAATATGAAAGACGAAAAAACAATCTTTTAGAACAAGGATATGAAATAATTAAAGAAGATTATAAAATGACTCCCGAGGGTCCCAAATTTACTATTTATGCAAAATATAATCCTGTTGATACCCGATTTGAAATTAATGAAGATGTAATTTATGAGGGTGATGATGCTATTGTTGTTGGTCAAGAAGGTAATAATTATATTGTTAGTCTTCCATATATGGATCAAACTGTAATAGCAGAACCAAGTGAATTACGAAGACCAACAGCAGATGAATTACATTATAGTGATGTAGTTGCAAAACCTAGTAGATCTAAAGACCCAAAAGATATGCCGATTGAAGATGTTTTAGCAGAAGCAAAAGAATTATTGAGTGGTGCAAAAAGGTATGAAGAAGGTAGAAAAACTATTAAATCTAAAGGACCGTGGAAAAAGGGAAAGAAATTAAAAGTAGATAATAAAGGAATACAACAGATTGTAGATAGAATAGATGATATTGATGATGAGATATCAATACTAGAAGATGATCTATATGATGATAGAGTTCAAGAAGGTGGAACACTTGGTGGGATGAATGAATACGAACTTGAAGAAGAAATAAGAAAACTCAGCAACAAAAAAGACTCATTAACTGCTCAATTAAAAAAACTTTCTAAATCAAAAGGACCATGGAGATTTCGTAAGAAAAAACATGGTGAACAAAGATATGAATATCCTCGACAAACAGAATGCAAATATGCTTTACCAAAGAAAAAAAATAAATCAATGGGAGGCATGACAACAACAGGAGGCGGAAGAGGAGTAGTAACAGTTGGTATGGGTAGTTATCCTAAATTAAGAAAGAAAGAACATCTACCTTCAGAGAAAAAGAAAAGGAGAAAATAATGAGAAAAGCAAAGTCATTAGCTTATGAAAAGAAAAGAGCAGAGAAAACTTGGAGAACAACTAAAAAAGAAGAGCGAAAAGATGCATATAAAGTTTACTTAAAAGTATGTGCTAAGATAAAAAGAGAAATGAGAGATAGAAGAGCTAGAAAAGTAGCACCAAAACAAGTAGGTTAATAATGAAAGATGAGAACAAAACAACTGGGGCAAAACGTTCACCTGTTGATGAAAGAGACTGGCGAGCAGAATCAATACATCCAACAGTAACACTTCCTTTAAAATTTGATTTAAGAGAGAAGATGCTTCCCGTTAGAGATCAAGGATATCAAGGTTCGTGTGCAGCAATGACAGCGGCCGCTATGAAAGAATATCAAGAATATATAAATATTAGTTTAGCAGAATATATGAGCCCTCAGTTTGTTTATGATAATAGATATGATCAAACACATCTTGCTGGAATGTATGGTAGAGAAGTTATGCAGATCCTTCAAGAAAAGGGAGATTGCAGAGAAGTAACTTATCCATATAATCATCCCCATAGTCCAGAAGATATTGCAGAAAATATATATGAAGAAGCATTGAATTTTACAATACAAAATTATGCTCAAGTAACAACAATAGAAGGATTAAAAACTGCATTGATGCAGAATGGTCCTTGTTATATAGCTGTTCCTGTTTATAGATACGATACAAGAATGTGGTACCAATATCCTGGAGATGTTGGTAAATGTGGTCATGCTATGACAGTTGTAGGGTGGGATGATAAGGGATTTATAATCAGGAATAGTTGGGGAGAAGATTGGGGAGACAAAGGATTTTGTACTTTCCCTTATGAAGATTGGGGATGGCAATGGGAAGTTTGGTCTCCTATTGATGATAATTCATCAACCCCTAATCCGAAATATTTTAATAATTTATGGCTGATGAAATTCTGGTTATGGCTGCAAAAAGCATATAAAAAATATAGACCATTTTTTGATATGGCAATATTGACTGCAGTTTTCTTTACTGTAAAATTTATTTTAGTTGATCTATTACATTGGGTGAAATGATCACTGAAAAGACTTTGATGAGAGATATATATTGTTCTTCTGATTTCAAAAAAGAATTAGTAATTAGATTATTTAATATTCCTAGAGGTTCTTGTTTTAGTTGTATGGGAATAGCACATATATCATTAAAAGATGCTTGTAAAGAAAAAAATTTAAATTTAGAGAGTGTGTTAAATGAAATACAAACTACCAATTGAGAAAGCTATTAAAAGTGGATATGATAAGATTTTCTGGGATGCTGGAAAATCTAGTAATTATAATGGGAAATATGATCCTAAACAATTAGCTATGGGAATAAAAGTTGAATATGAGCATACAACAGACAAAAAGATGGCTGAGAAAATTGCTAAAGATCATATTGCGGAAATTCCAGATTATTATACCAGATTAGATGCTATGGAAGAACAAGCTAAAGCTGAAGGTAAATTCAGAAAAATTCCCAACAAATAAAATAAAGTCAAGGAGAGATGTTAATGAAGCGCACAGTTTTAATGTGGAAAGCCGACCATGCTGGGTGTGGCTGGGCAAGAATAGAGATGATTTCAAAATACTTAAATAAATATTATGGAGATGAATTAGAAACAAGAACTTCGAATGTTATGAATCCAGATGAATGGGTAGAAAAAGATAAAGATGGTAAAATAATTGGTCCCAAGATACATTTAACAATACATCAACGACAATATGGGACACCTAACTTACAAAACTTTAGAGTACTCCAGAGAAATTTAAAGATTCCATGTATATATGAAATAGATGATTATTTACATGGTGTGAGTAGATGGAGTACGGCATATCAAGCATATAATCCTCATACACAAAAAGAGCGATTTAAAAATATCGATTTATATTTAAAAGAAGCAAATGCTGTTACAGTAACGACAGATTATTTAAAAGGATTATATTCAGCTTACAATGGTAAAATTTACGTTCTGCCTAACTGTATAGATTTTGATGAAGTTTATACCGATGAAATTCTCAAATTAAGAGAACAACATAGGAGTGAACATGAAAAAAAGAATGAAATTTGGATTGGGTGGGCCGGGTCTAATACTCATTTACCTGATCTACGTATTATCATTGATGCTATTAAGCAAATCTTGCACGATTTTCCAAATGTCAAACTCGCCCTCGGTGGTTGGCATGGAGAATTTAGAAATAAAGAAGGCGAAATAGTAAATCCAGAACTTAACCCATGGAAAGATGTTCCCGAAGATAGAATAGTTAAAATCCCATGGGCTAAAGATATGAAAGATTACCCCAAGATGCTTGCTCAATTTGATATAGGACTTGCTCCATTAGAAGATAATGATTTTAATAGAGCAAAATCAAATATTAAATTATTAGAATATGGTGGGTGTGGAGTTCCAGTAATTTGTTCTGATGTTGAACCATACACTCAAACAGTAACAAGCGGAGAGAATGGTTATAGGATTAAAGTTAAAGGGTCAGTTCATTATAGATGGTATAAAAGAATAAAGCAATTAGTTGAAGATAGAGAAATGAGATTGAAATTGGGAACGAATATTAATAAGTATGTAAGAGATAATTTTGATATAAAAAAGAATATCCATTTATGGCGAGATGCATATGTAGATATTATGGATTCTTTTCATAAATGATGAAGGGGAGATACAATGCCATTCGAATCAAAAAAACAAGCGCGCTTTGCTTTCGGAACAGATCAACCATGGGCTGAGGAATGGGCAAAGAAAACAGATTTTAAGAAACTACCTGAAAAGAAGAAAAAAAAGAAAAAATCATTAGATCTTCCAATGTATAAATCAGAAGTAACTGATCTTGCAAAAGATGTAATGAAAAATAAGATTACTCTTCCTGAAGCATTGGGTAAAATAGATAATGGCAAACGTAAACAGTTATTAAAAGAGATAAGAACTAATGGGAAGTCTGTTAAGAAAAAGAATAAAAAGAAAAAGTTAACTACTGAAGGTCAAGCATTATCTTCATTAGGCGGCGGAATGTAATGGCACTAAATAAATTTCAAGATAATAATATAGAAAAGGGTAAACCATGGCATATGCAGAATCGTATGTATGGGGAAGGGCGCGGATTTTCTGGAAGAAAAGAAAAGATCAAGCATTATAAATTAAAAGGATTTTTAGATTGGCTCGAAGAGCGACATGATATGAAGTTATCTATTGCTGGAGAAATGCTGACAAGAGGAAAAAGTAATGATATTAAGTTAGTTGCAGAACCAACTGAAAAAAATTTTAGCAAAGTAAGATCATCAGTTCATGAAATGTTAGGGTATCTTCGACATGTACAGAGAAGTTTATATAATCAAGAGAAACCAACAACAGAGATATCTATTAAAATGAAGCCTGAATGGAAAAATGATGTAAAAATATTATTTGAAAATGAATATCCCGATATTGATGTAAATAAAATTAAATATATTAAAATGAAAAGAAGCGGGTTATTTGATCATTTTGATGGATTTGAATATGATGAAATACCCCATGAGAGGATAGATCAATGACATTAAAAAAATATGGATCAAGTTTTTATAAGAGTTCATTTTCAAAAGCTAAACCATGGCTTCTTCAACAACGAGAATTCGGAGCGGGAAAAGGTAAAAAAGGTACAACAAAAAAGACTCCAGCTGAAGAATTCAATCATCCACCAATAGGGGTTATAACTACAAAAGAACAAACATTGCGAGGGGTAGACCAAACTCCAGACTTTCATTTAAAAGCTGAAAAATATGATGTTATTGGAGTTAGTGAAGATATGCATGGTATAAAAACATATGTAACAAATACTTGGTATGATAAAGATAAAAGGATCCCTTTGCTTATTCATGAAGCGATGGTTGATAACTTTCAAGATATGCAAGAAGCAATGATCGAATCAGACCTTGATGTTCAACACAGAGCATGGAAAGCTAAAGATGAATTAATCAAAGTTGGAAAAAATAATGATTATAAATTAGATTCCTCAACTGTTAGTAGAATTACTGATAAATTTGATATTGAATTAGAAGATCTTCAAAGAGCAATGCAAAGATCTGATTATAGTTTAGAATACAATGGTTACGGGAATTTTACATTAGAAGAAAATTAAAGGAGTAAAGAATGAAAGTATTGCATGAGGGAAAGTATGTATCATTGGTAGATCTTAGTGTTGGATATGAAACACTAAAAGAGAAAGATATTGTTATTTCATTTGTAAAAAAAGTAAGTCAATTCGGGGAAACACTTTATGCTGTTAGATATGAGAATTGTCCGCCTTATAGTGAAGATGAAAATTATTATACAATAATTAGTGGCAAAATAGATGAAGGCGAAACTCCAATGGATGCTTGTATTAGAGAATTAGTTGAAGAAGCTGGAGTAAAAATATTAAATAAAGATATTGTTAATCCATCATTTGAAAAGATTCCAGTATGTAAATCAACTATGATGAGAACGAACTTATATATTATTACATTAAATGAGGATCGCAAAGATCTTGATTGGGAAGAGACAGAAGCAACGGGTGATGGAACAGAGTTTGAAGGTAACAGTGAAACACAATGGCTCACAATGGATGAACTAATAAACATTCTAAATAATAATAGCAACTTTGATGTACTATATTATCTAGCATGTTTTGTGTATCAAAATGCATAAGTAAGGTGATTAAAGATTGATAACAAATTACATGATATACTTAATGATTTAAGTATTGAATTAGCTAAAGAATCTGCCGGGATCAATATGACCCCCGTAGATATTGAGACTTTTTTATATGGTAAAGACTATATGAATTTGTCTCCAGATAAAGATCATCCATTAAGATTATCTGATGAACAAATGCGTGTTTTACGAGAACTTGATGATGATAATCCAGATACAAATAAGATTATAGAAGCGGTATTAGTTTGGGGAAAAGGATCTGGTAAAGATTGGATAACATCGATCTTTTTCTGTAGAAGAGTCTATAAATTATTATGTTTAGCAAATCCTCAGAAATTTTACGGTATGCCAGCCGGTGAACCTATGGAATTTTTGAATGTTGCAGTATCTGCTGAACAAGCTAACTCAGTATTCTTTTTTAAATTGACTAATATGATAAAAGAAGCTGGGCCATTAGCATTCAAACAATTTGGATTTGATAAAAATAAAGATATATTATCGAATAAAATAATTTTCCCTAAAAGTATAATATTACATAGTGGACATAGTGAACAAGCGTCCTTAGAAGGTAAGAACTTATTTGCAGCTGTTATGGACGAAGCCGCTGAGTTTAAAACTGAAGCTGAATTAAGAGGTAAAGGACATAGAGCTAAAAAATCAGCTCCAGCAATTTATAGATTTTTAGCTTCATCAATTCGTTCGCGTTTCCCAACAGTTGGTAAATTAATAATTATATCTTATCCTCGATTTGCTAATGATTTTATTTTACAAAGATATGAGATTGGAAAAAATGCTCCTGACACTTTAACAAGTTTTGGGACAACATGGGAAATAAATCCCCTAAGAAAAAGGGATGATTTTAATAAAGATTATAGAGAAAATCCAGAGCAAGCTCGAAGTCAATACGAATGTGTTCCTCCAATGGCAAAAGAACCATTCATTAGAGAATCAGAAAAAGTTGATTTCATTATAGATAATATGATAAAATCTCCGTATGATTTATGGGGAACATATTATCCAGAATTTAGAGGTAAACCATATTCATATGCTGTTGGAGTCGACTTAGCATTAACTGGAGATAGAGTTGGGTTCGCATTAACGCACAAAGAACAACGGATACTTAATGATACGAGAAAAGATATAGTTGTTCTTGATTTGTTAAAGACATGGGAAGCTGAACCCGGAAAAGAAATAGATCTCGATCTAATTACTAAAGAGATATTATTTCTTCGATCAAGAGGCTTTAATATTATACAAATATTTTTTGATCAATTCCAAAGTGCACATATAATTCAACAATTAAGAAAGCTTGGATTTGCTGTTGATAGATTATCAATAGAAACAAAATTAGATATATGGAATTCTGTTAAAACATTAATATATAATTACGAATTAAAAACTTATAAAAGTGAAGCAAGTTATTTATTAATAGAAGAGTTAAAAGGATTAAGTTTATTTAATGGGAAAAAAGTTGATCATACAGATACTACTACAAAAGATTTGTCTGATGCAGTTGTAAGAGCGATCCACGGGTTAGTACAAACAGGTGGTAGCGAGTTTGTGTTTAAGCCAGCGTAAAGGAGGGTAGTAATGAAAGCGACGATACAGTATAGTATTGAAAGTGTTGTAAATTTTGTGATATCTGCAGCTGAACAATTTTCTGATTCAACTAAAGATAAAAATTTTGAGTATTTAAAAAGATATAAAGCCAGAATTGGGCTGAAACAAAATGATTCTGTAGATATTGTAATAGTATATAAAACATGGGATAAACATGTTGCTGAACTACAGAATAGAATAAATTATAAACTTTCAGATAATTCAAAAGTTGGTGTATTTTTTAAAGGCGGAAAAAATAAAGAATATTTTTTAATGCCATTTAATTTTAATATTTTACTTGAGAGTGCTGATTCGTTTATGCAAAAAATGCGTTCGGAGAAAATGAATCCAATCGCATTAGTTAATTTAGAAATTAAAAATTTTGGTATGTTTGAAGATATCCTTGAAAAAAATAAAAAATCAAAAAAATTAAATTTTGAACCTACTTATTTGCATCTTCAACGTGAAGATAAATTTGATTTAGATAAACACGTATTAGGTGCATGGAGTAATAAATAGAAAGGGGAATTAAAGATGGCTGATGAAGTAAAGGCTACTGAAAAGAAAGGGGAAATTAAGATTGAATCTAAGGAGGAAGCGATCAAGGCCTTGGAAAATCTTTCTGTAATCGTATATTCTAGAATGAAAGGTAAAGGATTGAGTCTTATTGAAAAGATCATTCCCGAAGGAAGCGATTCTTTAGAACCAAACAAAACATTATTCACTTCTTATACTAGCGCAATTTCGAATGATGTATCTAAGACAGTTAAAAAAGCTCTTGAATTCTTAAAATAAAATATGAGACGCAAATTTGATGTTTTTAAAGGTATCTCCATGGATGGAGTTGATAAACTCGCCAACTTTTTTGATATACAAAGAGCTGGACGGGATACTGATGTTCAATTTAGACAAAAAGTCAAAAGTTGCGTCGATTATTTTCAACATAAAAATCAAGAACCTGTAATAAAGCCAATAACAAAATCTTTAAGCGAATTATCATATGAAGTTTGTGGATACGATAAAGATCTTGAAAATTATATGGCTGAACGAAGCGTTGAATTAAAACGTATCCCATTAGGTACAAAAGTTAAAGCAACTGATTTATTAAAAACTCAGCTGGCTAAATTTACGCCTCCAAGAACTTATGTAGATGGGCAAGGGAATATCTGGAAAATAGTAGTTTAAATTTGCTTTCTTTTGCAGTATAATATACTATCAAAATCAAGGAGGTAGTATATGGAAGTTAATGAAAGATTGTATACATTTTTAGATAGTGACGAGAACATTATTTTTCAGGTACGAGCATATAGTCATGATCACGCAGTAATGAGAGCACAAGGAAGTTATACGGGTTATGATGTTGATAGTGATACCGATTTTTATAGCGAGTCCTTATAAAATAACAGTTTAAAAAGAAAGAAAAGTACAGTATAATATAGAAGCAAAGTAAAGTAGGTTAATTATGGAACTCGAAGTACAAGTAAATTTGTCAAGAGAAGCAGAGCAATTTATCATAGCATTTTTATCACAATATAATGTCGATAAACTTGCATACATAAGATTACGCGGATCGAAAGGGATTGGCAATCATGGTTATTGTCAATATCCAATATCGACAAGAAAATATAATAAATTACGACACATTAGAAGAAATATTCAACCAAGAAAGTACTATCATATCGTTTGTAATATTGGCAGAGACACAACGTACCCCCGTAAGATATCACAATATATTGGGTGCAAAGTACCTCAAGGATTTAAGGGTGATCCTTCAGGCTTAGCGCGCAATCAGCTTGATTGGGTATACGATGAAGAAGAAGTAAGAGATATAAATGAAGAAACGATATGGATATTTGGACATGAGATATTTCATTTTCTTCGAAAGACACGGCAAGTCGATGGAAGAAATACACAATCTCAAGCGAACAAGTTTGGGTTTAAATTATTAAGAGATTTTAAAACTCAAACATATTATAATAGTATATGAAAAAATATAAGATCTATGAAAATAACGAATGGCTAACAACAATGGCTGCATCTTCTATAAAAGAAGCAAGAGATAAATTTTTAAAACAATATCCATATTATAAGGATAAAGAAAAATTTAAAAACTTATCTGTTGGAGAATTAACGAGTTTTAGTTCAGTGGGATTTGATTTAAAGACAATAAAATATTTATTATAAGGAGTCAATAATGGTTATTCATAAATATGGAATTGACGATAATAGAGAAATTTCCAAGGGTAAACCATGGGTATTACAACAACGTGGATTTGGAGAAGGACGCGGTAAAAAAGGAAAGAAATTAAGTAACGATGATATTTTAGATATTAGATATCACGGTATTGATCAAGGATATGCATATAATATTGCTATTGCGAGAATACAAGAAAATGGGATATTTAAAGATATTACTTATTATCAAAGTCCAGATAATCCAAATGATTGGGGATCTGAAATTTATCAAGGTAAAAATTATATAGAATATTCTGAAGACCCATCCTTTTCAAGAAATTATAAAAATGGAGAAGGTTTACCAGAAAAATATAAAGATATAGTTAGTACTCTTAAAAAAATGCATGAAGATCGTTATGGAGAAGAAGAAATTGAAGAAGAAGTTGAACCAGAAATTGGAGATTATGTCAGAATAGCAAGTCATTTAGTAGAAGCTGGTGGAAAAAGCGGAGAAGTAGTAGAAAAGCATGGAAGCTTTTTAGTTGTTGATGTTGATGGTAAATATTTTAGTGTTCATGCGAGTGACACTGATATTGTTGATGATGATGAATTAATGGATGAGATGGAAGAAGAAGTTTATCAAGATGAGATCTTACAAGAACTAGATCAGCAAAATATGATTACGGGATTAAAGAATAAATTTCCAACATTAGAACTTGGAACTACTGAAGAATTTGGAACAAGTGCTGGTGGTATTTGGGTTAAGAATAATCCTGATATGCCAGATGGAATACCAATGTTTGATTCATATGCTAATAATTCACTTTATCCTTTGGGAGTACATAAAGATGTGAATCAAATTCTTACAGATCATGGATGGCACGCTGAATGGCATGATGCTGGAACAGTAATGTTTTGGCAATAAGGAGATTATAATGCGTAAATTATTAGTTGAGAAATCTAAGGGGCCATGGAAGAAAGGTAAGAAAGGTCCAGTAACTAAAGAGCAAAAATTGAAAGATGCTGCTGTGAATATTTACTATCATCAATATCGACAAAAGGATAATTACGATATAATAAGAAAACTTCTTGGGAAAGAAAGTGTTAGCATTGAAGATGTAGAAGACATTTTAAAAATACCAAAGCGCTCAAGAATATTAGAAAGGTAATACAATGACTGTTAATAAATATCATTTAGATGGTGATAATAAGAAATTTGAAAAAGGTACTGGAAAACCCTGGGCCCTTCAACAAAGAAAACCTGGTAAAGGTAAAGGTAAAAAAGGAAAAGAAGTTAAATATGATGATGTTATATTAGAAGAAATAATGAATGATATTGATACTTCAAAAAAGACATTGACTAGTTTACAAGGGCAAGAGTTAAATCATTATATCTCAGCTGGATCTTCTAATCTTTATGAAAAGAGAGCAATTCAATATCATGTTGGCCAAATAATTTCAGCTCCTGTTCCAGCATTATCTGAAGCACGAGAAAAATTAAAAGAGATCGATAAAAAATATACTGTAAGAATTGCAGAAGATATGGGAAAAAATGAATCTAGAAATCTTGCTAGATTACATCATGATAAATTAAAAGAACAAAAAAGAATTGTATTTGGGGTACAACAATATTTAGATCTAACTCCAGAAAAGCAAGATGTAGGAGATAAGTATCTTGATGTAGCTAAAAAATTAGGGATTAAACCAGAACCAATGGGAACAGCTCCATTTATTTTTCATAAAAAAAATGGGGATACTCTTACTTTTGGTTATGTTGATGGCCCATTAGGTTGGGATATTGTTAATAGAGAAGGAGAAATAAAAGATTCAAATCAGATGGAAGATGAATATGCATCAGCCGAAGATCAAGTAGCTTTTATGAGAGATGTTGCTGATACATATGGATTTGAGCTTAAATAATGTATTATCAATGTGTTGGTAAAACTCATTATTACGAGAAGCTGGGCTTCCCTCAGTATAAGGGACCAAATAACGTAAGTAAGTTTATTGACTATAAAGATTGGATGCCAGGGTACAAAAAGACTCCATCAGAATTAGGTGTACCATTTCCGCCTCCAGAACAATTTAGAGATGCTGATGGCAGATTATGGTTATTAAGACATGGCGATATTGGAGTTGATGGCAATAAACCATTTACAAGTGAAGCTAGACATGGTGCAGAAGCAGTTGGGGATTGGAGTGGATTTAAGCCTCAAGTAAAAGAAAAAACATATGATCCGAATTTAAGTTGGGCTTTTCAATGGGGAAATACATGGCAAAGCCTTAAACGAAGGGGATTTTTAAAATGAAAAAATATAAACTGCCAATAAAAAAGAATATAGATAAACTTCCTATAGAAAAAGGTGGACCAGGATCTGGTCGAAGAAAAGGAAGTCGACTTGATGTTGGAATGCCATTAGTTAATGTTAATGGTAAACCTGGAGAAATTGTTGGTGGTAATAGTAGACATGGTTATTGGGTAAGATTCCATGGTAGTGGAGAAGAAAAACGTTATCCTGCTAAAAAAATTCATGTTATGAGAGACTAGTTAAAATAGTATTAACAATTAATTTAAATTTGTTATTATCGCTATAAGAAAAGTTAATAAGTATTATATCCTCTTTCATTCTTCTGTTAATCATAAAAAATTGCCTTCGTAGATAACATTTTTGTGGTAATAATTATATATATAGAGCAATAGCTTTCAAATGAAAAAAACATTAATTTTAGATAATTTAGGTCGTATACAAGGGAGGTTGGAACCTCGCGGAGGTGACGTGTATGTGTATGACCGCAATGGTGTGTATCAAGGAAAAACTTCTGGCGGAAAAACATATAACAAGAATGGGATTATTATTGCTATTGGAGAAATCCCTGGTATTTTAATAAAATCAAAAAATAAATTACCAATTCAAAAAGGCGGTCCAGGATCTGGTAGAAAAAAATTAACTGAAAAAGATAAGAAACTTATAGCGTTAGCAAAAAAAGTAATTAAACCAGGTATGGATGCGTCTGATATAGTTGCTGCTTTAAAACAAGAAGGAGTAAGCCCTACTGAATTTTGGAAACCAAAAGATTATGAAACATGGGCTGAAAGAACTGGAAAAAAACATAAAGAAGCAAATAAAAATAGATCACAAGAAGATATTCAAAAAGAAGAAGAAAAGTATAAGAAACAACAAGAGAATGAAGATAAGACAAAGCGTAGATATGATATTGGCTAAATAAAAAAGGAGAGTGTTACATGAAAAAGTTACCTATTCTAAAAGCTAAAAAGAAACCTACGCGTTCTCAAGCAAAACAATCTGGAACGTATATCGGATTTGATAAATTGGTTGAGAAGTTAAAAAGAAAAAAAGGTATTTCAGAAAATTCATTGGAAAAAGCTTTGGATATTTTGAAAGTAGAGGATTTCTTCGAAGAACTTTGGGTAAAATCCATTGATGGTGTTATTATGAACACACCAGAATTTATGGAAGAAATTGGGAAGGCAAAGGTTTATAATCCCGCTGGATTAGCTGCATATATTGGAAGAAAAAAGTATGGAAAGAAAAAGTATCAAGAAATGGCAGCTAAAGGAAAGAAGAAAAAATAATGGGGATGTTAGGTGAACAACCTACTCAACCAGTTTCAGCATTTGGGTGGTGGGTTGGTAAAACAGGGAGCCAGCTTATTCAATCGCTTGTTCCTCAAATGCCAAAGCCACCACCAAAATTAAATATAAACTTAACATATGATAATGTAAAACAAGTAAATCCAACAACACATGATTGGTCATATCCTCAAACATATAAATCTGGATCTGCTGAAATAAAAGCATATGAAGATAGAGGATTTCCACGTTATGATAATAATGGACAGCCAACAAAAGAATTTGCGAATTGGAATGGATTTAATTGGAAAGATTATCCAAATAGATTTGAACCGCCAAGAGAAAAAACAGCGACTACACATGGGGCAAGATTAGATTCTTTAAAAGAACGAGGCTTAATACAATCATGACATTAAAGATACATAAAGATTTAAGAATATGGAAGAAGCCAGACAAAAGAGCTTCTGAATATGCATCAGATCAGGGATTAGAATATTCTTCTAAAGATCCTGCGCCAAATCAATGGATTAGAAAAAACATTTTAGATAAAGTGGTTTATTGGATTGATACAGTTCATGAACCCGGTTCTCAAGAGGGGTATAGAACCGCCTTTAATGAATTAACTAATTATGCTATACCCCTTGGGGATATTAAATTAAATATTGAATCATATATAGCACAAACAAAGATTAATAGAAAAGAATCAAAAGTAGAACCAACAAAAGATAATTTTAAGTATTATGATAATGAACTTAAAGCTTTAGAAAATGTATTATTGTTGGTGAACGATAAGATCCCACCAGAAGAACGAGATCGCCTATTTACTTTAGGTTAAGGAGAAATATGACTATCGCTAAATATACATTACATAATAATTTATTAGAAAAAATTGAAAACAATATTAATAAAACTATTGATATTAGCATGTGGGATCCCAAAAGAGATAATATAGAAAATCATACAGATATAGATCCTGATATTGCAGATAAAATGCCATTTAAAGTTGGCGATTCTCGACAATTATTAGATAATAAAGTACATACTGATTTATCAATTGATGAACAATTGCCAATAAGAAATAAAATAATTGTTATTATAAATGATGCTTTACAGACCGCAGATCACGATTCAAACGAAAGTAAAAGACAACAAATATATAATTTAGGAATTAAAGAAGCTCTTACAGCATCAATAGAGCATATTAAGAGTGGAGTGAATTTATATGAATTAGCAGATTATTATAAAAAATTAGCATTTAAATACAAAAATATGTTAATTGATGAACCAGATACAGAAGAGTTAGAGTACCCACAAACACGATTCAAAGGAAGTGCTAGTGGGTTTTTTAATTTATACCAGCTAATTGAATATAAATTAGCTGAAGAAACGATGACAAAATATAAACAAAATCTCGTCCCAGTGGTGAGATAAAAAAGGAGTGCAAAAATGAAAGTGACGGAATCATATAGTAGCCAACCATTATTGAGACCAACAGAAAGATTTAAAAGTGTAGAAGAAAAGCTAGAGGAATTAAAACAAAACTTTTCTCACAATGCTGTGAAAGTAGATTTTTTAAGAAAGTCTGATGGATTTAATTATGTATTAGGTTATGTTGGCTTAACCGAAGATAATGCAGAATGGAGAATATGGAAATCTATTGGTAATATTTCTAAAAGTGATGAATATCTTCATACATTTAAAAATGCCGATGAAGCACGAGTAATGTTTAAATCGGTAATTGAAGAAGATTATACATCAAAGTCAATAGAAAAGGATCAAGTAGAAAAAGCAAGAAAAAAGAAAAAAAAGAAAAAAGATAATAATTTCGTATCTAAAGATAGTGACTATCCTGCGGCACAAGATAATTCTAGTGATGTTGAAGCAGCAAAAAATGCCGAGGAAAAAGGAACATTGGCAAAAGAATAATAATTTCCCAACAAGGAGGAACAACGATGAAAGTCTATCGCGCAAAAGATAATGGTAGTAAAGTTACCGTTCAACAATTTGACGGAGCTTGGAACTACAATGATAAAAAAGAGAAAAGTATTGAACAGTACGCTGGAGATGGTAGTTGGAAATGGCTTCATGGAGTAAAACTTATGGTTGATCCAGCTGGTTTAGTTATAAAAGGACCAGATATTTTTATTAGTAGAAAATATGATGATGTAAAAAATCTATCATATGCCGATACATTTACTGTAATGCGTTCAGTTGCAAGAGCAACTGGTGCAACTAATAAAGCTATTGAAATGCCAGAAGATAAAGAAGCAAAAGAAAAAGCATGGCAAGAAGCAGTTGATTTAATGGATACATTAATTGAAACTAGAAAGCAACATGAAAAAGATAAAACAAAGTATTTAACTCCAAGTAACGAATAAAGAAGGTGAAGCAATGAGTAAGTTTGAAGCATTTAAATGTTTAGTTTGCGGGAAGAAATTTAAAAAGCCAAAAGAAGAGTGGGTTAAACTTAATGAGGAATTAAAAAAAGTAAATGACCCTGATAAAGTAAAGAATAAAATTGAATGTCCACAATGTAGAAATACAAAATTACAGCATTTAGTTAAAAAGAATATTAATATATTTAAATCTTTATTTTCTTTTATAAATAAAATAATTGATTTAAATTTAAGTATGTTGGGTAATTTAGCTGCAAATACTTTGATTTTTATTAATAGACAAGTTGGTAGAAATATAGATATTGTAATTGAATATGTAATTGGATTTGTTGGCATATTAGTAGCTACTTATCTTACTAGTCAATATTTAAAAATAGATGTGTTGTGGAGTCTTGGAGTTGTATTTCTATTTTTCATAATTAAGAAACTATTAAAGTAAAGTATAGGCTAGGGTCGCTCCCGAAAAGAGACATTCTGAGTCTCCTGCCTAACTATAAAACCAGAAAATAACTACGGAGGTTATTAATATGCCAATTGGAGTATATAGAAAAACTAAAAAACATAAACAAAAAATCGGTAAAGCGAATAAAGGTAAAATTTCTTATAAAAAAGGAAGAACTTATGAAGAGATATATGGAAAAGAAAAAGCAAAACAAATAATTAAAAAAATAAGTAAAACGAAAATAAAATATTATAAAACTCATGATGCCCCTATGAAAGGTAAAAAGCATTCAGAAGAAACAAAAGAAAAATTTAGAAAAATAAAATTAGGAAAGAAAACTGGAAGAAAACCAATGTTAGGCAAAAGTCATTCTAAAAAAACTAAACAATTATTAAGTGAAAAATTTAAAGGGAGAACATTTTCTAAAGAAGCAAAAAAGAAAATGAGAATATCAGCAATCAAAAGGATAGAACGAAATCATGGCATTGCACATCCTAACTATAATTCTAAAGCATGTGAATTTTTCAAAACATACGATAAAAAACATAATACTAATGGACAATATGCAACTAATGGTGGGGAATATTATATAAAAGAACTCGGATACTATCCCGATTACATAAACTTTGATAAGAAAATAATTATAGAATATGATGAGAATTATCATAAAGGTCAAATTAAAAAAGATAAAGGGCGTCAAATGGAAATACAAAAATTATATCCAGATTTTGAATTTGTAAGAGTTAAAGAAAGTAAAGGAGTGTAAACATGGCATTTCGCGATGGATTTAATCAAACTATGAATAAAGCTTTTGGGCATTCACAAGTGTCTGCACGCCCATCTATTGTTACATCTGGAAGTTCAATGGAAAAGTCCATGCGAGCCTATTTACCTACATACCGTGATGATGCTCGATATGGACAACCACCAGAAGAAGGCTTTGAATACAAACTTAGAACTTCTTTATTGCGTAAAATGTATGAAAGAAATGTTGTTGTTCGTGCGGCAATAGATACTATTATTAATGAAGTTGTATCTGCAAAATTTGAAATTAAACCAATAAATCCAGATGAAAAAGTTAGTCCAGAAAAAAAATCACAACAAGATAAAAAAATAAAAGAAATAGAAGATTTTTTTAATCATCCAAATGAAAATAGAGAATCATTTCGTATTTTATTAGAAAAAATGATGTGGGATCTTCTAGTATTTGATGCTGGTGTCATAGAAAAAGTTAGAAATGTTGGCGGAGATAAATTAAAAGAAATTTATGCGATACCTGGAGATACAATAAGAATTAAAGTAGATGAACATGGTAAAATATTAGGGTATTGGCAAGTATTAGATGGTACAAAACGACCACCTAAGTTTTTTAAATCAGATAATATTATATATATCGTAATGAATCCGCGTTCTCATACACCTTATGGATTTTCTCCATTACATACATTGGAGAATATGGTAACAGCTTTCTTATATTCAGAACATTACAATGTTAAATATTTTGAAAATAATGCTACACCAAGGGGAATATTAGAACTTGGAGCTATTAATGAAGGTCAATTAGATAGATTTAGAGAATATTGGAGGCAAGAAAATCTTCAGCAACCACATCGTGTAATGGTTGTTTCCAATCCGCATGCACACGAAGGCAAAGGCGGAATCAAATGGATTCCTTTAGCGTTAAATGCTAAAGATATGGAGCTAATGCAATATTTAAATTGGTTAATGAAAATGATTCTTATGGTCTTTGGCGTTACGCCATCCGAGGTCGGCTTTGCGGACGAACTTAGAGGTGCACCTGCTCTTGGCCAAGTCCTCCAATCTCAAGCTTTTAAAAATAAAGCAATCTTTCCTATGATGGATAGAATTGCAAGATATTTTACTGAAGAAATTATTGTTTCTGAATTTGGGGCTAAAGATTTAATATTTGATTTTATTGAAGAACAATCAATTCAAGAACAATTACAAAAAGCCCAATTAGATTCATTGTTAATTCAATCTCAAATAATGACTGTTGAAGAAGTTAGAAAAGACCGTGGATTAGAAATTAAAAAAGGAAGAGGAGTTCCTGGTCTTGAGGGCATTCTCGCTGGATTGCAAGGTAAACCTGCGCCTGGTGAAGAAGCAGTAATGGGAATTGAAAACGAACCAACAATTGTAGACACCGCATTTAAGCAGTTAAAAGAAGCAGTATATAATCATTTAGGTCTTGATGAAAGTGTCGAGTCGAAGCCTGGCGTGCCTGAGACATTGGATGGCGCGTACAATGAGCTAAAAGATTCGATTGAAGCATATATTGGGCAGAAGAAAACTGGAGAAACTGGAAGTCTTATTGAAGATGCTTTTCATCGATTAGTTAGAGAAATTAAACTTATGACTACAATGAAGCATATAGATGGTATTTTAAGTGGGAACCGCTAAAGATAAAATTGCTCCTGAAACTACGGGCAAAAAATTAGATCCAGAAATCAAAAGAGTATATTCAACTCTAAACCAATCAAAGAAACGTGAAAGATATGATAAGCCTCTACAACAACTAGAGACTTGGTATTATGATCTTCTAATAGAGAAGATGAAAAAAGTTAAAGAAAGGTTTAATGAGGTGTATAAGGAAGGTAAATAATGAAATTTGATTTTACTTTTCCAAATACTTTGCTTTTAGCTTCACTATTTTTCCTATTTATCGACGATATTTTATCAGCAACTGACGATCTTCCAGATAAAACTCTTTTATTAGGTGCTCAGTTATTACATGAGCAAGTAAAGCCGGGAACGACAATGGATATTAAAAGAATATCTGAAGAAGCTGGCCCCACATTAGAGAAATTAAAATTAAAACATTATTGGAATGTTCAAGGTTTAGCAGATAATTCTCGAAATAAGTTAATGGAAGTTATAGTTGGTGGTAAAGAAAAAGATCTTCCACCTGGAGAAATTGCTAAACAAATAAATACAGAAGTATTTGAGAAATTTTCCAATAAAGCATTATTAACAACAAGAACTTTTATTACGGAAGCTGAGGCTGAAGGTAGAGTTCTTTATGCTAAAATGCGCGAAAAAGATACTGGCAAAAAACAATATTTACAAGCAAATTCTGCACCAGATGCTTGTCCTTTATGTAAAACATATTTAAATTTCATCGATGGAAAAGGTTCTATAATAGAAGGAAAGATATTTCCAGTCGATTATTTAGCGAAACAAAAAAGTAATTTAAGTAAAAAACCTAAAGATATTAAACCAAATATTCCAGTTCATTTTAATTGTCGTTGTATTTGGTTACTTGTTTCAGAAGAAAAATATAAATCTCAACAAGACAGAATTAAAAAAGGTGAATTGAAAAATAGAAAATTAGATGAAGTTACTTCTATATTAAAAAAGCATGACAAAAATTTTAAGAAGACTATTGATGAAGTAACATTGGAAAAAACATTTGAATTAGAATTTACTTACTAGGGGAGAATTATGGGTACGTTAGATAGAACATACAAAGATATTTTAAAGCAATTTTTTCCTGAGACGTCACATAAAATACCTATTTATAAAACTATGTCAACGACAGTTGGTAAACCAAGAGGTCCACTTACTGAAGAGCATAAGCGCCATATTAGCGAATCATTAAAAAAGAAATATGGTGCCACTAATTATGATGAAATATTTAAACGTTTTATTAGTGAAAATTACGGTATTATTGGTAATGTCGTAAAAAAATATCAACCTTATGCCGATCGAGATGATTTGATTCAAGAAGCATTGGTTAAGGTATATGAAAATTTTCATAGATATGATCCAGATATTTCTAAACCTACTACTTGGTTAAATCAAGTAGTTAGTGGACATTTACATGGATATATTACTCCTCAAGAATTAAAAAGGCATGGGGCTTATGTAAAAATGGTAACTTTTAAAAGAATTGCTGCAAAATTCCTAAAAGATACTGGAAAAGAAGCAACAAATGAAGATATTTCTCGTATCTCAGGAGAACCTCTTGAAAAAGTAAATGTTATTTTAAATCTTTCCAAACCCGTACTTCAATTAGATCAACCAATGAAATTCGGCGATGATGATAATATGTTATTAGGAGATACGCTTGAAGTCATTGGCCCATCACCAGAAGATATTGTAGAAAGAATAGAGGCAAAAGAAATGATTAATCAAGCAATAGATCAGTTAGATGATAGAGAGAAAGTAGTTATATTAGAAAATACTGGATACAAAACTGGCGAACCTAAAAATGATTCTGAAGTTGCAAGAATATTAAATATTTCAAGTGTATATGTAAAAAAGATAAGGGAAAAAGCATTTGATAAAATGAAAAGATTTTTAAAGAAAAAAGAATATGTTGCAAAATCAGAAGATACTCCAGATAAAATTATTCTATATTTAGCAGGAATAGAACAAGCGATTAATCAATTAAATGATAAAGCAGTTATTAAATCAATGGTCACTTCATTATTAACTGCTATTAGTAAAAAAGAAATTAAAAAAACATATAATCCAATAAGAATTAGACAAAGAGATCCAAAAATATTTAATAAAGATACCATGAGAACAATAAGTTTATCAAAAAGTCTTGGTATTCAAGCGGTTATTGGTGAATTACCAAACGATAAAAGAACAAGAGTTCAAACACTTATATTCAATAGAACTCCCGATGAAGGCAAAACATGGGATTTAAAAGAAGCAAAATCATGGGTAAAAGCGCATAAAGAAAGGATAAAAGTAAGTTTAGATTTAAAAGAATTATTAGAAAAAACTAAAAAAATTATCGATAAACAAATAGAAGAAGAGGTGAAATAATGTTTAATCCGATATTTAAAGGAAAAATATCGAAAAGTGATAGTGACAAATCTGATAATAAATTTTTTATTCAAGGATATATGTCAAAACCAGTAGTTGATTTAGAAAATGAAATAGTTGATACTTCGGCTTATGATGATGCTATTGATACTGTTCAACAACGATCAGCAGTTGGGAGACCAATTCCGATTTTCATTGAACATAGAAGAAAAGAATTAAGTTTACCAGTTGGTAAAATTGTAGATGCTGGAAAAGATGATAAAGGATTGTGGTTTAAAGGAGAAATTGCTGGTGGAGTTATTGGACAACCAGTAAGAGATTTAATTAAAGGTGGATATCTATATGGATGTTCCATTGGTGGAGATGCATTAAAAACAATTCCCTTTTATGATTCGAAATCTAGAAAGGACGTTCGAAAGATTACGAAGATGGCATTCAGGGAACTGTCATTAACTGGACTTCCCGTCAACGAGGAAGCAGTTTTTTCAATTGCGAAAAGTTTAAATAAAGATGGAAGGGAGGTGAAGTTGTTAATGAACAAGTTGAATAAAGCCATCGACATGCAGCAAACGCTTAAAACTTTGGAAAAGGCTGTAGAGCCTGATAATTTAGATGAAGCAAGTCTAAACCGAATTAAAGAAGCGTTGAACAATTTAGCTAAATTGCTTAAGATAGATATTGCAGAAGGTGGAGGTGTTACTGGTGAAGGGGCCACTCCTGTAGAAGGAGCTGAAACTCCAACTCCAGAAGCACAACCTGCTGCTGATACAACAGCTGCTCCGGAACCAGCTGTTGCAGAACAAGCTCCTTCAGAAGAGGAGACAACTGAAATAGAAGAAAAGAAAAAGAAACCAGAAGAAGAAGTAAAATTAAAAACTCCGGGTACGCCAGAAGAAGGATCAAAGCTTGATGAAATTAATTCTAAGCTTGATAAACTTTTGAGTATGGAAGCTACTGAAGAGGAAAGTAAATATTCTGAAGAAGATAATTCTGAAGATAATGATTCAGAAGAAAATGATTCTGATGAAGATAATGATAGTGATGATGATGAAAATGGTAAAAAGAAAAAATTTCCTAAGAAAAAAGATGATGAAGAAAGGGGTGACAATATGGAGTACTTGAAATGCAGAAAATGCGGAGCTAAATATGATATTACTAAATCATATGACGCGAAGTATTGTCCCGAATGTGGCGAAGAATTAGAAGCCGATCAATCTACTGAAAAAGCACTAGATACCGAAGGGCTATTTAGTGGGGACGATTTAATCTGTGAGGAATGCGGATCTGTTTTCGGAAAATCCGAAAAATATGAAGCTCACTACTGCCCTAAATGTGGTAAGTCGTTAGCTACTATTGCTGTAGCACCTCCTGCAAAAGGAGCTGATACAAAGCGTCCTGCTGAAAAGCAGATGCCTAAAGGAAATGCTTCCCCAGAAGGCGGAGACAGAGTTGCTGTAGCGCCAAGTCCTAAAGGTGCTGATACAAGTTATCAAGATCCTTCAAATTCTGATGGATCTGGTATGGATTGGAAAACACCAGACAAAGATATTGATAATTTAAGTAAAGGTGAGAATGCAGACGGTATGGAAAAAGATCTTTCGATCGATAAACCTGTAAAAGACAACGCTAATAACGTTGCTTCTTATAAAGGAACTTATTACGTACCTGCTGATCAGAAAGAAGTTACAGATAGAAAAGGATCTGATCTCAACGAATCTCGTCCAGCTGGAAAACCTATGTTAGGGGCTGATAATCCGGACAAGTATACACAGTACGGAAAAGACAGAATGGGTAAGAGTATGGATGAAAGATTGAGTTCAATCGAAAAAACGATTGAAAAAGTCCTTGATAAATCTGAAGGAAGAAAATCTGAAATTCCTGGTGAAGGTATTGAGAAGTCTCAAACAGCTTCTGTTCCTTCCCAAGAATCTATGGATAGAAACTTTGCACAATATTTGTTAGGTTCAAAGAAATAACGAGTGAGGAAATCTCACGATATCTAAACAGAATGCCAGTGGTCACAGAAGATTACCACGATACTATTAACTTCAAAACAAAAATTCAAAAATGTAAGGGGTGAAATTAAAATGGGTTTAGAGAAAGCTCTTTCTAGTGCCGTAGGTCAAGGCGGAGATACAATTATCCCTCAGCTTGCTGATCAGATAATTCCATTTATTCGTCAAAAGTCTTATTTAAGACAATTCCTACAAAGTTTCACTATGCCTACAGAAACATATCGTTTTCCTAAGTTAACACAAGGGAATTCTGTATATTATGTGGGTGAAGCTGCAAGTGCACCTGAGAGTTTAATGACTACAGGAACTATCGAACTTAATGCTAAAAAGCTTATGGTTGCGTTAGCAATTTCTGCTGAGTTAGAAGAAGATGCTGTTGTTCCTATCGTACCGGTTGTCCGTGACGATATGGCAAAAGCATTCGCTCTTGCTGAAGAAAACGTATTCATCAATGGTGATACGACTCATACAGCGACTCAAACAGATCCTGCTTCTGCTACAGAAGCGGATTGGTGTTTTACACGCCAATGTAAAACCCTGAAGAATTGCTGGAAAGTCTTAAAGTCTATCTACTACAACGTAATTTCTTATATAGAAGTAAGCGTGAATTGTTTGAAAAATGATAGAATTATGCAATTTGCATAAATAGACAATCAGCAGCCGAGCCCGAAAGGGAAGGTTCAGAGACTATGTATCGGGGATGTTTAACAAAACATAAGATATAGTCCGAACTATATGGAGACATATAGAATTATCCAGAAATGAGATAATCTTTAAATAGAATATGGGGTTAAGATAAGAAGTCATGAGCTTATCGATGGAGCCCAAACTCCAAACCCCACCAATCTTTTGGGAGGTTGAAATGAATGAATTCGTTATATGTGAAATTTGTAGTCAGAAACTAAAAAGAATTACAAATACTCATTTAAAGCAACATAATCTAACATTTAAAGAATATATTGAATTATACCCTAATTCAAATACAACTTCTAAAATTGTTAGAGATAAAATAAGTAAAAACGGAAAAGGAATAACAGGAAGAAAAGCAGGATTTAAGCATAACAAAAAGCATAAAAAGTTAATAAGTAATTTAATGAAAAATAGAAAAATTACTTGGAAAGATAAGATAAGAGAGACAATTCAAGATTATTACGATAATAATACTTTAATTGGATGGAAAAGTAAAGAATGTTATGAAAATAAGCCAGAATATATGAAGAATATATTCTATGGGAATGAATGGCTGAGTATTCGGTCAAAAGTTAAACAAAGAGATAAATTTATTTGTCAAGATTGTAAAAAGAAAGAAAATAAATTAGCTGTTCATCACATAATTCCTTTTAAGCATTACTTATTAAAGCACAATGGTAGTTTAGAAAAAGCTAGAAAAGACGCACATAAATTGAAAAACTTAATTACCTTATGTTTTAGCTGTCACATGAAAAGAGAAAGACGAATTCAAAAATCTATTTAATAGTAACAAAATTGATGTAAACGACCACAGATTGGCGTTTAATGGTTTGAGAAAAGTTGCTTGTGGTACTCAGGTAGACGCTGGATCTGGTGCTCTTACTCTTGCTGATATCTCTACAGGTATTCAAAATTTAGACGTTTTCGGACGTGATAAATCAGAACTTCTGTTAGTTGTATCTTTGAGAGAAGAAAACACTTTGAGACAGTTGTTAGGTATCAACCTTGCTGTTAACCAGCTTGGATTAACTGGTACTGCACTTCCGGGTGAAATCGGTAGACACAGTAAATTACCCAATTACTTTGCCGATTTAAAAACTCGTAAATTCGGTGGAACTCCAGAAATGGACAATACCGAGCCAAGCCTTGTAATTAAATTACTCGGAAGGTGTAGAGACTATACACGAGTCATTTTAGAAAATATTTCTAAAATTGAAGATATAGTCCGAACTGCATATAAATCATTAATGATGAAATTGCAGAGCATAGCAGAAATGACTATGCCTCAAGAATTTAATATGGGTCTAAGTTTAGCCTAATTAACTAAACGACGGTGCTTGTATCACCAAGACCCACCTAATCTTATACAAGGAGATTAAAATGGTTGCAAAAGGTTCTAAATTATCAGAGGAAACAAAAAGAAAAATAAGTGAAAGTGTAAAGAAAAAGTTTAAAGAAAGTCCTGAAATTATTGAAAATGGTGTTAAAAAATGGAAAAAATTTTTTAATACAAAAGAAGGAAAAATAATTTGGGAAGAAAAAAATAAAAAAGTTAGTAATACAATGAAAGGAATTAAAAAGAAGCCTTTCACTAAAAAACACAAAGAAAACATAAGCAAAGCAACAAAAAGACAATATAAAGAAATGTTTCCTTGGGGTAAACGAAAATCATCAAAAATTCATTTAAAGTTACAAAAACAATTATATAAATACACTGATAATTTTATATCAGAAGAATTTATAAGATTAAAAGAATTAGAAAAATGGATTTGTGTTGATGAACTTGATAGAAAAAATAAAATTGCAATATTTATAGATGGCGAACATTGGCACGCAAGAAATTATAAAGATAATTATATTGTTCGACCTCTAAATAAAACTGCAAAAGAAATAAGAAATAAAGACAAGATAGAAACAAAATGTCTTATTTCAAAAGGATATCAAGTTTTAAGATTTTGGGATACCGAAATTGAAAGTAATTTAGAACAATGTATTAATAAAATTCTTGAAGTAACAAAATGAAAGTATGGGGCGTTCCAGTTGTAGCAACAAACTTATTGAGGGTTAGTGATACTAATACTTCAGAAGCTCTGTTGTTAAATAGAAACGCTGCGGTTATCGGCGACAGACGTATTTTCACTATCAAGTCTTCGGATGAGGTATTGTTACGTTCTGACCAGTTGTTAATCGTTGCTTCTGAAAGATTGGCATTTAATGCACAATACTGTGAAGCAATCACTAAGATCGTTAACATCGCTAGCTAAAATAAAATTAGTTAGTTTTGTGGGGGAGGTAGTAATCCTGCCTCCCCTTTGTAAAGAAAAGAATAGGAGTTTAAAATGACATTAGTAATAACAGATATGAATTTAATTTTGAATTGGAAAAAAGATAATAAAACATATAAAATAGTAAAAGATCTTCAAATAGATTTACCAGATGAAGCAATTAGCTATTTAAAAAAAGTATATCCAAAAAATAATATAGTAAATATATTAGATAGACCAAAAAAAGATCTACCTCCAATTGCTAAAGAGCCAATCGAAATTAAAACTACACCTGATGAAGTTACTAATTTAGAAGATCTTGTAGAAGATAAAAAAGAAGAAATAGATATTAAATCTATTATAGAAGATGCTATAAAGAAAAAAATAATTATACAAAATGGAATGTGGTATCAATACAATGGCAATAATATTTGTAGAGGTATCAATAAATTAAAAAATGCATTAAAACAAGATTCTATATTATTAAATGAAATTAGGGGCAAACTATGATAGATGCTAAATCTTTAATATGTGATTCAAACAATAAACTTTCAAAAGGTAATATTATGTGTTGGATATCTTTTTTCTTTTTAATGGGGTTAATTGTAGCCAATTTAAAAGGAATAAATATATCGACAGATGCTTTTGAAACTTTAAAATATATTTTTACAACAACTTTTATTTATAGTGGTTGGAAGAAAGGTACAGATGTTTTTAAAGACGTAGAAATCACTAAAAATGGATTTTCAGCCAAAAAGGAATAAAGAATGAAATCATCTTATACTTGGGATCTAAATACAGATAATGCAAGTGAATATATATATGATGCATCTAAGCTAGAATTTACAGCTAATGGTGTGCGTAGATTATATCCTGCAAGTCCTGATACTCCATATGTTATTAATTCAGAAGGAATTTATTTTACTATATTAAATAAATTTACATGTACAGTATACGGGACAACATCACAAGAACAAGTTAGATTCCAATTAAGTAACGATGGTGAAACTTGGTATTATTATGATCAATTACAAACGCAATGGGTAGAATCTGGAACAGTTTCTACTTCTGCTGAAATTGTATCTGGATCAAACACTGCAAATGAATTAACTAGTAGTATATTTGAAAAATTTGTTTATGATATTGACGCTGGCAGTCTTTATTGGAAAGCATATTTATTTCAAGATGTTGAACTTTCAACAGTATCTTTTAATTATGAACAATATTATACAACAATTAAAAAAATAAGACAATTAATGGCACCGTATGGATTAAGAGCAAGAGATCCAAATACTGGTGAATATTGTGAAGATGAAGATTTTTTATCTGATGCAACACTAAAAGATTATTTAATTCTTGCTGATAGTTATTTAAATAATTTATTATTTAGAGATTTTTATTATCATAGAGATGTTGTAGAATTCCATGATGGTAATGGGAAAGAATCTTTAACTACATATTATTTCCCAATTACAAAGATAACACGTGTAATAATGTATAATCAATTATTACAAGCGATGAGAACATTTTTAGATTCCGAGTTAATAGTACATCCCGAATGGGGTGAATTGTTCTTGCCTCCTGCATATCCAGCATATTTATCAGATAGACCATCAAGAGGTATATTTGGGAATATCTTTATTCCCGGAAAAAGAAATGTAGAAATTAAATATGATTATGGATATGAGACGCCACCTGATGATATAGAGATGGCAGCAAGAAAATATATAGGTACACAAGTATTAAATGCTTATTGGGCATGGATAACACGAGGAATCCAAAGCAGAAGCTTTGATGGTTATTCTGAATCTTATATGCAAAAACCATTTACTGGCATATGGGAACAATGGAATAAAGAAGTTAATGATATTATAGAACGTAGAAGAAGACAATTTCAGAGGTCAATATAATGCTTATAAATAAATCATTAATAGACGACTTAAGTGAAGGAGTCGTTTATGAACTTGAAAAAGCGATTCCTGGCATGCCTAAATTACCAAAACCTGGTAAAATAGGCGGACAACCTGATTTAGATAAGAAAAAAGTTGGAGATATCGTTCAAAGACACGGGAAAGATTATAGAATTACAGCTATAAACCCAACAAAAACTGGGTGGGGACGTTTTAAATTAGAAGCAGTTACTAAAAAACCAGAAGATGAAGCTGCTAAAAGAGAAGCGCGTCCAGAAGAAACTGGAAAACCTACTGCTATTAAACAAATGGGACAACAAGTAAAAGATCTTTATTCTAAAGTAAAAGAAAAATTAGGGGAAAAACAAAAACCAACTGTAACACCGCCTAAAGAAAAACCAAAAGAAAGACCAATGATCCCTAAAACATCGGCAGAAGTACAACAAGCTGATATAAATACTTTAAAAGGGACAATGGATTATCTTTCTAATTTAGAAAATAAAATGAATGCTACAAAAACATCTCCAGAACTGGCAAAATTAAAACAAGATGTTGTAGATAATTATATAGTTAAAATGAGAGATAAACTTAAACAAAAAATGGGATCTCGTTTTGTTGAATACAAACCAACTGGAAAACCAGGAGCAGCAGCTGCAGCTGTGAGTTATGAAGATTTACAAAATAAAGTTAAACAATATGAAGATAAAATGTCTGCTGGTCAATATTTAGATCCTCTTGAAAATAAAGAATATAAGAGAATGAGTAAACAGCTTAATGATATAGAAGATAATAGAATTAAAGCAATGCAAGCTGCTAATCAAAAAATGATGCAAGAAGAACGTGCTAAAAAAGCAAAAGAATTTGGTGAGAAATTAGCACGTGGTGAAAAACCATTTCCTGAAAGAACTGATAAACATAAAATTGAAGAAGTTAAGTTAACAGATAAAGATAAACAAGAAGATCTTAGCACCTTTGTTATGACTCGTTATAGAGATGATACTGGAAAATCATATTCATTAGATCAAGTACAAGCTAATAATAAAAAAGTTGTAGATAGTTTTGTAAAACAAAATGGGTTAAAGATTCCTAAAGATTCTATTAATTATGTTAAAGGTGAAATTAGAATACCATTTAATTCAAAAACTATTAAAGAAATAAGTGGAACACTAAAAGAAAATTATGGATCAACTGATAATGATTATATATCTTTTGAAAAAGGTACTCCTGGTGAAGATTCAATTTTAAAGATCAAAAAAGTTGGCGGAATTAATTGGGAAATTAAACCATTACCAGAACAATCATTAGCTGATTCAATAAATACAGTTTCTGATATGTATGATAAACAAGCAAAATCTGGAAAGAGAAAAGAATACAGATTTTTATTTGCTCCAGATCAAGCATTATTTAATCCGCCAGATTCTCCTGAAGGTCAATCAATGACATTTATTCAAGGTGGTATGAGATCTGGTAAAGGATTAATGTTTGGTACAATGATGAATCAAGCTCTTGGAAGTGCTGATGGATCTGTTGTTAAATTTTATAATTTTGATCCAACTGGTGCTTTTTGGAATGACATGAAAGATGTTAATCCAAATGTTATTAAACAAATGGATAAAAAAGGATTAGTTGGTCATAATGGTGTTGCAACAGATAATATAGTTAAGATGCCACCAGATAAACAAGCTTCTGCTGTTAAATCATATGTAGATAATTTTGTTAATAAATATAATGAAGTTTATAGCGAACGAGCAGCAATGATGGAACATTATGGCGTTGGTCATATTGGGAAAATAAAAGATCAACAAATTCCTCAAGCAGTATTTAATTTTGATGAAATGCAACAATTTGAAGGTATTATTCAAAAAAATACTGCATTATCTAAAGGTGAGAAAAAAGAATTATTAAATAAAATAACTGGAGTAATGGCATCACAAAAAACAACAGGAAAAAAACTTGGTATAACAATGAATGTTGTTTGTCAAAATGGATTTGATAGTGATCAAATGACTAGTATTTCTGGTGCAGCTGGAAATCATTTATTATCATTAGATGGAAAAGCAGATTTAAGATCTTTTGGCAGTGCTAGAGGATTTACAAGTGCAGTGACAAGGGCAAATATTGGAAATGCAATAGTTGCTGAAACAAGAAAGCCAGATCAGAATCCTAGACTATTAAATCCAATAGTTCCTGGTGTTGGTACAGCAACTGCATTAAAAGGTAAATAATAATGGCAGAATGTACTTCAACTAGAGTTAATGCGATCAAAGGCATGGTTGATAGAGGTGGTGTTTACGTCACTATCTATAATGCTGAACCTTGTACTGGTGATCAAATAACAGTTAATAATGAACTTCAACAGTTTAATTATGAATTAACTGGCACTAATAGCGTGATCCTGTATGGGTATGAGAGTCTTATTGGGGCTAAAGTAGATTGGGATCTAAGTGGAACTGAAGTAGTATCTGGATCCATGGTAGTAACAGATGCGTCTGGAGTTACTGGATATAATGAAAATATTGATTATACAATGGATTATGAAAATGGCACTTTAACTAGAACAGATACTGGATTATTACAAGACTTATCAATTATAAAAATAAATTATACATGGCATTTTGATTGTGTAGATGAAAAAACTGGATCTCCGTTTAGATATTGTACAACATGTATAGATCCAGATCAAGGTAATTTTCCAACAGGTGTAATATATACAAATTCGACTAGAATGAAAGCTTTATTTCATATTCCAAATTATAATTCTCCTTTTGAAAAAATTGGCGTATGGAAATTAGGTGATGGTGTAGTAACAGTACCTTATGATGTTCAAGTAAATGCTAAAAATCATGAAGACGGTGGATTTTTCTGTCAAGATAAAATAAAAATTGATGGACAACCAGGAATTTGGAAAGTTATGTCTCTCCCACAGACCATACAAATGGGGGAATTCTTGGGTAAAAGAATTCATGTCAGAAAGATAGATTTTTAACATGACTATATATAAATACGTAGTAGATGAAAATATAAATAAAGCAAAAAAGCCAGTTAAAGTTAGATCAAAAACTGGTAAAGTGTTTACTCAAATGAGAGAAGAAGGTAAAGGAGCTAAAACAAAAACTCCTAAAATTCTTTATCATGTAGCATTTACTGAAAAAGTTCCTAAGATAAAAGAAGAAGGAGTTAGACCATTACAACCAACAAATTGGGTTCAAGCAGGTAATAAGAAAAGATATGGTGGTGGAGAAGTATATGCGTTTGAACATCCAGAAGATGCTTTTCGATGGGCAGCTAAAATGGATTGGGAATTTAATAAAGAGATGGGCAGTGGAAAAATTTCTGTAGTTAGAGCTAAAAATGATGAAGAATGGGAAATAGATGAAAATGATCCAATGAGTCAAGCCGGTTCAAAAGGTAATTGGCTTAAACATGATTTAGGAATCAAAAAAGAAAATATACAAGATGCTGTACCATTAACAATAGATATTACAAGAAAAATAACTGCAGGAGATACTGAAAAATTAGATTCATTATTTAAAAAGGAAAAATAATGGCTTTAAAAGATAATGATGCGTTACAGGCTAGATTTGATAATATTGTTCATGAAGAAATGGAACAAGGAGTTGGAATTGTAGTTGAAACAATTCAAGAAGTTGGGATAAGACGAAGAACTGGTAATTTATTAAATTCAGTTAGATATGTTGGTGAAGTTGAAGCGATGACACATAGAATTGTAGTTGGTGCTCCTTATGCATCATATTTAAATAGAGGATATGGCGAATTTAGTTTGGTTCCGGGAAGATTGGGAAAAACAATTCCATTAAGAGATGCAACTGGTAAATTAATATTTCGTAGAGTATCAACAAGGCCAACATCAACAGGAAAAAATTGGACACATCCAGGATATGAAGGAAAAAATTTCGTGGATATAGCAAAAGAAAAAATTTATAAAAATATTGTTGTTCGTGTTGAACAGTTTTTAAATGATATTGATCCGGAGGATATGTAATGAGAAAAGCCTGGAATAAAGGGTTAGTAGTAGAAAATTATCATACAGATGAAGTTAAAAAAAGAATTGGTGAAGCTTCAAAAAAAAGATGGGCAAAAACAAGTTATAGAAATATGATATATAAATCTATGCGTAATGCATTTAATAATAAATGTACTTCTATTGAAATAAAAATACAAAAAGCATTGAAAGATAAAAACATTGATTTTGAAATCAATAAGCCATTAAGTGGATTACCAGATATATTTATAAAACCTAATATTTGTATTTTTGCAGATGGTGATTATTGGCATTGCAATCCAATTAAATATCCTAATGGACCAATAAATAATTATCAAAAGACAAGAATAGAAAAAGATAAAAGAATTAATAGAATATTGAAATCAAATAAGTATAAAGTTTTAAGGTTTTGGGAGAATGATATAAAAAATAATTGGGGTAAATGTGAAAAAAAATTAATGGGGGCTATCTACTAATGAGTATCGTGGATGCAAAATATGCAATATGGCGAACATTACATGATGCTTATAAAGAATTAAATGAGCAGCATCCAGATAAAATAGATGTAAAAGTAACTATGGCTTATCCAAGAACTGTTGAGGAAATCGATAAAAGAGCTATAATTACTGTTGCACGAATAAATGCTCCGGAAGAAACGAGATTTGTTTCTGATTTGCTATACGAAGAATTACAAACAAATGAAATGCAAAATCAAAGGGGGACATTTCAAACTGATATTTTCGAAGTAGCAATTTGGACATTGGATCCTCAATATAGAGATGATTTATATTTATTAACAAGACAACTATTATTTGAAAAAAAGAAAACTGAATTATTAGAAAAATTTAAATTTATTAAATTTTACAGAATAGGGGGAAGTGATCAAGAATTAGATGTAGCAAAATTGCCACGTACAATATACAGAGCAGTATTAACTTATTTGACAACAACTCAATTAGAATACCAAACATTATATGATTTAGTAGAACAAATAACTGTTAGTACTTTAGTGGTTACGGGAGATATAGTTTAGGAGGAGAAAAGATGGTTGAAATAATTAAAAGTCAAAATGAAGATGAAAGTATTAAACTTCAAGCTGGAAGTGAGCCTAAGAAAGATTATCCTAAAATGAACTTTTTTGAGCTTGCTGCCGAAATTGATCAAAAATATGTACAAGCATTAAAAGTATTTGCAAAAGTTAAAAATGGTAATGAAGAAAAAACAAGAGAAGAATGGCATGAACTATTAAGTAAAATGCTGAATAAAAAAACTACATAGAAAAGGAGGAGAACGATGAGTCCTACGTTTGATGGAAAGTTTTATAGGGTTCCACAAGTAGCTGTAAAAACTGATATTTCAGGTCTTACGTCTACTGCTTTGGCACCCGGAGGAATTGTTGCGATGATAGGATCTGCTGAGGGTGGAGCACCGAATCTAGTAACTCGTTTTACTGATCCGGTAGAAGCAACTAATACATTTAGAGGCGGGAATTTACTTGAAGCAGCTCAAGTCGCATGGCAACATGGCGCACAAGTGATCTATATGACAAGAATTGGAACAGCTGATCAAGCTACATTGACATTAGTAGATGGAGCTAGTGCAGATGTTCTTCAAGTCGATTCAATAGATTATGGTGATTATGTAAATGAAATTAAAGTAAAAGTAGAAGATGGGTCTGTAAGTGGTAAAAAAGTTACTGTACAATTGTATGATAGTTTAACAAACAGAACAACTGTGGAAGTTGGAGATAATTTGGCAGATGCAATATCAATTGCTAATTATTTTAATGGTATTACAGAAGGGGTTGAACCATCTGCACTTGTTACGATGACCTCTATTGTAAGTGGCGGAATTCCTGAAAATATTGGATATACTAATTTAAGTGGTGGAGATAATGGTACGCCATTAACAGCTACTGATTGGTCAAATGCATTAGATCTGTATGCAACTGAATTTGTAAATATTTTACATCCTGCAGGAAGTACAGATGCAACAGTTCACGCGTTATTTCAAACACACGTTGAAACATATTCTAATCAAAAATTAGAAAGAACAGCGGTTGTTGGAGCGGCGGCTGAAGATCCAATTGGAGATATAAGTACACCAGATTCGTTAGTATACAGAGCATATAATATGAATTCTGAAAGAATGGTATTAGTTGCGCCTGGAACTGATGGAAGATCTGGAGCTTATACAGCTGCAAAGATTGTTGGAAGAGCAGCTGGAGTTGATGTTGCAACACCATTAACTTATCAGACAATCACGGCTACAAGTATTGCCGAAAAATATACAGCGTCTCAAAAAGACACATTAGTACAATATGGAATTCTTGCAATTGAAGAAGTACCTCAAGGTCGAAGAATCGTAAGAGGTATTACAACTGTTCAAGATCCATCTCAAACGACTGAAGATCCTTTTAAAGAATATAGTGTATTGAGAATTAGAGATTATGTTAATTCTAATGTAAGATCAATTCTTGAATCTACTTATATTGGCAAGAAAGGTGTTTTTGGAGTTGAGAGTCAAATTCAAGCTACTACAGCTTCAGTGCTTGGAAGATTAAAGGAAGCTGAAATCGTTCTTGGTTATAGAAATATCAGAGTTACAAAAGATCAGAACAATCCAAAAGTTTACTATGTAAACTATCAAATTGCTCCGATCAGTCCGATTAACTGGATATTCGTGACTACAGAATTTGTTAACACAATTTAAGAAAAGGAGGTAGAGAAATGTCTAATTTAATTGGTGCTCCGCTTACAGCGATTACAGCAACGCTTATGTTTTTTGGAAGACAAGTTGGCGAATTACAATCACTGTCATGGAATGAAAACAATAATTATCGTAGATTGAGTTCTATTGGTAATGGCGTTGATGTTATTCATGTTCCAGGAGTATCCCAATATGATTTAACCGCAAGACGTGCTTTATTGGAAACTGATCTAGTTTTAGATTTGTTATATACAATGAAGCAAGGGGATTTTGATGGTAAAACACCATTCGTTGGTAAAGGACCCAATCCCACAGATACAGCTTCATTAGTAGCTGCAACAGTAACACCTGAAGATTTAATTGCAGCAATTCTTGCTGGTGGCGGTGGAATTGATTTGGGAGATAAGATTGTAAACTTGTACTTTGATGTACAAGTACAAAATGCTGCTGGTGCTCCGCTCTTTACCTTCGAGGATGTTTCGTTAAACACGAGAAGAGCTACCCTTGATGTGGGTGGAGTTATTATTATGAGTGATATAACAATGCTTGGTAGAAAGAAGAAAATTGCAGTTGATTCAAATAGAGCAGCTGAATTAACAAAAGCATTGCCATCAACTTAATAAAAAAAGGAAAAATGAATGCCGGGAATAATTGGAAATCCATTATCAGCTTTAACCGCAAGAATCCTATTTGATGGGACAGATGTCGGCACATTGCAAGAATTAACTGTTGAGGAAGATTTTAATGTTCGACAAGTTAATCAGATTGGTTCCAATATTCCCGCTGAATTTTTACCGGGAACACAGACTGGGAGAATAATTGCTGCTAGAGCAATGCTCGAAGGTGATTTACTTTGGGATAAACTTACTCCTAGCCTTGTTCCCGGGGCAGATTTAACGGAACTAATCAAAGGTGCTATAGATAATAGTGGAGAATTAGAGCTTAATCCAGTATCAGATATTCTTGAACAAGCATATGATATTTATGAAGCTCTTTTTTTGGGGAGAGTTACTGGGGATAGAGCAACATTTGTAGTATATTTTAATGTTGAAATATTAGATCCAAATGATAATATAATTGCAAAATTTAATAAATGTACTTTAACAGCTAGAACATTATCAATAACAATTGGTAATATAATAGTAATGCAAAATATAACAATGTTATTTGGAAGTAGGGAATATTAATGTTAATTAAGCAGGTAATAACAGCTCAGAATTGTGTAATTGAAATACCAGATGGACATGAAGTTGGTTATTTGCAAAATTTAACTATAAATGCTAGTTATAATTTACAACCTATTAAAAATTTATATCAACATACTATACAACAATATGCTCAAGGTATTGCACAATATGCCGTGACAGCTCAAAGGGGATTCATTGAAATGGATTCTATTTTTGGGGATCAAAGGGCATTAGTACAATTTTTAGATTCACTTGAGAATTTAACAAATAAAAATCAAGAAAATACAACAGCTAATAATCAAATGCTTCAATGGCTAGATGATATTGGTACGATTATTAGAACTGGTAAACAAATATGGGATAAGATAACATCAGATAATAGTGAAGGTATTATAGATACTTTAAAAGAAATATTCTTAGGTAATAGAAATATTGGAGACTTATTTACATTAATAAAATTTAACATTAGAGTGGCAAACCCAATTGTTCAATATCCTGAAACACTTGGGCAAGAAGCTGCTAGAATAGCTGAACTTTTCACTGGCAATCGAAGTGATTTGTATATATTAAAGGACTGTAAGGTAAATTCAAGAAACATGGTAATTAATCCAGAGAATGTATTAGTTATGGAAACTGTAGAAATTTTCGCCGAACAAATGGAAGATGCTGTATTTAGAGCAAATCTTCCAAATGATTTAAATATCGGAAATTTTACAACGTAAAGAATAATGGGAGGTGAATGAAATGCCAGAGGATAAAAAGCCAGAAATAAAGAAACTGACAGAAGAACAAGAAGCTATTAAAGTAGCAAAAATTGAAATTGGTAAAGATCAAAAAGCAAAGATCACAACTACTTTCGATGATGATAAAGATAGAAATAGAAAGATCACATTTGAATTTGATGTTCATATTCCTACTGTTCAAGAAGAACTTCAAATAACAGTAAGAGAAAATGAAATTCTTGGTGCTAATGTAAATAATTTTCTAGTAAATACTGCAGTTAGAATGATTGCAACTTTAGATATTGTTACTGATCAAATTAGAGTAACTGATGACGACAATAAAACTCATGTTCTTGATTGTGGATTTTGGGATATGTTACAAACAATGAAACAAGTTGGTAAAGCATACAAAGAAATAGTTTTTCCAGTTTATCAAGAATTTTCTAAATTTCAACAAGATATCGAGGTTGATTTCGACGTATTAAAAAAATCGTTAGCACACCTTGGGAAGAAATAAAATTTGGTATTTGGGAAAGATATGGGCTACCCTGGGATGTGCAAAATCTTACAAAGATGCAGTATATGTTGCTTTATGCCCATATTTTTAATAGCTTACATAAAGAAGATACTAAAGATAAAGCAACTAAAGAAGAAATTGAAAATGATTGGAATAAACGCTTAGAAGACGCTAAAGTGAGATCTATTAAGAGACAAAAAAGCCGAGAAGACATGATTAAAGAAGCCCAAGACAAGATCATGAAACACATAGAGGAAAATAAATAAATGGCATCGGAAGTAATTGATTTATTATTAGGAAGATCTGGAGTTGGGGCTGGTAGGCGTGTAGAACAGGCTCATAGCGATGCTATGTCTCAACAACAAGTAACAGATATTTCTAATGCGATGCAAGAACTAACTACCCAATTCAGAGATATGAAGCAACTTCAATATCAATTAAGAAGTGGGGAAATTAGACCTAGTGAGGGCGAACCAGCAAGAGCGGCAAAAGAAGTTGAATTAAACCTTCAAAGAGACTTAACAAGAAGTTTACAAGATTATTTGAAAAGTCAAGGCGGAGGCAAAGAAGACTGGGAAGTTTATCAAACAGCTCAAAGAATATCAAGAGCTAGAAGCTTAGAAGAATTTAATGAGCAAATTGAGAAAGCTACAGGTAGTTATAAAGAATTCAATAGAGCTGCTGAAAGAGCTGGAGGATCTAGAGGATTTATAAGTACATTGCTTGGAGCTGCTGGAGCAGCTGCAGTTGTTGGTGGAGCAATGACTGGTAATGTACTTCAATTAGCTATGGGCGGAGTTGCAATTGGCGAAGGATTTCGTAGGGAAAGAATGCGCCAGCAACAAATTGATGAAGCAAAAGAACAAGGTGTAGATATTGCAAGTATGTATGAGAAACTTGTTCCATCTCCAATGCTTCGACAAGCATTATCTGTATTTACAACTGGAACAGTTTATGCACTTCAAGCTTCAATAGATAGAGCATTACAAGATGTTCCAAGAGCACTTCAATTAGGAATGGGTGTTGAACGAGCTAGAGCAATGGGTGCTACTGGTTTAGGTTATATGCAATTAACTGGTAGAGCTATTGGCCAAGATCAATTTGCAGCAATGGGTGCTATTGCTGGACAAGATGTATTAGGAATACAAAGACGCCAGCAAATGGTAGATCTTTTTGCTCAAACAGGCGGAGGAACACAAGCTGATCTTGCAAGAGCAATGAGACAGTTTGCTGAATATACAGTAGTATATGGAGAATCAGCTCAACAAATGATGCAAGCTACTAGAGGTTTGCAAATGTGGATTCCTGATGGAGATATGGGAAAAGTAATGAGAGATGCTCTCAATGCTTCTGAAGCCCAAGGAGTTCCAAGAGCTTTACAATTAGAACAAATACAAGCATTTAGTCAATATGGTAGACAACTTGCGATAAGCGGATATCAAGATAGAGGCGCTGTTGCTGATGAAGCTAGAAAAGCTATACAATATGCTGATCGTTTAGGATTACATGGAGCAGCAGGGGTACAAGCAGTTCAAGGGTTCCAAGGTGGATTTGCTGGGGCAGTACAAAATACTCCTCAATTTGCGGCATTAATGGCTGCAGGATTTTCTCCACAAGAAATATTTGCAATTGCATCTGGTGAAAAATCAATAAATAAAGATCAAATACAACAATTAAGTAGCTATTTAGGGACTGCAATGGGTGGAACCCCCGAATATGTACAATCATATATAACAAGAATGTTAATTCCAATGGCTGGCGGAAGAATAGGCGGAGAACTTCTTGAACGAGGAAGAGCTGGAGAAGAAGTAGTTGTTGGTGAACTTGGTGCAAGAAGAGGAAGAAGAGGTATTGGAAGACAAGCATATGCTGCAGTAACTGGTGAATTTGCAAATCAATTTCAAGCAATGTCTTCTGTATATACAACTGAATCTGAAAGAGTAAGAATTGCTTTTCATGCTGGTATGAAGAGTTTAGTACAAGCAAATCAAGCGATTCAACAAGAACTTGGGAATAGAATGGTTGCATCTATTGCTGGATTAGCAGAGAAAGTTGATAATGTAATTGGTATATTAAGAGGAAGAGTTCCAACGAAAGCTGAAAGGCAAGCAGAAAAACCAATGGTAATATCTACAGATTCAGTTAATCAAGTTGGTACTTCTAAAGGTAAAAGATAATGGTTAGAGAATATGGGCCACAATATCATGTAAGAATAATTACAAGTACAGGCGAAATTAATTTAGATAATGTTTTGTCTATAACAACTGACAAGGATATATATGCAGATCATGGAAGTTTTCAAATAGAATTAAATTATGATCAACATTTTTTTAATGATCAATTAATAAATTCAGTAACTTATAGTCAAAGTTCAGTATTTTTTAGAATAAAACCAATGGATTATGTTGAGATTTATTTATCTCATGATACTGATAAAAAATTTGGAGTATATGATATAAAAGGAAAATTCGTTAGGGATTTTGATTTTAATTCAGATACTCAACAGCCAGAAAATAAACAAGATGCAGATGCTATTGGAATAGTCGAAAGAATGGTAAATCCTCATTTAGTATTTTGTGGATTTGTAGATGCAATTGATAATAATTTTGCTTTAGCTGAAAATAGTACAAACAATAGAGTAATAATAAGAGGAAAATGTCTTGCTAAATATTTAGTTAATCATCATTTGTTTTTTAATTTTCCTTACGATGAATTATTCGTAAGAAAAGTTAAAGGGCAAATTGCATTATTGGGGTTAAGACCAAATGAGGCTATTGATCTTGTTATGACTAATTATTTAATTGGTATAATGACAACAGATCAATTACAAGTAGTTGATGAAGTTATTGATAAGGGTCAAGGTAAAAAAATTAAGTCAAGAAAATTGAAGAAAAAACCATCTCATACAATAATTTGGCATGATAAAAAGAAAAAAGGTAAAGATGGTCAACCAGCAAAACTTGCTGAAGTTCTTCATAACGATACACCAAGCTTTAGATATTTATATTGGGGAACAAATTTAACATCAGCCAGCCGCAACGGTGTGCCTGCTTCGGAGCAAATTCCATCAAAAGGATACTTTGAATGGGGCAGAATGCAATATGTGAATACAACTAATAGAAATATAATGAACATAACTGCTGATGCTCCATTGTTTGGTATTTTAAAACAAAGTGCTCAAGTTCCATTTAATGAATTCTTTGTGGATGAAGTTGGTAATATAGTTTTAAGAAGAGCAATAGATGCATGGGATTTTAATCAAGGCAGTTTAGATACTCAAGATGATAAATTAGTTAAAGATTGGGTAGAAATAAAAGAAGAAGATATTATTAATTGGAATTTTTCAATTAGTGATGATGAATTAAGAACTTTAATATTATCTATCCCAGTTGCTTCAATGTTTGGCAATATGCCTATTATGGTTGGAGCAGTTGGTATGGCTCCAGTAACAGAAGAAATACAAAGAACTTTTACAGATTTAGATACAAAAAGATTTAAACAAGCTTCTGATATTTTAAAAAATAAAGCAAGAGGAAAAACTCAAGTAGTTAATGTTCAAAAAGAAAAACAACAACTTGCAGATACTTTACAAGATATACGAGAAAAACAAGCGAATCATTTAGATGAATATCCATTAGTAACAAAAGAAGATATTCTAAATTTCTGGAAAAGATTTGGTGTAAGACCTGAATCAATTAATGATCTTTATTCAGATGATTTTAGTAAATTTTATTGGTCTGCTTGGTCATTATTTCAAAAGTATGCAAATTATTGGTGGAAAGGGTCAATTACGGTTAAAGGTGATTCAAAATATAAAATTGGCCAAAAATGTGTAATTAAGAGATTTGCTAAAGATAAAACTAATGTAATAAGAGATTTTCATTTATATATTCATTCAGTAAAACATCAATTTGTGTGGGGAGAGGGATGGATAACTCAATTAGCTTTTACTCGTGGAGAAATTGAAGGATCTACAACGAGCCAAGATATGGAAGCTAATAGTGAAAAAACAAAAACAGATCCAAAAAATAAACAACGCCCACCCCTTGCAAAGCCATCTATAGAAACCGAAGATTATGAATCAATACAGGACAAAGCTGTTCCTGGATTTTAATTGGAGATATAAATGTTTGAAGATACTAAATTATTTTTAGCTGAAGTTACTAATGTCTACCCAAAAAGAGTTGTAGGCAAACAAGCTTTAGGTACAGATACAGAAATTGAAGTAGTTCATGAAGCATATACAATTGATGTAAAACCTGCCGCTCATAGGATGCCATTACAAGGAGTAAGAGTATTAATTCCAACAGCTGGAACTGGATCAAATGTTAATTCTGGATTTGTTTGGTTACCATCAGTTGGGGATTGGGTTGTTTGTGGATTTTTAGAAGGATATCCTGATTTTGCTATATGTTTTGGAGTGGTTAGAAATCCATTATTTAATAAACCATCTGATGAAGGTGAAGTTTTTGATGATTATGTAATTCATCATCAATCAGATTCTTGGATAAGAATGAGAAATCTTGAGAAAGAACAAGATCCATCATCGACACAAATAAGATCTGAAGTAAAAATACATCATAAGTCTGGAACAGAATTAGAATTTACAGAACCAGAAGTTGATAAATGTGAATGCAGTATAACACATAATACTGGTACAATATTTAAAATAGATCAAGAAGGTAATATTGAAATAACTACAGAAAAAGATGTAAAAGTTATTGGCAAAACAGTTACTTTAGGTGATGAAAGTAAAGCACAAGGTGTTCAAACTAAACAAACAATTCCATTTTGTAGATATACTGGAGAACCTTTTGAAGGATTACCAAATATAAAAGCTGGTTAAAATGAAATGGACATCATCAAAATTAAAAAATTTTATAAAGAGTGCTTTACAAACTAAAAATAGAGTTACTTTACAAGATGGTAATATAACTAAAGCAACTAATGAAGTATTAACAGCAATTGCAAACGGTATTGCAACTGTACATGGTGAATGGCAAGATAATGCAAAAATAAATAATATTATAGTAAATGGTGGAACATGTACACCACTTGGTCCATTGGCATTACCAGCAACTGGAATAGCATTAACTGGGTGTATTCAATTAAAAATAAAAGCAAAACAAATCGAATCTGAAATATTAAGTTATTTTCCAGGAAAAAATATTGTTGAATTAACTGGCGGATTAAAGAGTTTAGCAATTGCGGCATCAAGTGGATTTGCTAATACATATAATCAATGGTTAGATCTATTAGTTATAAATAATATTATAGTAAGCGGTGGAACATGTACATGTCAATCACCACCATTATCGCCAATTGGAACATATTCAAATGGAACTGGGCAATTACCAATATTAGAAGGTAATTTATCTACAAAGATTCAACAAAAAGTTTTAAAACAAAATATTACTTTAGATTTAAAAAGTCAGGTTAAATTAGACGAATCTGGTAATATAACAAAACATTTACAACAATTTGTTGATGCAATAACACAAGGGATTATGGATATGTATAATCAATGGTTAATTGGAACACAAATTCAAAATATACAAGTTAATGGTGGAGTTTCAGTATTTGCAGGACCATTAAGTGGAGCACAGGGTATTCAAGGAGAGTTAAAATAATATGCCAACTTTTACTGTAGATATACAAAATACACAAGAAGCTTTAGATACAATTACTGATTATATTGGTGGAACATTTAAAAATTATATAAAAACAATATTTCCACCGATATCAGTTGTTTATGTAAAACAATCTGGAGTCGAAATACCATATACATTAGAAGATATTGATGGGGATGGTGAATTAGAAATAGTTGTTGGAAGTGCGACAGAATCTGCTCTTGTTAAATTTAATTATGAGGGCGGAGATGAACCATATTCTCAAGCAGCAGAAATAACTATTTATAATCCAACTGGAACACCAAATAATTATGTAGAAGTAACTAATTATCCAGTAACAACAGTAAATGATCCAGCAACTGGGACTATTGATGGAATTGGAAATCAATTAATAAGAGTTGGCGGATTAACTGGTAAAATAAATGTGAATTATCAATATGATGCTGGGGAACTTGGAGCAATGGCTGGGGCTGCCGTTTCTAAAGAAGAAGAATATGATGAATTAATTGCTTCAATAGACAATTTAGAACAAACTAAAATAGATAAATATAATGAGTTCGTCATAAACAACAAAATGGCCACCTTTTATTATCAAGGTTTTGATTTAACTGTCTCTTACCCTACTGAATATGATCTGTATCAAGATGAATATGATAATAAGGGCAGTTGGACGTGGCAGGACCAAGGCGGTGGTAACTTTACCTGGTATTATACGGGTGGCCATTCAACTGAATTTGCTGCTGGAATAATTGAAGAAATTGAATATAATAAAAAAGAATTGGCTTCAATGGCTATTCAAGGGTTGCAACAAGAAGAAAAAATTAGTTTAGATACATTAACAATTAGCACTGCAGTATCGGGAGAAAATTTTCAATATGGTGAAAGAATTCTTGAAAAAGCAATTGATGATCAAATTGGTATAGATAACGCTTTTCAATCTAATGCAATTAATCCAATTACTATTTTTATTACATTAGATTCTTTACAATATATAACTAAAATTAGAATTAATGCAACTCCAGAATTAGGTCTAGAAATAATTGAAAGTGTTAAATTAATGGATGATTATGGAACTTCTGGAATTGAATTATTAAGAGAGCCTAAAGAAGTTGCTAATGAATGGATAGATATAGATGCAATTCAAAAATTTACAGATGATTTTGGAATAGCAGAAGAAGATGAAAATGGCCAAGAAAAAATATATTTAGCAAAGAAAAAAATAATTGGGATTACAATATCAAGAGCGTTATCTGATAATGTATGGATAAATGAAATAGAAATTTATAAAGCAGCATATACACCAACTCAATTAAGTATATTAGAAAGTACTTGGAATATATACAATATTAATATAATAGATTCACAACGAAATTATGGCCCCGATGATGGATGGGATACAATTCCTCCAACTGGTAGAGCAACATGGATTGATACTCGTTTCACGAATACATTAACAAATAGACAATCAAATATTACTACTTGGGTAGAACTTCCAGAAAATATTGCAGATGCAGCACAAATTGTAGATGAGGGAGATACAAATTATGTAATATCTCAAAAGAAATTATGGAGAGAAAAATTTGATTCAAGTGAAACACAACAGTTTGGAATTCAAAATTCAATTAGTGACACTGGAGTAGAGATTGTAAAAATAGGGTCTGAACTTCGAGATTATCAGAGGTATTTATAATGGCACAACTCCTATCAGAAAAAAATAAACCACCAATGTTCATTTTAGAATATTGGGAAAAAAAAGATATTTCAGAAGAACAAGCTAATGATGAAGTTAGTACTAATGAAACTGATATCATTAATGGATTATTTGAAAATGTAAAAACTAAATTTATAAATACTGCAACCCAACCATTAAATAATGTTACAAGAAAATATGGATTACCAAGTCTTCAATTATTTGGTAAACAACCAACGGAAATAAAAAAAATAAAAACTTTAGATTTGAATTCAGCAACAATGGATTGGGCATCTAGTCGTTCAAAAAAAGGAAGCCCAAAAATGGATTCAAAGACCGCTATAGAATGGGCAAAACCACCAAGAACTGGATGGGCTGTTGTAAGACATAAATCTTTAGGAAATTCAGTATTGGCACCAGATGATGATAGAGTCCATCTTCTTACAGCTAACGAAGTAGCAGCAGCACCTATTGATTTTGGTGGAGTTGTATGGGTATATCAAGCTCAAGGCGGAGAAACTCCAATATGGGTTCCGGGATCTCCTGATTATTATAATCATTATGTGGAAAGATTTGAAAAGGGAAGAGTAGCTAAAACACTTAGAAATTATGAATATATTTCTGAGCCTGGAGATAATAAATATAAAGTTGTAATATTAGATCAATCAGCATTGAATTTACCTTCTTATCCGCCAGCAAATGTTCCATATGTAGTAATTAGATATTATAAAGATTGGGAATATAAACCTGGTGATAGAGAATTACCACATCCAATTCAAACAGATATAAATGGATTAAATATTGATGTTTTTGGATTACATATAAATTTTCCATGGAAAGACGAAGAAGATACTACAACAACTCCTACATATGATATTTGGATGTTAGATTTTCATGATATTGCAAGAAGAGATTTTGGATTTGGCGTAGAAAGATTTGATTTTGGTGGAGATTCTAGAAAATCAATACAACAAACAAGAGGAAAAGTTACTAATGATACTGTTCAAAATAATTTTTATGTAGATACATGGTGGAAAGGTCCAGAAACAATAACATTAGCAGGAGTAATTGAATTACCAAATGGTTATGAAACTAATGTTTTAATAAAAAATAGCGAATCATATGATGATATATTTTCTCCATTTTTAGAAGCAACTGAAAGATTTTTTCTATGGAATAATAATCCAATAAGAGCAAACCGCGGAGATTATATGATCTTTAGAGATTTATATAGAGAACAAGAATATAAAGTTACATTTAAATCGAGAAGATATTCTCAATCAGTTGAGAGACAGAGTTTAGTATCATTTCAATTTGATTTTGTTGTATTAGATTCTACAAAGGATAGAGGAAGATAATGGCAGCTGATCCAAGGATTTATGGTACTGATTTATATTTAGAAGATGGTGATCTTATTTCTGGGTATTCTGGAGATATGCAAACAATTTCTTCTTTAGAAAATCTTGCACAATCTATTAAATATGCTTTAATGACTGAGCAAGGAAGTCTTTATTATGATCCAGATTATGGAATAAATCTTTCTAGTATTATTGGGACAAAAAATACCGCTTTACAACGTTCAAGATTAAGAACAGAAATCAGTCGAGTATTAAACGCGGAACCAAGAATTGAAAAAATAGAACAATTAGATGTAACTCAAAGCACTACAAATCCAACAGAAATAAATATATATGCGAGAGTAAAACCTATTGAATCAACAGCAACGGTAGAAATTAATTTAATTTATCCATTTGCTGTATTTGCTGTAGAATCAACTACGATAACTGGGGAAGCACAAATAAGTTCTACACAACTAATAGTATATACACAATATTCAATTTATAATGTTCAAGGTGTTTATTTATCTACCGATATAAATCGCGAAGGAACAAATTATTATACTGGGGGATATGTTGAAGATAATAAAATAACTTTAGGTACTCCTCTTCCAGGTGCTTATACTGATGTTATTATCGATTATGAAACATTAAATATAACAAGAACGAATATTCAAGTTACACAAATAGATAATGAAAGAGTAACCACGAATGATGGTTTAACATTAAATCTTGAATATAATATATATGATTTAACTAGTGCCTATTTAGTAAGCGATACAACACAGACTGGTACTGATTATGCTTCTGGTGCAACATATGTTACAAATGTAATGACTCTTGGAGCATCAGCTGAGCCTAACACTTCATTTTTTGTAGATTATTCTACTACAGATAAAATAAGAAGGAGCTAATTGTGGCTGTCGAATTTAGAACACAAAATAAGATATTTCAAAATCTAAGAGCATACATTAGAACGATAAGTTCTACTTTAACTGATTTTAATAAAGGAAGTATACTTAATACTATTTTATATGCTTTTAGTAATGGACTTTCTAGTTTATATGGAAGTTTACAAAATGTTTACGATGCTAGTTTTGTTGCAACAGCTACTGAAGATGATTTAGATGATAGAGTTTTAGATTTTAATATAACAAGAAGAATTGCTACTCGTGGGTCTGGAACTGTTACATTTTTCAGATCAACTCCTACTGGTGGAGATATTATTATACCAGCAGGAACTCGTGTTAAAACAATTACAACAAATTTATTACAAGGTATAGAATTTCAAACAACAATTGAAAAAGTTATTCAACCAGATATTACTGAAGAAGCATATACATATTATTCAACACAACAAATATATGATTTTAGTGTAAGAAAAGTTTATGACATAGATGAAATAATTGGAACTGTTGGTGGATTTTCTGGATATACTTTTGTAAAGAATGTCGATTATCAATTAAATACAACTGATTCAACTCAAGCAAAAATAGAATGGTTAACTGTTGGTGTAAAACCAGATACAAATACAAATTTCTTTGTTACATATACACCACTTTCAGTAGATGCTCCAATTGAAGCAATTGGTGCTGGTGCTTTTGGAAACGTATCTGCTGGAACTATTATAAATATTCCACAAAAACCATCTGGAGTTGAAGAAGTAACTAATTATGAAGCAACAAGTGGGGGAACTGATGCTGAGTCTGATGAAGATTTAAGGGCAAGGGTTCCCCTTTATTTGTCTTCACTTTCAAAATCAATTAAAAGTTCATTAAAAGCTTCAGCACTTTCAATTGATGGAGTACAAAATGCAAATGTTGTTGAATATGATCCACCAAATGGATATGTAACTATTTTTATTGATGATGAATCTGGTGGTGCAACAACTGATGTTATTAGAGCTGTTAAAGATGCAATTGATGGGACTGTTAATGGAGTAGAATCAACTAGTGCTACTGGAATTAGAGCGGCTGGAATTGCTGTTAATGTAACAGCTCCAACTGTAAAAGATATTTCAATATTTGTAATAGCATATATTGATACTGGATATGATCAAACAACAGTTTCAGCTAATATAGAAACTGATGTAAAACAATGGTTGTCATCTCATACAACTGGTCAAGATATTTTAAGAGCCGAATTAATTGAGATTATTATGGGAGTTGAAGGGGTAGCAAATATTGATTTAGAAACTCTAAGTGTAAATGGAATTACAACTGGAGATACAACAGTTGGAGATAATGAAGTTCCAAGACTTAGAACAATAACAATCTCACCGAGGTAATTGAATGTCTTTAGAAATTTTTAGAAAAATTAAAAGAGAGATAAGAATTAAAGATAACAAGAAAAAGGGAATAGTTTATGTCACTTAATATTTTTCGGGAATTATTACTTTCAAGTCTTTCAAGTGTTTTTTCTAAAGTAACGTCATCAACAAATTATAAAGTTATGACGGCTATTGCTAGTAGTGTAGATGATGCTCAAACTCAAATTGATAATATGAGTGAAGCATCCTCGATTAATCAAGCAACATCTGCAGATTTAGATCTTCATGGATATACATTAGATGTACAAAGAATTATTGGTGAAAATGATGCAACCTATAGACAAAGAATTTTAGCTTCATATGATAGACCATATGTAACAAAACCAAATCTTAAAGAATTAACTCAACAATATAGCGAAAGCGATATTAGAGTTGAAGAATATATATTAGATAGATGGTGGCTTGGTGGTAATCCATGGCCACAACCAGTTACTGAATATTTACCAGCATTAACTGATACAGTTACTCAGACATCAAGCGGAATATTAACACGTACAATGCCTGAAGGATGGTTAGCAGCAGACACAGCGCGCACTGGTACTAATTATACTTCTGGTAGCACATGGACTAATAATGCCTCAGGAGCCGAACTCACCCTGACAACTCCTGTGTCAGCTGGAACTATATTACGAATCACATATACTCCAAATACAAGTCCATCTGGAGATGACATTGATTGGGTCCCCCATGGATATCTTGGTGATGACACAATAATACATCATCGTTTAGTATCGAATAATTATGGGGAAATCGAATCAATACCATCAGAAATAAGTATACAGACAAATATGCTTCCAGGATATCAGGTATATTCTATGTATAATGATATAGAAACTGGAATTGTTTATAGTTGGATATCAGTAGTAGATGGAAATAAACGAATAACATTAAAAGAAGAAAATAGAACTGATAATTTAGTTAGTGATGAATTTCAAAATGCAACTAGCACAACACAAGTACAAGTAAATCACGATATTGCAAAAGTAATTGGTGTATGGTTAGCTACAGATCCAGATCATGAAGGAATAAACTACGCTACAGATAATACTTTTGATGGAAGAACTATTTATTTAAATACAGAATTACCAAGTAAAACTGGATTAATTGTTAATTATCATCGATATTCAATTACAGATTATCAAAGACTTGATTTTGAAAAATTTGTAAAAACCGGAGAAGATGATTTGAGATTTACACTTGAATTACAAATGTCTTCTAGCTTTATTAAATGGGGAACTTTTAAATATAGACAAAAAAGATGGGGAGAATTAATAAATGAAGTTGCTGGGACAGTAGGGGAACTTCTTAATATTGCAAAAGCTGCTGGCGTAAAAACAAAAGCAATATTGATTACAGCTGGCGCAATTTATGGAAGACCAGAATCGATATACGCACAAGTATATTATGGTGGTTCATATTACTAAGTTGGAGGAAAACAATGGATAAGACTAAATTTTATGATCAAATGCATGTTGCTGCAGAAGACATGGAACAAATATATTTAGATACAGAAGCTTTTATGGTGCAGCATATAAGAGACTTTCATACAAATAAAACACAATTTATACTTGGAAGTACTGCATATGGATCTAATTCATTGAAAGTTTCTTCAACTTCTATTCCATCTTTAACTGTTGAAATTTCTGGTGGAGTTGCTTATGATAGTTATAAACGCCTTGAAGTAACATCAACAGAAGATTTTGTAATTACGAACCCTCCTCCAACATCTGGTGGTGGATTAATTATTACAAGAATTGATCTACTTTATATTAAAAGAATTACGACAGATGCATATCCATTTACTATTGATTTAATTGATTATAATAGAAATATTTATCAAGATACAAAAGATACAAGAAGCGTTGATTCATATCAAATTGAACAATTGCAAGGAACATATAATATAGCTGGTGGAGTAAAACCCGCAGTTCCTGATGATGTAATTCCTCTCGCATGGATTCATTTGAGAGATAATACAAATAAAATTTATAACTATGATACGGGAAGTCTTGACGAGGGGTATATCGAAGACGCCCGTACAGTTGTATATGCAAATACAATATAAGGAGAATGAATAATGTCAACACGTTATCCTGACAACTATGACAGTTATACAGATAAGCAAGACAATATAAGTGATGCAAGAGCGCAAGATGTAAATGATTTACAAGATGCTATAATGGCAATCCAAGAGGAACTTGGAACTAATGTTGCTGGAAGGAATCAACCTTCTGGGTGGACACTTGCATCTAGATTGGATCGTTTTATTAATGATAACGGGACATTAAAAGCTACAGTGTTGACTTCATCTGATATACCCTCTGGATCAATTTCAAATACAAAAATTTTCCATGAAGATACTTTTGATTTTAAACAAATAAATGTTGGACAACATTCTGATGGAATAACTTATGGATATTCTGGTAGTGGACCTGGCCCAGATGCCGGTGTAACAATAGATGAAGATGGTAATATATGGTGTGATGGAAATATAACAGTAAAAGGTGGACAAGCAATTCAAGCATCTGAAACAATTACAACAAATCTTAATGTACATGGTAATTCATATTTAGGTGATCAATCAACAGATATTACAGAAATTCATGGGACATTACGACCAGCTGTAACTTCACAATATAATATTGGATCTTCAACAAAAAGATGGAAATCTGCTTATATTGATATAATATTGGGGCAATCAACTGGTGGAGAAACTTTAACTGTTGGAACTTCGGGGGTATTTGATAATACAATAGCAATTAAATCATCAACAGATTCTTCTTCTGGTGATGCTCTTGGATTTATTGGTATAAAAAATCAAGATCTAATATTTCAATCTGGTACGGGAAAAAATTTAAGATTACAACCTTATGAAGGGATTACATACCTTGATGGAGTTGCAACACTTACAAATCCCAATACAGGAATGATTGTTAATAGTAATATTGTTTTTAATGATGGGTCTTCAAAAATAACAGCAAAATATGATGATATAGATACATATAATTTTTATATAAAATATCCATATGTACAAGAAAATATTCAACAACAATTTATAGCAAGCCCAGGAACAGTAATTTCAACTTCAGCAAAGACTGATGTAGCAGCTTCTGGGAATAATTTAATTGTTGATGTTACTATAAATAATGATAGATTAAATGAAATAGGGGATTTATATACTTTTCCAGATATTACAAATGCAGTTACGACAAAAACAGATTTTGTTTCTGGGGATTCAGTAGTTTTGAATGATGCTCTTGGAATTTCAATTATACAAACTGGTTCAATAGTTTCTGGACAAGATTTAAAAATTGGAGTTAAGGTAAGGAAAATATAATGGGGAATATATATTATTCTGGAGGTTCATCTTTACCTCCTCAATATAGTGAAGGTAGAGATGGGAATATTATTGTCACTGGAACAAATGTAAATATTGCTGATATTTATAATAATGATAATGTTACTGGTGTTATAACTCATCGCGGTTCTAATAAAGGATTAAATTATTCAAATGGAAATCCAACAGGTGAAAATGCATATAATCCTCAAGCAAATCAATTTGAAAATAGAGGATTAAATATTCCTAACTGTCTTAATTTCACTATAAACTCTGGTGCTTCTTTAATAGCTTCATCATGGAATGGTACAGATAATCGAAAAGGTGTAATATGGATTGCTGCTATACAACAAATTTATATTGCAGGAACAATTAATGTTGATCAATTAGCAGTTGCTGGAGCATCTTCTCCTTGTTATCAACAGCAAGGGCTTACTGGAGCTGGAGTTGGTTATGGTGGAGGAGGTTTTAGTGGAGGTCCTGGTTATGGTGGTCCAACAGGAGGAACTGCTGGCGCGTCATATGGAGATACTCAAATAAGTACAATTACTTGGGAAAATATATATGGTTCATCTGGTGGAAGTGGCGGAGCTACACACGCTGGATTTTGTGGAGGATTCCCATTTGGTGGCGGTGGTGGACATTATTCTGGGCACGGTGGTGGCGGTGGTTTTAGAAGTACAGGACGTGAAGGATACACAAGTTCGGGTACAAATACTTCAACGGATTGTTTTTGGGGTTCTCATGGCGGTGCTGGCGGAGGAGCAGTTAGATTATATGCAGCTTCTTTAATAATTGATGATTCCACAGGATTAATAACAAGTGATGGAACTTTTGGTGGAAGCGGAACAGGTCAATTACAGGGTGATTATGCTTCGGGTGGAGCTGGTGGAGGAGGTAGTGGAGGTTCAATTTATATTGAAACAGTTTTAGGTGCAAATATAGGTACAGATAAAATTAGAGCAAGGGGTGGGACTGGTGGAGGATGTTGGAATTTAAGTCCTACACGTTATTCAAATGCTGGTGGTTATGGTAGTGAAGGAAGAGTTCACATAGAAGGTGGATATACGGGTTCAACAAGTTTTAACCCAATAGAATAAAAGGAAATTTATGGGAAATACTATAATATATAAATATAATTTAACAGATAAAATAAATAATAATGAATTAACTTTAACTTCTGCAACAAGCGGGACTAAAGAAGAATTTTTACAAAATCCATTGACTATTGAAGAAAAAGAAGAATTAGAAATTATATTAAAAACGGTTAATAATAATTATGATTTATTAGGATATAAAGAAGTTAACGGGAAAAGACATGTAATAATTATATATCTGGATTGTCCAGAATGTCATACACCTAGTGATTAATTTTGTTAATAACATTAAAGGAGAATAAGAATGACAGGCCTAAACATATATCCAAGTGATTACGATACATGGTCAACAAAAGTTGATAATGTCAATCGTATTTTTGCTGATCATGTAAATAAATTACAAGATGTAGTAGAAGCGATTGAATATGAACTTGGACTTGGCCCAAAAGGTGCTACATCAAATGTAGCTGCAAGATTAGATACATCTCATGATATATATGGTAATAATGTAGATAGATTTTATAATAATTCTGGAAGAACATTAAATATCGGGGAAGTTGTTGTTGCAGATAAAACTCAAGCACAATCTATAACTGTTAGTGGAGCTTTATATAATGAAGAAGTTATTGGAGTTGTAACTGAAGCGACTGCAGCTGGATTATTAACACCTATTGCGACATTGGGTAATGTTGGAACTTATGTTACTGCTGAAACTGGGGACATTAGTCCTGGGGATTGGTTAACAACTGCTTCTACTCCTGGATATGCAACTAAAGCTCTTGCTGATACTCAAGTATTTTTAGGAAAAGCTAATACAACTATTTCAGCTGGCACTTCTGGAATATATTCAATATTTGTAAGAGTTGGTGCTAGTGGATTACCAGAACATACCCATAGTGGAATTACTGGGTCTGGTGGGTTATTAGGTGATAATGTTGTTGATAATAGAATATTAGATAATACAGATGATTATACAGTTCATAGTTTAACTGTTTCTGGAGATCTAATTGTTAGTAATTTAGGTGGAGATACTCTTAATATAACTGGAAATTCATATTTAGGAAATGATGCTTCTGATTTAACTCAAATATCTGGTAATCTTTATATTGCTGAAAATACTGGTATTCCAGTATCAAATGGAGCTATTTATTTGGGACGTGCTGGTGGTTGGACATATTACTTAAGATATAATTCTGCAGAAGGAAGATTTGAATTAAATGCTCCTCTTTATATTGGAGGACTTTTTAGTGCAGATTATTTACAATCTTATAATGATGCTATTATTTGGGGAAATACTTCTGTAAATACAATTTCTACTTCTGGTAATGCTGAATTTGGAAATGATGTTGTAATACATGGGGATCTTTATGTAGAAGGTACAGAATATGTAACAGAAACAGAAGTTTTAACTGGAGATCAAGTTATTACTGGTTCTTTATATGTTTCTGGTAATACATATTTAGGAAGTGATTCTACAGATACTGTTTATGTGTCAGGAGATTTAGCTGCTGCTGGAACAATATCTGCTTCAGCATTAAATATTGCAGACAATTCAATTTTTCAAAGTGATTTAACTATTGAAGGTGATTTATATGTAAATGGTACGGAATACATTACTAATACTGAGATTATTTCTGGGGATCAAATAATTGGTGATGAATTATGGGTTAAAGGAAACTCATATTTAGGAAATGAATTAACTGATACAACTTTTGTATCTGGAGACTTATATGTTGGTGGAATAGTTCATGGATCAAGTCCATTAAAAATTGGTGATGATTTGAACATGAATAGTAATAAGATTGCAAGTTTAGGAGAACCAAATGATAATTCAGATGCAACAACTAAAAATTATGTAGATACTCTTGTTGCGGCAACTTCAGGACAAGGTGGAGGTGGAGGAGCCTCACTTATTACTGGAGTATTAGGTGAAACAATAGATATTGGGCAACCTGCATATCAAGCAGAATCTGATAGTAAATGGTATTTAGCTCAAGCTATTGATGGAAAATTAACAAGTTTATCTATTTGTCAAGCCGGTGGAAATGCTGATGATACTGGAACATTTATGAGATATGGTGAAATTACTTCTGCAACATCAGTTACTTCTGGTAAAGAATTATATGTTTCACAAGATACTCCAGGAGAATTAATTGATGTAGTTCCTGAAACTGGTATTATATCATTTATTGGAGTAGGTAAAGAAAACGATAAAATAGATGTTGCAATTGGATTAACATCATATACTATTAATAGTACTGGCGGTGGAGGTACTGGAACTGGAATATTAACAGGAACTCTTGGAGAAGCAGCTAGTGCTGGTCAACCAGTATATCAACAAGAATCTGACGGAAAATGGTATCTTGCTCAAGCTGTTGAAAATATGGTATCATCATTATCTATAGTAAAAGTTGGTGGCGGATCTGGAGCAACTGCAAGTCTTGTGAGATATGCAGAAGTTACTGGATTAGATAATTATCCATCAAATAAAGAATTATATCTTTCTCAAGATTCACCTGGGGTTTTAACTGATACAGTTCCAGCTTGTGGAATTAAAATATATACAGGTATTACACGCGGCCCTGATACAATGGATGTTGTTATTGGAGTTATTGGCGGATCTATTAGTGGTGGATCTGGTGGTACAGGGACTGGGGTTACTGAAGGTGAACTTGGTGAAACTGTAGCAAAAGGACAACCTGTTTATCAAAATAGTTTAGACGGTAAGTGGTATCTTGCACAAGGTGTTAGCGGAAAAATATCTTCATTATCTGTATGTATTTTAGGCGGAAGTTCAGGAGCAACAGGACAATTTATTAGATATGGAGAAATTACTGGACTCACTGGATTACCTGATAGTAATGAAATATATTTATCGCAAGAAAATGCTGGTGAATTTGTTGAAACTGCATCTCCATCTGGAGTTGTTGCTTATATTGGTGTAAGTAGGGGTACAACCGAACTTGATGTTGCAATTGGAATTACTTCTTATGCTTCTAGTGCTTCTGGGAATGTTGAAGTACAAGGACAAATTTATTCACCATCTGTAGATCATGGAGATGTTAGTGGAGCATTTGATCTTAATTGGAATGATGGAAATGTTCATACAATTTCTTTAACTGATAATGCTACAGGTAATTTAATACATGCATTTAATGGTGCAAGTTATGTACTTACTGTAACTCAAGGAACATCTGGGAATAATCTTAATTTTGTTCAAGCAATTAAATGGCCTGGTGGAGAAACATATGTACCAACAACAACTCAAGGAAGTGTTGATGTTCTGAATTTTATTTATGCAAATAGTACTTATTATGGTGCTTATATGCAGGATATGTCATGACAGCCTATTATAATTTAGGAGCATTTTTAGGGTAATATTATCCTCCATTTGGTAATGGAAGTGATGGAGAAGTTATTTTAGGGTCTGGATCGGTAACTTTAAAAAGTATTTATGAAGATGATGATGTATCTGGAGTTACTACTTGGAGAGGTACAGATAAAGGATTAAATCACGGAACAGATTCTTATTTACCATATAGAAATAAAACATTTGGTAATTGTCGTAATGTTCCCAATTTTACTAATTTTACTATAAATAATGGTGCAACTTTAACAATTGATGCTTTAGGAGAAGGGACAGATTTAAATAATGGAGTAGCTTGGTTTTGTTGTACTGGAACTTGTACAAATAGTGGAGCAATAGATTTAGCAGCAAAAGGATGGATAGGCGCTCCTTGGACATGGGGAGATAGCGAGAACGGAAGAGGTCCAGGTGGCGGTATAAATGGTAGAGGTGGAAGTAACCCTCCGCCATATGGAGGAACTGGTGGACCAATTTATGGATCTACTAATATTCCTAAAAAACCATGGGAAAATTTATTTGGTTCAGGTGCTTCCGCTGGTGGAGGTGCCGTTTATGATGATTCTTGGTATGGTGGTGGCGGAGCTGGAGCGGGTCATAGAAGTGTTGGTGAAGATGGTTCAGATGGATTAGCAAAAACACCACAAACTGCGGGTCCTTCAAGTGGTATACCAGGAAATGGTGGAGGCGCATTAAGAATATATGCAGTTAATTTTAATACAGAGAGTGGAACAATTAGTGTAAATGGACAAAATGCAGTAAATGGACATGCTGGTGGCGGTTCAGGTGGAACAGTTTATATAAAAACATTAAACGGTAAGTTAGGAACAAATAAAATTACTTCTACAGGTGGAATTGGATTAACTGACTGGGCTAGTTCGGTAGGTGGGGATGGTTCAGAAGGAAGAATTCATATTGATGGACCATATACTGGAAGTACAACTACTCCACCAATTGAATAAAATAAAAAAGGAGAATTATGATGGTTAGAGGAGATGGAGGTCTTATAAATGTACCCGTTGGCGGTGTTGGGGGAGAAGCGTTTGACCCATCCCAAACTCTTACGCTAACAAATCCAGGAACAGGATTAGTTGTTGAAGGCGATTCTGTAATGCAGAGTGCTTTATATGCTGTAGATGAAATAATTTTTGCAGATGGAACTTCAATGACAACTGCTTCTTCTGGTGGCGGCGGAGGAGGGGGAGAAAATCTCTCTCAAACATTAGCTATTGGTAATTCAGCTGGATCCTATACAATTGATATGAACAGCCAAAAGATAACAAATGTCGCAACACCGACAAATAGTGGAGATGGCGTAAATATTGATTATGTATTAACACAATCTGAAGCAACTTCAGGGAATGCTTTGGGGCAAGCACAAGCTTATACAGATACAGCTTCAGGGAATCTCGCTTCTTATATAGATGTAAGAGATCAATGGGTATATGATAATGTCCCAAAAGGAATAACTTGGAATGAAGTTACAGGAACTTCTCAAGGGATGTCAGTAGGAAATGGTTATATAGCAAATAATGCATCAAGAGTAACTTTAACATTACCTTCAACTTGTGCAGTTGGAAGTATTGTTGCTTCTATTGGTAAAGGCGCTGGTGGTTGGAAAATAGCACAAAATTCTGGACAACAAATACATTTCATTAATGTAAGTACAACATCAGGAACAAGTGGATATGTTCAATCAACAAATCAATATGATGGTTGTGAAATAATTTGTATTACTGCAAATACTACATTTGCTATTAGAAATTCAGTTGGTACTTTAGAGGTAAATTAATTATGGCGATAAAACGTAGTGGAGATGTTTTACAAATATCTTCATCAGCTAAATCTTCTACAATATCTGCTACAGGACAAATGTATTATGAGACAGATACTCATAAAATAAAATTTGTTATTGTTGGTGGTGCTGCTGGTTGGACTAGCGGAGGAAATTTAAATAATGCTAGAGGGGCTGGAATTGGTGGTGCAGGGACTTTAAATGAAACATTATCTTTTGGTGGAGGTACTGGTATTAGTGCTTTTTCTGCTAAAACTGAAGAATATAATGGAGCATCCTGGACAAACAGTAATGATTTATCTACGGCGAAATATTTTGTTGGTGAGGCAGGTACTCAAAATGCTGGGTTATGTGCAGGTGGAAGTACTGATGTAGGTGTTTATACTGCCGTAACAGAAGAATATGATGGAGCGTCTTGGTCTGGAGGTGGTGCTCTTAGTACTGCCAGACAAGGAATGGGTGGTTGTGGGACTCAAAATGAAGCATTAACATTTGGTGGTAATAATGGCGGGCATTTAGCAACTACTGAAGAATACAATGGTGCGTCATGGTCATCTGGAGGAAATTTATTAGATTCAAGAAATAGTACTTCAGGATGTGGAACACAAAATTCAGCACTTTGTGCTGGTGGATATGATGGTTCTTATAAACCTGTTTCAGAAGAATATAATGGTTCGTCATGGTCAAATGGTGGAACAATGAACACGGGATATGGAATGCTTGCAACTTTCGGGGTACAGGGTGACGCAATTTCTGCAGGTGGAGATACTGGAAGTCCAAGTTCTAGTTGTGAGAGATATAACGGGACTTCTTGGTCTATTATGCAAAGTTTAAATACTGCAAGAAGAGCAGCTGGACCTGGAGGAGTTACTTCTGCAGGATTAACTTTTGGTGGCGGATGGTTATTTGATACTTATTTAAGTTCTACAGAAGAAATTACTGGGGCTGTAGAGAGGTATATACAATGATAATACAAAATTCTTCAGCATTTAAAGTTCCAATTATAACATCAACAACTGCACCAACAACTGGTGAAGAAGTTTCAGGAGCATTTTTAGGATATATGTGGTATGAAACAGACACTGCTAAATTAAAAGCATTTGTTGACGATAATAATGGAACACCATTAATAAAGGAATTAAATTAATATGAGTTATCAAAACAATGATAATTTTAAATATATACATATGACAACTTCAGCATCAAGTGGGGATTTTACAATTACCGGTAATGAAGGAATAATTTTTTATGAAACAGATACTGAAGCATTAAAAGTATTTATTACTTCTGGTGGATGGAGCTCTGGTGGTAATTTAATAACTGCACGTCCAGGATTAGCGGGTGCAGGATTGCAAGATGTTGGACTTTGTTTTGGAGGTCAAACTGCAGAAGCTCCATATTATAGAGATGAAACAGAAGAATATGATGGAAGTTCATGGGCAAGCGGTGGAGATTTAGTAACTGGTAGAGGTTCTCCAAGCGGAGCTGGTACTCAAAATGCTGGACTTTGTATTGGCGGACAAAATGCTGGTTCTCTTAGTTCTTGTGAAGAGTACGATGGAGCATCATGGTCAAGCGGTGGAGATACTATAACTGCAAGAAATGGCGGCGCAGGTGCAGGAACTCAAACAGCTGGATTAGTTTTTGGTGGAACTGGTGCAGGACTTACTTCTGAAGAATATAATGGATCAACTTGGGCAACAGGTGGTTCTTTATCTTGGTCAAGAATGACTCCTGCGAGTGCAGGTATACAGACAGATGCTTTAGCAATTGCAGGATATGTTTCAATTGATGCTTCTGTATTATGTGAATCTTATGATGGTGCTTCATGGAGTAGTGCAGGAAGTTTAAGTCAAAAAAGATATACTACAGCGGGATGTGGTGCAGATAGTAGTAATGCATTAGTATTTGGAGGTCTTTCTGGAAGTACAGTTCTTTCAAGTACAGAAATATACAATGGATCAAATTGGGCAAATACTGGTTCATTAAATAGTGCAAGAAGATATTTAGGCGGGGCAGGAACAACCTTAGCAGGATTAAGTATGGGTGGAAATGCAGTTGGAAGTACTTCTGGAAATACAAATGTTACAGAAGAATATAGTGGCAGTTCTACAGTAACAGTTCCAACAGCAGAATAAATAAAGGAGTAAAGTAAAATGAATAACAATACTATTTCTATACCTATGTATTCTGAAGAAAGTTTAGAGACAATTAAAGAAAGTCAATTTTTACCAAAAGAAGACTTTAAAGAATTAGAACAATTAAGAAGCGAATTGCAAGATACATTTGAAAAGAAACAAATGTGGAGAACAGAAACTGAAATGAGAATTTCTGTTCTTAATGATATTAAATTCCCAACAAATGCTTCTAAATACTGGCAATCAGTTAGAGAGCAATCTGTATTTTTTGAGAATTTAGTAACACTTTCGTTTGAATATAGAAGAAATAATATAAAAATAAAAAAATTAATGAAAGAAATTGAACAAGCAAAAAATGATTTTGAAAAAGAAGAAAAACAAATTGATTTAGATGAGGCATTATTTTCAAAAAAGAATATGGAATTAGCTGCCAAAGATAGAATGAGAGAAATAAAACTTTGGAGTAAAATTAAAAAAGAACTTGATAATAATACTTTTGATACTCACAATGTTAATAATCATCAACTTATAAGTTATGGTCAGAGATTTCTTAAAATGGGACTTAATTTAAAACATTCTCCCAATGCTAATACCGGAGAGGTTAATAATATATTGGGGCAAATGATAACAACATTAAAAGTCGCAAAGGATAATGGAGTTGAAGATGAGATTCTTAAAGCATTAACTCCAAATGAACAACAAGAAATTATTAATTATATGAAAATAAGCACTGGAATAGATTTATCTAAAAATTTACCAGAAGGTAAACCACAGTTAAGAATTTTGGAGGGTAAACAATGACACACAAATATTATGTTGCTGAATGTTATGGACAAGGGTTTATAACACATGATCATCAAGAAGAAGATAATCTTCAATTTGAAGGATTTCCTGGTAATGTATGGCTTGTTAGATCATCTACTGAAGAGAATTCAGGCAATATATTAACTTGGGCAGCTGGAGTAAGTGGTGAAGAAAAAACTCTTTCAGAGGCTCAAAATATTGTAGACGCAACAAATCCTACTGATATAGAAGGTAATCCAATAACAATAACAGTTCCTGCGTCATAAAAGATAAGGAGGATAAGTTATGTGGGTAAAGATAGTAGAATTTTTGCTTAATCAAGGTCTTGCGGGGATTGCAATACTGGCATTAGGTGGTGCTGCTTGGATTTTTTATAAAGATAATCAAAAAAAAGAAGTATCACATCATGGAGAAAAAAAAGAAATAACAGAAAAGTTTATTCAATTATCTAATGAAGCGGTAAAATATATACAAGAAAATACTTCAAGTCTTAAAGAATTACGAGAAGATATAAAAGAAGATCGACATGCGCGCGAAAGAGTTAATGAGAGAATGTTACAAGCATTGCAAGATGCAATAAGGGATTATAGAAGAGGAGAATAATAATGAATATGGTTTTTATAGTATTTGCAATAATGATGTTTATTAGTTTTCTTATTGCATCAAGATTAACATACACTTTTTTTAAATTAGCTGAAATAATGAAAAGCAAAAAGAATTTAGCTAAATTTTTAGGGTATTTTTCATCAGCCGGTGCGATTGTTGCATTATCAGTTTTAGCAACAAATATTATGAGTATTTTTGCTAGTACTGTTGATAGATATGTAACTTATCTTGTATATAGCTCAATTGGCACGCTTATTAATATATCTGTATTTGTATGTTCTTTAATTCTATTTTATATAGTAGAAATTAAAAACGGCAATGGTAAATCTATTAAATAAAGGCAACTTAAATGGGTGTAACAGGAACAGGACAACCTTATGTAAATCCGGGTGATATAATACAACGTCGCTGGCAAACACCAGCTGATGCAGATAGAGTTACGCTTGTTGATGAAAATGGCAATCTTATAAATGAAAGTCACCCATTACCAACATCAGCGACAATAGAATTAAGTGGAGTTAATATTGAAGCTGTCGCTATTAAAGATGGTACAACAGATTCTCAAAGAGCAGCAGTTGATAGCGATGGAAGTTTACACGTAAAAATTCAAGAAGTAGAACCTTTATCCGCTACAACTGTCAATCCTTCATATATATATACTTGGACAGGAAATAATCTCACAAAAATTAGAAAAACAATTGGATCTAATAGTTGGGAAAAAACCTTGTCATATACTAATAATAATTTGACAAGCGTTAGCGGATGGGTTTCAGTATGACATGGCATAAACACGAAGTATTAGATTTAGAACATGGAGAAATTAGAGGATTAGCACTTCCCGTCGAAACTGATGGTACTTCTGGTGAGTATTTAAGTAAAGTAAGTGATGATACAGCAGAAGGAACAATAACTTTTAATAAAGATATTATTCTTACACCAACAACTACTCCAAGTGGTTCTGAAGATGGAAGAATAACTTATTCACAAGGTGATTTATTTGTTTATGATAGTACAAGAACTAAATGGATAAGTTTATCGAGAAGAAATTTTGTTTTTAGTAGAGATGGGCAAAATCAATCATCTCAGTTTTTAAAAATTGGTGGAGTAGTTACTTCTGTAACTGGGTTAAAGATGCCAAGAAATGGTACTATTTTAAGAATAATAGCTAATTCAAGAAATAATTCAAATGTAACTTATGAAGTAAGAAAAAATGGAACACCATTAGCATCTCTAGTAATTTCAGGGACACAAGGTGGATTTAATAATTATATAAATGTAGATTTTAATGCGAATGATGATTTAAAGATATATATGAATGTAACTTCAGGCAGAGTTGATTATCCTGTAGTATGGATAGAAATAGCGTGGAGAATTTAAAAAGGAGGTAAATCATGGCAGGTGATATGACAATTATTGTAAAGAATAATTCTGGTTCAACACAGTGGATTTATGATTTAGGTATTTCAATAGCAAATACTGCACAAAGAACAATAAGTGATGAATTCACACAATCAGAAATATCAAAGTCGAATGATCTAAAGTCATTAGTTTTAGCAGGAACACTTGTCCTTAATAATGGTACAAGTGATATCCCAATCCCAGAAGCAGCTGAAATATTCAATACTATAAATGAATATGAGCAAGCAAATACTTTTGCGACATCTGGTGATTTAGAAAGTACATTAAGATTTGGTAATAGTGCAGGCAGTTTTGATATTGACATGAATAGTAATAACATTACTAACCTTGCTGATGCAGCAAATAGTTCGGATGCTGCAGCTTGGGGTCAAGTGTATACTTTAGTTGAAACAGCAACAGGTGCTATATCAACACCGAATTTAGAAACTGTTTTAGCTCAAGGTAATTCAGCTGGATCTTACGATATTGATATGAATAGTAACAATATTGTAAATGTTGCTGATGCTGATAGTAATGATGATGCAGCAAATTGGGGTCAAATAAAAGCATTAACTGAAACAACAAGTGGATCAATAGATCTACAAATAGTAACTGATAATGGGAATACTACAACAAATGCAATAACAATTGGTGGTAGTTCTACATTTCAAAATGATTTAACTGTACAAGGAGATCTATATGTTCAGGGAACTGAATATATTACTAATACGGAAATTATTAGTGGAGATCAAATTATAGCAGGAAAATTAGAGATTAATGGCGATTCTTATTTGGGAAATGAATCAACTGATACTACTTTTGTTAGTGGTGATATTTACATTGGCGGAGATGCTATTGTAAGTGGTGGTGGAAGTTTTGGTTCAGATCTTGATATGAATAGCAATCAAATTAATGAAGTAGCAGACGCTACTTTAAATTCTGATGCTCCTAACTGGGGCCAAGTTCAAACATTAGTTGCTTCAAGTTCTGGTGCGGAAACATTAGAACAAATACTTGCTAAAGGAAATTCAGCTGGTTCATATGATATTGATATGAACAATAATCAGATTAATAATCTGGCTGATGCCACTTTAGATAGTGATGCAATTAATTACGGGCAAGTTAAGACTTATGTAGAAACAGTAACTGGAGGTATTGATTTACAAGCAGTAACTGATAACGGAGATACTACAACAAATGGTATTAATGTTCAAGGTGCTTCGACTTTTACTGGTGGAACAACCTTTAATACTTCAAGTCAAACTTATGCTCCAGTAATAATCACACCACAAACTGCAGTTCCTTCAACAGCGGAAACTTCTGGTTCGTTAATGGTCTATGAAAATAAGACTTATATGTATGATCCAGTAAGGGCAAAGTGGTTGAGTATGGAAAAATTGCCTTTTGCGTTCGGTATTGGGCGTGCTGCTCAAGGAAATATTTACCTTGATATGGCAGGTGGAGTTGTATCTTCTCAAACAGGATATAGAATGCCTTATGCAGGAACAATTTTGGGTATAGCATTTGATAGTAGAAGTAATACTGATTCAGATATTGAGATCAGAAAGAATAATGTAGCTTCAGCTATAGCGACTTTATCCACAACAAATAATTCAGATGATGATTTTAATTTGAATATTGATTTTAGTGCGGGTGACAGATTGCAATGTTACCTAACATTAAATGGTGTTCAAAGAGTTAATTATCCTGAAGTTTGGGTATATGTAGCGTTTCGTGCCTGATGTATTTTAAGTAATGTATAAGTGTGTATGTAATAAAAAGTTCAAAAATACAGGTGCTCTGGCATCACATAAACGTTTTTGTAAAAAATGGATTAAATATAAAAATGAGTTTTATAAAAATCCACCGCTTTGCAAATGCGGATGTGGAGCACCTGTTAAAAAAATAGGGAATAAGTTTATTGCTGGACATCATAAGAACACTAAAGAATTTTGGGAGAAAGTAAAAAAGGGGATAAAAAATAGAGATAATTTATATTTAAAAGCATCAAAAAGAAAAAACAAAACATATGAAGAACTATATGGCAATGAAAAAGCGAATGAATGGAAGAACAATTTATCTCGAATTGCTTGGAATAAAAATTTAACTAAAGATTCTGATGAAAGAGTTAATAAATATGCAATAAAAATGTTGGGTAGGATAGGAAACAAAGGATTTTTGGGGAAAACGCATTCTAAGAAAACCAAAGAATTTCTTAGTAATTTAATGGCACAAAAACAAATAAGTCATCCTAGATGTAAATGGTATAAATATAAAAGAAAAAATGGAGAAATTATAAAAGTCCAAGGAACTTGGGAATTAAGGTTTGCAAAGTGTTTAGATGATATTTTTAATAATAATTGGGAATCACAATTTAATTTTGCCCCCATTAAATACCACAATAATGGAATTAAACGAAGTTATAGACCAGATTTTAGAATAAAAAATGAAGAAATTTATTTTGATGTAAAGGGATATTTTGATAACAAATGTCAAGAAAAAAATAAGATTAGTAAGAGAACAAAACAATGATAAAAAAATTGTTATTATTGATGAAAATCTATTAAAAAAATATGAAGAGGGAATAACTAATGGCTTCTGATATTAGAATAACAGCCATAAATAACACGGGCTCGCCGATTGATGTATATGACTTAGGAATTTCTATTCCCGCATCGAGTCAGCGAGCCCTTTATTTAGAATTCAGCGATGAAGATATCGCTAGTAGTTTAGATTTAAAGTCCTATGTTGAATCAGGGGATGTAATAATTCACGATGGAACTAAGAATCTTTCAGTATCAGAAGCCTTAGAAGTCTTTAATCAAGTTATTGGATATGAAGTAGATAAAACAATTGGAGAATCAGATCGATATATAGAATATATAAGAACAGGAAATTTGGTAACAAGCATTGTTGAATGGACAGATTCTGGTAAAACTAAAAAAATAAGAGAAGAAATATATACAAGGATAAATGGTTTAATTAGCCAAGTTCAAATAAAAGATTATGATGAAGATGGGAATCTTACAACAACAAAAACTACAACTATAAATAGAATTGATTCATTAGTATCAACTGAAACCGTGGAGGTTAGTTAATGTATCTAACAGGAGAATTTTTATTATTAGGAAAAACAGGTACTTTAGCTGAAGTTACTACTGGTGGTCTTATAAAAGTCGAATCATATCAATCTTCTTCTGCAACTCCTACAAGAACAATTATTCAAGATTATTATAATTTACAAAATTTTGCTTCAATTGACGAAACTGGACGATTACATGTCTCAACAGCTGCTCCAGCACCTCCCGATACAACATCAATATCGAATACTCAAAAATCAAATATGACAGGGACAGTTGATTCTTTTACGATAATTCCTTCAGGACATTATATTCAATTAACTTTATTTCAAGCTGGTTCCGAATATGATTCAGTAGCAGGAAGTAATGCGGAAATATATTATGCACCTAATGGCACAACAACAGGAATAGAGTTAATAGCCGCAATATATGTTAATGGTTCCTCTAATCAATTTGACATTACTTATATAACTCCAGAGGGTGATGGAACAAAGTCTATTCTTTTGAGAAGAAGAAGACTTGGTGGTGGTGCTAAAGAAATATTTGCAAAGTGGGGAGGATATTATTAATGCAATTAAAATTATTCTGGACTAATTTTAAAAATACTATTAACAACAAAAAATTAGCTGAATTTGTTCAGTACCTAGAAATAGAGTCAGAAGTAACAGGTACAGAATATACAATATTCTGTTCAGAACAAATAGTTACATATTATTGTGTAATAAATGATTCAGATAATCCCTCTGATGTTTCAGATTTTGAAAATAATTATAAATCATATTGTAATAAAAGAAATTTTGGAGAAGATTCAATTTTAGCAACTCTTAAAGGTGATGACTTATATCAAACAGCAAAAAAAACAAATATAGGAACTAGTGGGTATACAAATATTATTAATGTTACAGTTTCTAGCGGAAAAAGATGGTTAGTGTCTCATTTAAGTATAAGTCCAAATACAAATGGTGAATGGTATTTAGATATTAATGGAAACGCAAAAGAGGGTGGATATATAGCAGCTTTTAATTTTATAAAAAGTGATTTTTGTGTTCCTCTTTTAGCAACAGAAGGACAAACTGTGAGATTAAGATATAAACCACAATCTGCAAATGCTATTTGTTATGGATGTATTAGCGGGATGAAAGTAGACTAAGGAGAAAATATGGATAAACTTGCTATTCCTTATAACACTATAAAAGAAATACTTACTAATTATAATGTTCCTATATATTATTCATATAATGATGATAATACATATGATTTATTTTCTGCAAGTAAAGACTTTATTTATACTTGTAATATTACTAGTTCTGCTAATATTCTTGATTTTGAAGAAAACATAAAAACAAATTCTGTTGAAGTAACAGGCGGAGAAAATGTTGCTATAACATTAGCAACTATTCCATATAGATGGGCATATTCGGGATATAAAGTAGTTCAAAAATCTTTATATATAGATGGTAAAACATTAACTATAACTCCGGGTTCTTCTGGGGGATATATTGAATGGCAATATGCTTCTTTAGTTGAACTCCAAGGATTAGATGCTCAAGTATGTGGAGATGGAGCACAATTTGGAGATTATCTTAATTTAACAATTGAACATCCTATTGTAGGGGAAGTAAATAGATTTGGGAATAATGTTTTTATGTTTGAAAATAATATATATGGTGCTATTGCAGATGTTGTAGCAGATTTAGCTGCTGGATTAAAAATACGATTATCATATTATGCATGTGATACAAATGGAAGAAATATATTAGCAAGAGTGAGGTGTTTTAGATGACGCTTCAAGATATTATTGATAAATTAAATGATCTCAATTTTAATAATACTATACATAAAAATATTTTAGTAGGAACAAATATTTTTACTACATTAAAAAAAGAACTTGGGACAAGTGTAGCTAATAGAATCTATGGTATTCCATTTGAACTAGATAATACATTAGAAAAAGATCAAATTACTTTAGAATCTTAAATTCAAATACATAATGGAGAATAATAAATGGGCATAGGAAGAGCAACCTTCCCAAGAAGGCATTTTTCATATACTATTAGTTATCCAACTATTACTGCTGATAGTTATATAGAAATAACATTTGATAAAGATCCCGGCGATGCGATGGGGCAGGGAACTGTTCAATATATAGAAAAATTACCAGGTGTAGGATTTACTATTCATTTATCTTCTACAGTATCTGATAATATTCCTTTTACATATCAAGTAATAAATCCTGGAGATGTTGGATATTCAAATACTGGAGCAGTTAGTGGAGATTTATTTATATATGGTGATCTTTATGTTTTTGGGACTGAACATGTAACTGAAACAGAAATTTTAACCGGAGATCAACGTATTACAGGATCTCTTTCAGTATCTGGTGATACTCATATATGTGGTGAAATGTTTGGATGTGAAGATGTATCAGAACCAATGATTTATTATGATACTGAATCAACTGGATTAGGAGATTATACAGTTCATAGTGCATTAGATGATCTAAGTTATTTAATGCCATCAAGACCAAATAATATTGGACAAAATATTGCAGGAATTCCTAACTCTGGAATACCATCTTGGTCATTAGCTGGATTTGTATCTGGAAGATTTACTGATAATAGCACTTCTATTTCAACTTCATATATAACTCAACAAGGAAATTTTAATGTTACTGGTATTATGGCAAATGCTGATAGAGGTATTCTTGTTTGTGTAGTAAATAGTGTTGAAGTTGCAGAATTAAATTTAGAATCAATTTATGATTCATCAAAAAGAGAAACGGGCCAAGATAATTATACTCCTTCAAATATTGGAAAAGATGTTATAACATTAACATATCGATTACCATATTGGGATGATTATAGCGGATGGGGAAGTCCATATACTAATTATGATGAAAAATTCCCAGCATATCAAATAGCAACTTATAGTATTCCATTGAATTTAGTAAATGGACTTAATGATAATATTCAAATAATACATTATAAAGATATATCAAAAACAACAATTTATTCTATAGATAATAGTTATACGCATCTTAATACAATATTCAGGGATATTGGTCCGACACCCCCAGCGACATGGACTCCAACAATCTCATTAAATACATTAAGTTCAAATAAATATTTATCTGGAGTGAGATTCTATTCTACAGGTGATACATTTAACATGTCAGTTAATGGTGTTAATGTATTTGCTAATTCATATAAAAATAGTCCATTAGATTTAGATTTTACTCAATTTGATGCTGGAACTTCATCTATAACATATAATAATTTAGGAGCTGGATCTGCCCCGCTTCCCACGGATGGAGCAGTACATAATGAAGTGTTTGTTATTGGAAGTACTGGGACATTACAATCAGATGCAAGAATAAAAACTAGATTTGGGGATCCATTTAATGAAGATAGTTATAAATCTAGTGATCCTGGAATTTATTTAGTAAATACATATACAAATTCATCAACAGAATTAATTGAATATTTTAGAGATGAAACATATAGAAAATCTGGAAGTTCATCTTTTGATACCATTCCTTCATGGACTACTGGAGATTGGGATAGTACACAAAATTTAACAACTTATGATAGTGGTAATGGATTACAATTCTATGGATCATTGATATATCCAACTATTAATTACTCATCTGGATATTTACCAACACAATCAATAAATTATTCTGGATTATCTGGGAATAGAGTCTTTATACGCTTATTAAGAGATAATGGGACTCCTCATACAAATGGAATTATACAACTTAATGGAATTTCTTTTGCTCAAATAGAAGAAGGAGGAGGAAGTCAAGTAGCTCGTGTAGAGATAAAACTTCCATCACAAACTGGGTGGTTAAATCTTGGAAAAATTTTTAATATAGCAACTTTCACTGGTTCGGATGGAGATGGATGTTTAACTGAATATACGGGAAGTAATTTTAGTTGGACATCAGCAACATTTAGCACAGCTCTTTCTGGATATATGATTGCGATAAGAATTACATTTTTTAATAGTAGTATATCGTGTAGTTCATTGCAATTGATAATAACTTAGGAGATTAACCAGTGGGATTTTCAAATGAAACAAAAGTAGATAAAACGTGGAAGAATAGTTTAGATAAAGCATTAACTTCCACAAAAAAAGCATATTACGAAGAAGCTATTGGCGCTGCTAATATTCTTTTTGGTGATAGTGTTTGGGTATCTGATCTTCCAACTGATCCTAGTCAAGCTGTTACTCAGGGATTAGCAATACAATATGCTGATTTAACATTAACAGAAGATGTTACAGTTGAGAAAAAACAAGGTTGGTTAGCATGTGCAGTTGTTGATAATTTGGGAACAAGAATTAGAAATTGGATTCCTCCTAAATTTGGTGTTGGATATAATATAAGATTATATGAAGATAATGGAGCTGGTAGTAAAGGTACTGAAATATTTACTGCTGATAATATAAATTGGTTATTTGATTACGGCAATGGAATTCTTTTTTTAGAAAATCAACCAACAGGAAAAACAACTCCATTTCATATTTCTGGTTATGTATATACTGGATTAACTGCAACTTCAATATCTAGTGGAGCAAGTGGTCTTTCTATAGATATTGCAAATCAATTATATTTACGCAGAGATGGAACAAATAATGCAATAGGAACTGTTCATTTTGATGCTTCAGGAACAGGCGTTGTAATTAATAATAATTTAACAGTAAATAATATTCCATTTTATGATGATTCAAATACTCAATTAACAAATTTATTAGATGCAACTTCTATTGTCGGATCAATTAATGAATTAGCTTCAGGTGGAGATGACTATGGAGGAGAATATGTAAAAGAAGTAAATCCAGTAACAAGATTATCTAATACACAATTTAGATTAGAAGGCGATTTTACAAGTAGATATGTAAAAGATAGATTATTAAAAACAAAATATAATGGAACTCCTTATTATCATTTTGTAGAATCTTCAGTATTAAATAGTGGTTATACAACAGTTACTATTAATAATACAGTTATTAATGGATGGTCACTTCTTCCAGCATCAATTGATTGGTTGGGATATTCAGTAATTGGTCTTTCTTCTGTTTATACAGGAGCAATAAAAAATGGAACAATTATTGATGTTGATATTAATGAAGATGCACGTATTGATGATAAAAAAATATGGATAGGTGTATTTAATAAAAATTTTGAACAAGCAATTGCTGATGGTGATTTTGCAAGTTCAATAACTCAAGCTGCTTCAGCTGTAACTTTTTCTCCAACTGGTAATATACAATCTACTAATGTTCAAGATGCTATTGTTGAAGTTTCTTTACAACAACAACAAGGTGCAACATGGACAACTTATTCTGCTTCAGGTAATAATTCAACAGTAGATTTTATATTACCACATACAGTAGTACAAAACTCTGAAAATGTATTTCTTAATGGACTTTTAAGTTATCCAAGTGAACAATATGAAATACAAGGTGGTAATACGGTTCATTTTTATGAACCACCCAGTTTTAACTGGAAAGTTTTTATAAAGTATCAATTCTATGCATGATTAGGGGGTGAAATAAATGGCAATAATGCAAATTTTTGGGGGACAGATTACCGATAGTGCGATTACATCGGGTAAAATAGCAGACGGACATGTTATAACTGATAAAATTGCTGATTTAAATGTTACTGAAGCGAAATTAGCAACTGATGCAGTTACAACAAACAAAATTACAGACCTTAATGTAACATTGGGCAAATTGGAAACTAACGTCCAAAATGTCCTTCCTACTTCAGATGAAAAAGCAGCGTTAACTGGTCCATCGGGTTATACACCTAGTGCAAGTGACCCGTACGCGACACAAGATTATGTTGACAGTATAGTTGATACTACATCAGGTGCAATAACTCTACAAACTGTTACAGATAATGGTAATTCAACAACAAATGGAATAACTGTTGACGGAAGTTCAACTTTTAATTCAGATTTACATGTTGAAGGGGATTTATACGTAACCGGAACTGAATACATCACTAATACGGAAATAATTTCAGGCGATCAGATTATCGCTGGTAAAATAGAAATTAATGGTGATTCTTATTTAGGTAATGAGAACACAGATACAGTCTTTGTATCAGGTGGAATGTATATCGGTGGTCAAGTCGATATGCAATCACACAAAGTTGTCAATTTGGCCAATGGTACAGTATCTGGTGATGCAGTAAACTATGGTCAGATGACAGGTGGTGACTCTTCAACTTTAAGTTCTGCACAATCTTACACAGACACTGCGTCTGGTAATTTAGCAACTTATATTGATGTTAGAGATGCTTATGTTTTGGGTGAAGCTGAATCATATGCTGACGGTGTAGCTGCAACAGCAGAATCTAATGCAAATTCTTACACTGATACAGCATCTGGAAATCTCGCTTCATATATAGACGTAAGAGATGCATGGGTTTTAAGTCAAGCAGAATCTTATGCAGATGGAGTTGCAGCAACAGCTGAATCAAATGCTAATGCATATACTGATACAGCTTCTGCAAATTTAGTTGCATATGTTGATCAACAAGTTGGTGCAAACAATGATCTAGAAGAAATTCTAGCTAATGGTAACAGTGCTGGAAGTTATGACATTGATATGAATGGTAATAAAGTTGTCAATGTGGGAACTCCAACGGCTTCAGGTGATGCGGCAACCAAAGACTATGTTGATAATGCTATAAGCGGTGCTGGTGGAACACCAACTCAAGATGGTTTCTCTGGAACAGGTTCTCAAACAGATTTCTCTTTGAGTCAAACACCGGTTTCAAATAGCGAAAATGTATATGTCAATGGTATTAGGCAAAGACAAACAACTCACTATAGTATAACGGGAACTACATTATCATTTACAGATGCTCCAGATTCTGGTGCTCTAGTTGATGTTATGTATTCTTATTTAGCATAGTAGTAATTTGAGGGGGTACTAACCCTACCCCCTCTTCATTTTAAATTTAAGGGGATAAAGACGTAAATGCCATTAATGGAAATAACTGGAGGACAAATCCAGGATTTTACAATAACTAATGCTGATATAGCAACTGGAGCAGCTGTAGAAGAAAGTAAACTTCTATTTGATCCCATTTCTGGACATGCACATGATGGCGAAGATAGTAAGCAACTGGTATTTACATCTTTATCTGATGCACCTTCAGCTTATGATAATCAATCAGGGAAAGTTGTTAAAGTAAATGCCGATGAAAATGCTCTTATTTTTGGTGATGAAGGATATTTTGAAAGACAAAGTAAAATTGGTTCTGAAGGAATTTCTAGCGAATATGGAGAAAGAACTACATTTACTTTTTCTGCAAGCGCAATGGTTGATGATTCTGTTCTTCTTGTTTTTGATAATGGATTATTAATGAGAGAAGGATACGATTATTTTCAAAATGGTGTTGGAGAAATAACTTTTGCTTCTTCACGTTCTTTAAGTTCAAAAATAGCTTTTGTATTTTTACAAACAATGCAATCTGTTGTTCATGAATTAGATTTTTATAATTTTTATGTAGATGAACTTCAACTTGCAGATAATCTTATTCAACAATTTATAGGATTTAATGGAACTGTAATAGAGGCAAGAGCAATTTTAAGTACTGCTGCTTCTGGTGCAAGTGGAGAAAGTTGTGCTGTAGATATTGATAATAATGGAACTGTAATTAAAGCATCTGGAGACAATTATACATTTCCTCTTGTTTCTACAACACAAGTAGTAAAAACTTCTTTTGATTCTGGGGCAGAATTAATTGCAAATAATTTATTAACTTTAAATATAAAAGAACTTGGTGGGACAGGAAGTAAATTAAAAGTAATTCTCAAAGTGAGGCGAACTTAATGTCTAATGTTGCTTATGCTGAAATATTAGATGCAGAATATGGAACTGGTATGGATAAAGCAATAATAGTTTCTTCTGGCACAATAAATATTAAAGATATATATGAATTAGATGATTTAACTGGAGTTACTACATGGCGTGGAACAAACAAAGGGTTAAATTATGGTGTAGGAACTTATGATCCTAAAAATAGTAGCTATATAAATGCTACATCTTTTACTGTAAACAATGGTGCAATTATTATTGCTGATGCATGGGCAGACGGCACAGACGACAGAAAAGGTGTTGTTTGGGTAATGTGTACTGAAACTTTTACTAATGCGGGCAACTTTAATATGGCAAATCTTGGTGGTTCAGGTGGAACACCGTCACAAAATGGAGTTGGTTCTGGCGGTGGTGGCGGAGGAGAATATTCTTGCGACCACATTCCTCAAGGTGGAGTTGGAGGAAGTTCTTACGGAACAACAGATATTTCTATTTCTACTTGGGCTGATATTTACGGTTCAGGTGGGGGTGGAGGTGCTCCTAGATGTGAAGGTCATTATGAAGGAGCAGGTGGCGGAGGCGGTGGTGGACGCAATGCTGGTGTTACTGGTGATAATGGATTTACTATTATAGGACCAGGTGGTGCTTCAGGTTCTTGGGGTAGAGTTGGCGGTGGAGCAATAAGAATATATGCAAGAATTTTTAGAAATACTGGAACTATGACAGTAAATGGACAAGATGGAACTTTTCAAGGTATTGCAGGACACGGTGGCGGTGGTGGTGGAACTATATTTATTAAAACTGCCGATGGAGATATTGGAATAAATAAGTTAACTGCTAAAGGTGGAATTGGTGGTTGGTCTGTTCCCACTGGGATAAAAGGTGGCGCAGGATCTGTAGGAAGAATTCATGTTGAAGGCAGATATATTGGTTCAACAAATGAACCTGCAATAGAGTAATTGGGAGTTAAATAAATGTCGAATGAAACACAAATACAATTACATAATATAGAACAAGCATTAAACGGGGATTTTGCTGTAACAGGAAGTATTTCAACAAGTGGAGCTATTTTTCAAAATACCGTAACTCCCACAAATCCTAGTTCAGGTAGTATTAAATTATATTCAAAAGATGATAATAGATTATATTTTCTACAACCAGATGGTACTGAATTACCTGTAGGTTCTGGAAGCGGAGTAGGAATGGCTGGTATTCTTGGAGAAGATATTCTTGCAGGTGAGCCAGTTTATCAAAGTAGTTTAGATGGAAAATGGTATAAAGCACAAGCAATATCTGGTAAATTATCAAATCTTGCAGTAGCAAGTGCTGATGGTTTAACAGATGAAGAAATAACATTGGTTAGATTTGGATCAGTAGAGGCTTCAATATCAATTCCAAATTATCAAGATATATATTTATCTCAAGATGTTGCAGGTACTTATACTTCAACAGTCCCTTCCTCAGGAATAGTGACATTTATTGGAACTTCAAAAACAAGTAATGCGCTTGATGTTGCAATAGGTATTACTTCTTATTCCCTTGAAGTAACTGGTGCTGAAGATGTCGGAACTGCAATAATAACAGGAACTCTTGGTGAAACAATTGTATCTGGTCAACCAGCTTATCAAAAAGAAGAAGATGGTAAATGGTACTTAGCTAAAGCAACTCTTGGAACACTTTCATCTCTTTCAATATGTAAAACTGGTGGAGATACAGATTCAACTGGAACATTTATACAATATGGGAATTTAGAAGATTTAACAGGACTTCCAAATAGTTCAGAATTATTTTTATCTCAAACTATTGCCGGAGAAATAACAAGTACAGAACCAGCAACTGGTGTAATTGCTTATTTAGGAATGAGTAGGGGTACAACTAATTTTGATGTATCAGTTGGTGTTGTTGCTTATGATAGGAGTGGTGGTGGAGGAGATACTGGTACAGCAGTAATTACTGGGACTCTTGGTGAAGATGTTAATAAAGGTCAAGCAGTATACCAAAAAGAATCTGATGGTAAATGGTATTTAGCAAAAGCTGCAGATGGTATGGTATCTTCATTATCTATTTGTTTAATTGGTGGTTCTTCTGAAGAAACAGGAACTTTTTCAAGATATGGTACATTAGAAGATCTTTCGGGATTACCTGCAGATAGTGAATTATATTTATCACAAGATACTGCAGGAGAATTAGCAACTATTTATAGTGATGGATTAAATATATATGTAGGTATAAGTAGAGGGACAGATGTTCTTGATATTGCAATAGGAGTTATTGGTGGTTCAAGTGAGGGAGGCGGAGGATCTGCTTATATTACTGGAACATTAGGAGAAACAGTAACAGCTGGCCAACCAGTATATCAAGATAAAAATAATGGATTATGGCAATTAGCACAAGCAACTTCAGAAAAAATTTCTAATTTATCTGTAGCAACAACAGCTGGAGTTTCTGGTGATCAAATAAGTATGACAAGATATGGTTCTATTGAAAGTATATCTGGATTACCTGAAAATGCTGAATTATATTTATCACAAGATTTACCAGGCGGAATTATTGGAGAAAAACCAGCATCTGGAGTAATAGCATATTTAGGTATAAGTCGCGGATCTACTGTAATGGATGTAGCTATTGCAATGGTAGCATATCAATCGGGTTCTGGTGGAGGATCTGTTCTTACTGGGATACTAGGTGAAACAGTTATTAAAGGCGATGTATGTTATCAAAAAGAATCTGATTCAAAATGGTATAAAGCTAGAGCAGTTGAAGGGGAAATAACAAATCTTTCAATAGCAACAATTGGTGGTAGTGCTGATAGTTCAATTACTTTTACAAGATATGGTAATTTAACTGAATTATCAGGATTACCAGATTCTAAAGAACTTTATCTTTCACAAACAACAGCTGGATCACTTACAGATGTTGCTCCAATATCTGGTGTAATTGCTTATGTTGGAATGAGTATTGGAACAACACAATTAGATGTGGCAATTGGGACAATTGCTTTTGAAGCTGGTGGTGAAAGTAGCGGGTCAGGAGGACCGAGATGGTCACTATTATTAGGAGGTATGTAAAATGGCAGGAGATGGAGGATTAATTGAGATTGTTGGGGGTCAAGAATTTGATCCTTCACAAACATTAACTTTAACAAATTCTAGTACGGGGTTAATAGTAGAAAATGATGCCGCTGTTTATGGGACTCTTACTATAGGTGCGAGTTCTGTTAAAATTAATAATGATGGTATTATATTTCCCAATGGATCTACTCAAACTTCTGCTGGAGGTGCTGGTGGTAGCGGAGCTGGATTAGAAGTAATTGAATTAAAATCTCAACTTGAAAAAATTGGGGTAGCTTATCCCATATCAAATCCTAACATATTAAATGAAAGTTTTACAGATTCTGCGAATGAAGTAGTTACTCTTAGAACTGCTTATACAAGCGGTGGATCAACTATTATAGTTAATGTTGATAAAACTGATTTAGATTTAATGGATGCTACAACTGGATGGACTCAAAATACTGGGACGCCAACAATTGCTCAAGATACTGTGAATTTTATTGAAGGCACAGCTTCTGTAAAAATGAGTAAAACAGCATTAAATGGGGATGCTGATATGTATAAAGATTTTACTGCATTTAGTATGAATAATACTCTTTTAACAGTGTCAGCGCGACCAGATACATTAACAAATGTTGATTATTTATATATTGGAATTGGATCTTCTGCATCTGATAGTGTTTGGTATAAAATTGAAGATACCGATTTAACAGCTGCACAATGGAATCATCTTACTATAAAATATGCATCAGATACTCCTTTTAGTACTGCTGGAACTTATGTGCCATCTGCTACTACTAGAATTTGGTTTGGAATTCATACATCTTCTTCTCAAGATGTTAATGTTAGTTGGGATTTTGTTACATGGTCTCCAGATTATACTTTACCTTTAGAAATACCTCAAAGAAGATATATTTGGGATGGAACAAATCAAGAAGAGATAATAATTTCTGCTGCCGCAGGAACAGGACTTGCGCAAAGAAATACATATACTATTTCTCCACTTACTTATTCTTATGCAATATCAGATACTTTTTCTAAAAGAAGAAATATAACAATTGATACATATACACGTAGAGGCGAATTTATGGCTGGGTTAACTGGTGATGCTTCAAAAACTGCTTATGATAAAACAGGCAAATGGCTTCAAGAATCTGTTACAAGCGGAACATTAGATTTATCTCAAAGATGGTGGGATGAAAGTTTTAAATTAACAGATGTTCCTTCAACAACACAAATAAAAGCATATAGTGTAACTGATAAAAGCGGATATTTTAAAAATGGGGATAAAATTCTTTTATATGATTATAAAAAAATTGGTGGTAAATATAATTCAAGATACAACTCAACAATTGGTAGTAATGCAAAAATTGTTAATTTAACTTCAGATACAACTTATGCTAGTGGTAGTTATGAATTAACTTTTAATCATGATGGAACAAATGCCGGTGTTGATTCTTCAACATGGTATGTTGCAAGATATTCTGCAGAATTAGGATATGCTTATGGGGCACAAGCAGATAATCCCGCGATAACATTTGAAAATCCTACTACTATTGTTCCTATTGGAGATTATATAGAATTTCCGCCTTCTTTATCTGCTTACTGGAATTTTGATAATGAAGTAGAAGATATAAGATATGGGAGAAATTTAACTCAATATGGAACGCCAACTAAAATTGCAGGAAAATTTATAAATGCATATACTGGATTTTCTAGTAGTAATAGATTTTGTGCTTTTGATACAGCATTTGATTTAAATACAGATGAACATATTACTGTAGAAATGTGGTTAAAATTTGCGACATGGACAGGGACTTATCAAGTACCTTTTGAATGGTCAAGAAATGATGCTAATGCATTATCAAATCAACCATTTTTTATAATGTATGCTACAAATAGATTTTGGTGGAGTTACCATATAACTAATGCAGCGGCTGAATTTGATCCAACTCCTTATCGAGATGGCGAATGGCATTATATTGTAGGAACATTTAGTGGCGGTAGTGGAGGATATTTTAGACATTATTGTGATGGAGTTCAACAAGCAAGTTATTATGCATCAAGTACTGGATATTTTCATACAGCTTCTATGTATCCCGCTATTGGAGCTGATACATATAGTAGTGGAACGGTTGGTCGTTATCCGTGGTTAGGAGATATTTCAGAAGTTGCAGTTCATGTTGGATATGTAATGCCAATCGAAGAAATACAAGCAAGATATGCCAACGGATTAGGTAAAAGATATGGATTTGGAACGGGATTTATTTCAAGACTTCAAAAATCTGGAATAGATGCTGAAAAATTATTTACTAGTACAAAATTAACACGACAAGATCCTACAAATCAAAATCCAAAAGTGTTCCAGAGAGATGCAATTATAACATAAGGAGTAAGAAATGAAGATACAGTTTGGGAATTTAAAAGTATTTATTGATTATAGTGAAAAATATACACAGGCTTATGCTTCTGATATGGAAAATCTTTATTATCAAGAAGGACAAGTTTCAGATATTTCATTTGATTATGATGCAGAAAAAACATATATTGTAGAAACATTAAGCGCTTCTGGGTCTGGATCATAATTGAGGAGGAACTAAAATGGCAGGTAATGGCGGTTTAATAGGGACAGGTCCAACATTTAATACTGCAGAATTTGAGGATATGTGTAAAACATATTCTGGAACTACTACTGTTAGTGGTGCAGATGCGGTTATAAATTTACCTTTTAATTGGGCTAATGGATTTGTAAAAATTATAAGATCTTTTACATCAGGAGAATATTTTGAAGATGATATAAATAGTATAAATACTATTATGACTTCATATGATGCTTTGACAAATTCAAACTATACATCTGATCAAATACTTGAATTACTTTCCAGTGCTTCCCCATTAACTGCAGATAAATCTACTAATTTATCGGGGGTTCCTAAGTCAGCAACGACAACCTCTTTCACGCTTCATAATAGCGGAACTATTGTATATGTGAAATATTTTGTTTATGCGCCATATACCCAAGCGGTAACGATGGCAAATTTGCAGGTAGATGAGGTAATTACAAAAACTGGGAACCAAGAAAAATCAGGAACTTTAACTTTATCTGCGGCAGGAACAGGATTAATTGTTGAAAATGATGCTGTAGTTTATGGAACACTAACAATCGGAGCGAGTTCTGTAAAAATAGATGAAACTGGAATTACATATCCAGATGGAAATAAACAAACATCGGCTGGCGTTCCTTCTGGAACAGTCATGATGTATGGCGGAGCAACAGCTCCTACTGATTGGTTATTGTGCGATGGTTCAGCAATTTCAAGAACTACATATGCTAGATTATTTAATGCGATAGGAACTACTTTTGGAGTTGGCGATGGTTCGACCACTTTTAATGTTCCAGACTGTCGAGGTATTTTTGTAAGAGGTGCAGGAAGTCATGGCAGTTTAACTAATGCTAATGGTTCTCCTTTTTCGGGAACATTAGGTACAGAAGCAAATGATAAAATACAAGGTCACTATCATTATCTTGACCCTGCAAAACATACTAACGCACAAAACATTCCTTCACCCACAGGCGGTGGGAATGCTCTAAGTGGAGGTTCTTTTTATCCTTCAAATTGGAGTAGTACTGGTGAACCTTATAATGACGGAACTAACGGAGCACCCAGATTTGGCACTGAAACTAATCCTGCAAACATTTGTTTAACATATATTATTAAGACCTAAAGGAGCTGAAAATGCCTAAATACTATGATGCATTAGGAAGATTAAAACAAGATATAAGTGGGACACCAAGAAAATGTTGGAATGATGAAATGTACTATATAGATACAGTTTCGCCAGATGTGGCAATAGTTGTTCCAACAGCTACAGATATAGTAACGGCAGGAACTGAAAATGTATCAGGCGAATTAGTATCAGTATCCGTATCGGGATTTAATAATACTTTCAATGAGGAATTTTATTTAGAGCTAGAAATCAACAGAGTTCGTAATACTAGAGACTCAAAACTTGCAGAAGTAGATTATATATTTGTAAGACAAAATGAGGAATTGACACTAATAGATGAGGGGATAATAACCACAACAACAATTCCTACAAGTGCATATATAGAGTTTTTAGAATATAAAAAAGAATTAAGAGATTTACCAGATACAATAACGAGTTTTGAGGATTTAAACTCTCTAACTTGGCCAACAAAACCATCGGGGGGATAATATGTATAATCAAGCTATTATAAATGGTAATTTTGATATATGGCAAAGAAACACTTCTTTTACAAATCCTTCAAATGAAGATTACACAGTTGATAGATGGAAAGTGGTAAGGGCGGATGCTTCAGGAACTGCACCAAATGTAAATGTTGAAAGAAGTACAACAAATTTACCAGCAAATGGTAAAAGTAAATATAATGTAAAATTATCTCCAACTTCTACTGGCTCAACTGGAGTAGGTATGAAATGGTTTTTTAGACAAATGGTAGAAGATTATGAAATATTTCAAGGGAAAACAGTTTCGGCTTCAGTAACAATGACGATACCAAATGGGGCTAAAATGTATTTACAGATATGGGATTATAATAGTGAAAGCTTTTCCTTACAACAAACAGGAACTGGAAGTGAACAAACAGTAATATTGACTCATACAGTACATGCTTTGGCAGGAGCATTAGCAGTAGGAGTTATTTTAGCATACGACACTCAATTTGTAGCAACTGTCGGAGATTATTATTTTTCACAAGTTCAATTAAATGTAGGTGAAGTAGTACTACCCTTTCAACCAAAAACTTTTGAAGAAGAATTATTAAAATGTCAAAGATATTATAGTAAAAGTTTTCCCTATGATAACTTTCCTGGAGGTGGAGCTGATTATTCTGGACAATGTGAGCTAACAGGTAGTTCACCAAATGATACAGTACCTTCTATGGAATATCCTGTTCAAATGAGAACAACACCTACCGTAACTGTCTATTCTCCAGCTACAGGTACTTCTGGAGCAATTAGAAATTACGAATCATCTTCTGATATTACTTCTGTGTTAGTAGATGGCACGGGAGGGGATAGATTTAGAGTATATAAAGGGAGTGCTATTGTTGATTCTGTTCTATATGGTGTTCAATGGACTGCAGATGCTGAAATGTAAGGAGTAAAAATATGACGATTTCAGGAAAATGGGATATTAACGATTATGAAGTAGTATATACTGAAACTGTAGAAACAAGCGCAATTAAACGAAGTGATAATGCATTTATTCCAATGAATGAAAATAATAAAGATTATCAAGAATATTTAGAATTAAAGGGGGAATAGAATATGCCTACACAATTAACTCAATTATGGTATTGTCCTACATGTGATTCAAATGTACCATTAGAATATGTAATTTTTGTAATGAATGGAACTGATAAAGAAATGATCTGTAAAATATGTGGCAGTGTTTGTCAGAAAGTCCCTGTTTAAATTTAATTAAGGAGAAAATATGGCTGGTGGTGGAGGATTAGTTGGCGCAGTCGACTTATCTAATTTAACTACAGATGTTTCAACAACCGGAAAAGGAACTTTTGGGGAACTAAAAGTAACTGGTAATTCGCCAACAGCTGGAAAAGCGCTAATTGCACAAGATAGTGAAGGAAATCTTAACTGGGGCGATGTAAGCGCAATAGGTGGAAATAAATTATCAATATTATTGATGGGAGGATAAGAACATGGCAGAGCAACCAAAACGATTAGGGGCAATAACAAGTACAGTGGCAGTCACTGGGGAAGCTTCTAGTGGGCAAATTTTATATACAGTTCCTGCAAGTACGAGCGCAATCGTATCTACCGTGATTGTTTGTAATCGTGGTGGTGCTTCGGGGACTTTTAGACTTGCTCATGTAGATGGCGGTGGCGTAGCGCAATTAGCCGATGAAGATTACTTATATTATGACGTAACAATTCCAGGAAATGATACTTTTACGGCAACAATAGGTCTAGGCATGGAGGCAACCGATTCGCTTGTTATAAAAGGAAGTCTGGAAGCAATTAATTTTGTAGCAGAAGGTATTGAAATAACTGCATAAGGAGTTGAAAGATGACACAGGGGTTTGTTAAAAAGAACAGTTTAAATACTGTTCAATTTGAAAATATGACGAGAATGTATTCTGGAGAAGTAACAGTAACAGGTGGAGATACTACTGTTGATTTACCTTTTGATTGGACAGGAGGTTTTATTTGGTTACTTCATTCAGCTAGTGCTACAGAATGGACTGATGCTACAGGAAATTCAATGGGCTCTTTTGCAAGTTATGATTCTCTAACTAATTCAAATTATACTAATTATCAATTAATACAAACACAAACGGCTGCTCCTTTTTTTAATGCAGTAGCAAAAACTTATAATGATAGAGGAATTATTCAATCTGCAACTCCGACATCTTTTACGATAAATAATCCTTCTGGAACTCAATATGTAAAATATTTTGTTTGGGCTCCGTATACTGAAACTTTAACAATGACAAATGATGGAATTCAACAAACAGAAGTTCCTTATATGACTAGAATGTGTAGCGGTTTAACTACAGTAACTGGCGGTAGTGGAGATGTAACTGTAAATCTTCCATTCGATTGGACTGGAGGTCATTTACAGGCATTTATAAGCAATGATTCAACAAAATGGTTGTCATCAACAGGTACAGTTCAAATTTATGATGCATCATATGATTCGTTAACTAATAGTGCATACTCTGGTGGGAATCAAATTTTTTCTCATGATATTACCGATGGTGCAAGTCACCATTTAGTTCAGAAAACATCAAATTGGCCAGGACAACCAAAATCAGCAACTTCAACTTCGATAACATTTGAAGATGATGGTGCAACTACAGTATACATAAAATATTTTGTATGGGCTCCCTATACAGCAAAATTAATGGTACAGGCCGATAAACAATTAATGTTAAATGGTGCAGGAGCACCAGAAGGAATTACACCTAACGCAATAGGCGACCAATACATAGATACTTCAAATGGAAAACTTTGGTATGCAGTAGGAACTACAACAAGTGATTGGATAAATACAAATGGTCAAAGAACAGGTGGAATATTAATTCCTGGATATGTTTATTCATATTGGAAATTAGACCACATTTCTGGAAACGCAGTGGATTATAGAGGAAATCAAATTCTAAATCAATATGGAACTGTTCCTAATGTAAACGGGAAATTTGGAAATGGTAAAGGACCTTTTTCTACTTCTAATTATTATGGAGTAGATTCTGGTGGGTCTTCTTCTACAGTATTTGATACAAATAATTTCTTCGCTGAATGCTGGATTAGATCGACGGGATTTTCGGGTTCTAATGAAGTAATTTTTGGAAAAAATAATGGAACGACAAGAACAGCAGGTTGGGGATTTCATGTAATTGGAAGTTCACAAAAAATTGAATTTAGAGCAGGAAATAGTTGGGCACTTCTTTCTGATAGTGCAGCTTTAGATGATGGAAATTGGCACTATTTGGCTTTTGGTAATAGAGCTATTTCTGGAGCAAATGAGGGAAGATGTTTTGTTGATGGAACAGAACAATCATCTACTGCAACAGGTGCTTCATGGGCAAAAACAACAGCTGATTTAATCATTGGCGGTGGAGATCAAGTGGGCGCAGTTGTTGGTGCAGCAACTGTCATAGAAATTGATGATTGCGTTTATTGGAGTAGTGTTCCATCTTCGTGGACAGATATTCAACAATATGTAACTGATAGATGGAATTCCGGGGCTGGAAAACAGTATTCATAAGGAGTTGAAAAATGGCACAAGGATTTTTAAGAGATAAAAGTTTTGATGAGATAACATTATCTGATAATTGTAATTATGCTTCGGGTATTGTCACTGTTGGCGCGGGAGGCGGGGATGTAACAATAGATTTACCATTCGACTGGACAGATGGATATTTAGAAGTACATCAAACTGATACAGAAGCTTCTCCTATTGATGGGACAACAGGACATATAATGTATGTAAAAACTTCTTATAATGAATTAACAAATGCAACTTATACTAATCATCAAACAGTTTATATGCCAAATACTGGATATGGTGCTTCAGTTATTAAAAGCACTGCTTCCCCTGGTTGGCCAAAATCAGCAACTCCTACAAGTTTTACGTTAAATGATGATGGTGCAAATACATGTTATGTAAAATGGTTTGTCTGGGCTCCAAAATCAACAACAATAACTATGAATTCAGTAATGGGAAAAATTACACAAGGTTCTGGTGTACCAGCTACAGTTCCAGAATTAATTGGTGATATGTATTTTGATCAACAAACTGGAAAAATGTATGTAGCAACAGGAACAAGTGGAACTTATAATTGGGCGTTAATGGCACAAGGCGCAACAGATAGTTTTACAAAAGATTCAGTGCCTGGAATTATAAATTGGTGGAAAGCAGATGGAACACTTACAAAAGATGGTGGCAATGCTGTATCTCAATGGAATGATGAAACAGGAAATGGTGACCATATGGTACAGGCAACAAGTACAAATCAACCAACTTATACAGAAAATGTTATAAATGGTAGACCTGCTCTTTATTTTGATGGAAATGATTATTTAAGAAAAACAAGTGGATGTATAACAACTACTGTTCCCGCAACAATATTTATAGTACTTCTTTCTCCTAGTTCTTCTACAAATCAAGGAGTATTTGGTTCTTCCGATAATGCTTATGTATATGTTGGGTATCCTGTAGACGGATATGTTGGATATTTTCAATATAACAATTGGAATGGCGGGCCTGCTGTGCCTTCAACTTCATCAGCATATCTTTATGTGGTAAATTGTACAGGTGTTGCAAATACTGGATATATGGAAACAAATAGTGGAGCAGATAAAACATTAATAGCAAATGCAAGTAGTTATGGATTATTTACGGCAACAAGCAGAACAATTGGTGCAAATTCTAATACACTTGGTGACCCTTTTACTGGATATATTGCAGAAATAATTGGGTATAGAGGGAATTTAACAGATACAAATAAAAATATTGTTAAGAATTATCTTAACTCAAAATATGCACTTTACTAATAAGGAGGATATATGGGCGACATAAAATATAAAGCAGGTGATGTCGTTCTAGTTGAGCATTTTAATTTAATAGCATGGATTATAAAATTAGGGAATTTATGGACAAGATTATTTGATCCTGAAAAAGTTGGAATAAATTATAATCATATAGGAATAATGATAAGTGAAAAACATATTGTTGAAGCATTAGGGAATGGTGTTATAATGAGACCGTTTCCATATAAGAAAAATTTTGCTGTATATAGAAAAAAAAATCTTACAGTAAATTCAAGAGAAATATTAAAATCAGCGGCATTAGATCAAGTTGGAGAAAAATATAGTTGGTTTTTAATTTGTGTAATATGTATCCTTAAATTTCTTCGTATAGAATGGTTATTCACGGGGATTGGATATACCGGAAAAATATGTTCAGTTGTTGTAGCAAAATGCTATGAAAAACTAGGATATTTATTTAAAAGAAATGAATGTGTAGATGTTATAGATCCGGGGGATATTGCAGAACATGTTATGATTTCTGAAGAATGGACAAAGGTGGAAGTGAGGTGAATCAATGGTAGAATCTAACCAAAGAATAAAACTTACAGACAATTTTAATTTTGAAGAGTATTTTGTAAGTAGTAACTATCCAGGACTTGCTGAAGATGCTTACAAAGAAGTTTTAGATGATGATTTAATTCGTAGAAAACTTTCACATCATGCAACTCTTTGTGCACAGCCTATAAGAGATCATGTTGGAAGTTCTGTTTCTATAACTAGTGGTTATAGAAGTAAAGAATTAAATGAAAAAATTGGAGGGTCATCTTCAAGCGACCATATGAAGGCATTGGCAGGAGACCTTGTGGTTGACAAATATTTAGGAAATACTGAAGAAATGAAAAAAGTTTTTCAGTGGGCAATTGACAACCTTTGTTATAGACAAATAATTTGGTATCCACAAGATGATGATAAATTTATTCATACTTCAATAAATTGGCCTGGAGTTTCCTATAAACATGAAGCGCGGGTAAAATGGAACGGTGAGTATATGTTAGCAAAAGATTTTTTTAAGGGAGGTTATGTATAATGTGGGAGAAAATTAAAGAATGGGCAGGAATAATAGGTTCGATTTTGTTAATGATTCTAACATTGGGATTTTTCAAGAAGCAGGAGGATAAGAAAAATGTTGAAAAAAAGTCTAACGCGTCTGTTAATACTGCTGTTAATCGTAGCAAATCTGCAAGGCGCAAGCGTCTCAAAAACCCTTTATGATGATACTATTGAACGATTGAAAGTTCGATATGGGTCAACTTATAATAGAAAAATAAATCCTCATTTTTTAGAGTATTCTTTAGTAACAGGAAATGTAGAATATTCAGCATTAATAGATGAAGATTATGAGATCTTTATTGATACATTAATGCAAAGAATGCAGGATATTGAAATGGAAGATTTAGAACCAAAAAAAATTGAATGGTATGAATCAAAAGAATTTGGATTTGTAGTTGGAGTCTTGACGTCATATGCTATTTATAGCACTGTGAAATAAAGTTCCTTCTATTATATATTAACGGGGAGGTAGTGTAAATTACCTCCCTTGTGGTGTCTATATGATCAGAAAATAGTTGTTTAAATCCTTTCATTTTTACAGTATAATATACTAACAAATTAAGAAAGGAGATCACAATGACAGAACAACAAGAAAAAGAGATAAAAGTATTTGGAACAACAATAGAACATATAGAAGATTCTATTCAAAATTTTGATGGTAAGATATCATTTGCATTTTCAGTATTAAGTGATTCTCAAGAACTTATAGGGATGGGTGATCATGAATCTGCGAGACAGCATATCAATATAGCAAAGTATCTTTTGGGTGATGTATTAGATGATGAAAAAGTTAAGAAATATGGTCCTGAATATTCAAGGTTATACGGGAGAGATAAAAAATAACAGTTTAAATTGGAAAGAAAGCACAGTATATTAAAGTAACAAAAAAAGGAGAGAACAATGAGAAAAGGAATAGCACATTTATATTGGCCAGGGTTAAGTAGATGTGGAAATAAAAGAGGATATGATGTTGAATGTGAGATACTTAATTTTAAAAAATCTGGTTACGGAGAAGGCGGAAGAAATTATTATGGTGATCGTTATCTTATTAAGTACAAACCGAAGACACATAGCACAAAAAATGGATATAGGAAACAATGGGTAGATACAAATCAAGTAAAAGAAATAAAGGAGATATAAAATGAAAGTACTACATGTAAATATTGGATCAAGGAAAGCAACGAAAAGGTTTGATGATAGTGTAAGCGATGAAGCGATTATGAAGGAACTTAATGAATTAATAGAAAAAGATTCTTGGGTAAGTTATGATGGTAATAGATTATTCAATGGAACTTTAATAACAAAGGAGTAAAACAATGAAGAAAGTAAAAGTATTAGATTTAGAACAAGCAGTAGCACAAGTTTTGGATTGCAGAATGAATCACAGAGCTATGTATCCAGGAGAAAAAATATCTAAATTAATAGAATATATGTTAGATGGTAAAGATAAAACTTTAAAAACTTTGAAAGAAAAAAAGAAAGAAGATGAACAAGATTTTAATTATTATTATGGCGAAGATTTTCTCGACAAATTAGAGACATTTTTTGATGTTTACGAAAATAGAAAAGTACTGAGTGGGAATAACGAGTTTGATATAGTTATTTCTAATTATCAATCTTTTAACTATGGGAATTATCAAGAACTTAAAAAAGCTAATTTGCTTTATTTAATTAGAGAATTTGATGATTATTTTAGAGGGGATATTAAGAAAATTTATAAAGTGTATACTAAATGGACTATAATTGAAACTTATAAAGATGATGAAGGAAAAAAGTTTTATAGTACAGAATATACTTCTAATTGTTTTGATAATTTCGAAGATGCTTTATTTTATGCAATGAATGAGCATCAAGCTGAAGCGATGGGAATACTTTATAAAGCAAAGGAGGTATAGTTATGAGAAAGTCGGCAGCTGAAGCGATAGCAAATCATTTTATGATGGAGGTAAAGTTGGCATCAGGAAGAGTAGAAGAGTGGTATAAAACAGCAACTCCCGCGGCAAAGTCAAAAGCACGAGATAGATTAGCACAATTATCAATTGAATTACATAAGTTAGCAGCATACTTAAAAGATCATGACATAAGAGATCGTAAATAAAATAGTTATTTAAGTTGAAAGAAATTTACAGTATATTTAAATATCAAATAATAGGAGAATAAAATGTCAAGAACAATGGAATTATTAGATCAAATGAAATACTATTGTATTGATTTAAAAATAAGAGATGAAAGAACAGTAGCAAGTTTTATAAGGAAAATAAAACGAGCTGCAAAAAAGGAAATCAAAAATGTTAATTAGTGCAAGATGTAAATGCGGGAATGATAATAAAAATAATTTTTTTGAATATGAAGGATCTCTTGGATATGAAGCAATAATTTGTAAAGAATGTTGTGGATATTTTGATAATGATGGAGAACATGAGGCTGATGAATGGAGCAAAGAATTTGTTAAAAATAGAAAAAAATATGAAGGGAGTAAAGACAATGAAAAAGCAAAGTAAAAATTATACAGCAAAGGATATTCCAGTTTTAAAAGAACAAAAAAAAGAAATGAAAAAACAAGCTCAAGAAACGAGGAATAAGATAAGAAAACTTGAAAAGAAAGTAGAAAAACTTGAAGAGAAAGCTGATAGTTTTGATGAAAAAGCAGAAAAAATACAAAATCTTATAGGGCAATTAAGGATTGGCGAAAGTGATGTAATTGTTGGCGATGTAGTAGCTTATATTGTAAATGATAAAGTTCGTTATGGTGTTGTTGAAAGTATAGCTTTCGATCCTTACGATAAAAAAATAGAATACAAAGTAGTTAGAATTAAGGTGAATATGGATATTCGCTACAATAATAACTCATATGATAATTATGAGAATTTAAATCGTAAGGATTTTAAACGTTATATGACAGCTAGGCAACGCGATGAACATCTGCGAAAAATGGAAGTTGAGGAACGGGAAAAGAAATTAACTAAGCAGGAAAGAGCTCAAAAGAAATTTGATAATATTAAAGAAGCTAAAGATATGCCAGTTGAAATAAAGGATGAGGCTATCTAAAGCCAATATTACAGACACAGGGGGGGTGTGAGATGATCATAATCAGGAGTTTATTAATAGTTTCATTAGCTTGGTTTGTTTACATTATATATAAAAAGCCTGTTAAATTAAGTTATCTGATTGCGAGATGGTCGATTGTTGGAATACTGAGTGGATTATTAGTAAGTACATTTTAAGGAGCGGGAAAGGGGTAAAGTCATGAAAAGTTATACACCAGTTATGATCAAGATCGCAGAAAAGTTAGGAAGAAGTCTGAGTAATATTAGAAAAACAAAGCAATTTGATTATGTAATGAAATTTGATTTTGTTGATATTAATGTAAAGTACGCACTTAATTAGTTTAAATTTTAATTTTTTTGCAGTATATTAATGAAGAGGTAAAAACAATGATTTATGAAGAAAAAGAAATTGATGAATATAATGAAGAAGAATTGAAAGCAATTTTTGGATAAAGGAAAGTAAAATGATAAAAGAAAAATATGAAAAAATAACTGGAAAAGAGCTTCCTATAAAATCAAAGATGGAACCATATATTTCTTCAATAAAATTAACTCTTGATCAATTTTATAAAATACATAAAGGATTCACGGGTTGTGGATGGGGAAGAGTAATAAATTTACCTTGTGATTATTATTGTACAAAAAATGAAAACGAATTAATTGAAGTATATGGTACAAGAAATTTAGGACATAAAACTGATATTTTTTTACTTACAAAATAAAGGAGAGTAAAATGAGTACGCGAGCAAATATAATAATTAAAGATGAATATGAAGAATTAATTTTTTATAGACATTCTGATGGATATCCCGAAGGAACAATGCCAACATTAAAGAAATTTCTTAATCTTGTTAAAAGTGGAAAAATAAGAGATGATGCAAGTCAAGCGGCTGGATGGTTAATAATAATTGGACATGAAGAATATTTAAAAGATTTTAGAGGAGAGACTAAACCATTTGGGACAAAATTATTTAATAGTGAAAATGATAGACTTTCTGATTGGAAGGTTGGAGCATATGAACCAACTTCTCAAATTCATGGTGATATTGAATATCTTTATACGGTTGATCTTGAAAAGAAAGAAATAACCTATAAAAAAGTTTAAAGGAGGGATAAATATGAATGAAGATGTCGAATTACATGATATTGAAATTGAAAGCTTAACCCTATTTGATATTTTATAATTGTACTTTCCCGATAAAAGTGTTATAATATCAAGCAAAGGGGGGATGGCAATGAGACTAAACAAAGAGCAGTTGAAGATCATTGAAGAAGATATGTTAGAGATTGAAGAACCGCCATGTACAAAAGGAGGGAAATGTGAATATTTTGATAAGTGTAGTAATGAGGCTTTAGCATGTTTAAAATTTGTAGCATATGTTGCCAATAAAAAATTAGAGCAATATAAAATATATCAAAGAAAAGGGGAGGATGTGGTTAGAACACCAACAAGAAAATTATATTTAAAAATGGTTTCAAATGAAGATTAAATGGGGGTATTTATGAAAATGTTAAGAGGGATTGTAAGAGTGCGGCGAAGATGGTGGGAACAAGTTTTATATTTTTTTAAGATCATAAACCGTTTTAATTATAAATATGAAACATTAGTTTTTTATGAAGGAGATCTTATAAATGTCGGTTATTGTGAAACAAAAAGAATCTAATAAAACACGTGATATATTTGCTAAAAGTATACAACAATACAAAGTTGCGAGATCATTCGCAAAAAGTCCTCATGAAATATTAGTAGCAACAACATATAGACAAACAATTCTATTATTAATGAAGAAATTTAAAAAAGCTGGATTATTAAAGAAATGAAAAAATATTCAGTGCAACTTTTAAAAAGGTGTACTAAAAAAACATTAATAAATATTGTTTTGAAATTACAAAAGAAAGGAGATTGTGATGGCTGATTATATAAAAAATCCGGCCATAAGAGAGATTACAAAAGATATGCGCAAAAAGCCATGTAAGATTTGTGGTAAAGTAAAATTGATCCATAAATATGATGCTTTTTGTAAGCGATGTAAATCTGCGGCAAATAGAATAAGTCGTGCAAATTCAAGTATATTTTACTAGTTTAAATTGCCCATAATTTACAGTATAATAAGATATCAAATTAAGGGAGGGATTTAAATGGCTGAAATAAGATTTTTATCAAAGGGAGATATAAGGAAGGTGGCACCAGCAGTTTTATCACATAATGCTGCTGATTATGTTTCAAGTAAATATTCTTTTGTTCCTACTGATACAATTATTGATACATTAAATAAAGAAGGATGGGGAGTTACTAGTGTAACTCAATCTAAACCTCTTAAGAAATATGTAGAACGTACAATGGTACAAAAACATATTGTAAGATTCAGAAATAAGGATGTTGATATTGAAGATAAAGAATATATACCTGAAATAGTATTAGTAAATTCTCATGATCGAACAAAGAAATTTATGTTCTATGCAGGAATATTTAGGCTTGTATGCGAAAATGGATTAATAGTAGCAACATCAACACTCGAAAGATTTGAACTGATTCATAAAAGCATTGAAAAAAATGAACTGCTTGGCGCGATCGAAAAGGTAATAAAAAGACTGAATTTAGTTACTGGAAAAATTGATGAGATGAAAAAAGTAACATTGAGTCCTCAACAGCAATTAGCATTTGCAAAGAAAGCATTTGAAGTTAAATATGGACATTGTGTAACTCCATTACAGTCAAAGCAGCTTTTAGAAATTCGCAGGCCAGAAGATAATAAGAACGATCTTTGGACAAAATTCAATGTTATTCAAGAAAATGTTATGAAAGGCGGGATTGTTGGTAATAAAGAGAATGGTCGAAAAATAACAGCAAAGCCAATTACTAATGTTTTACGTATAGTAAAAGTAAATGAGAAACTTTGGGAATTAGCTGAATCATATGCATAAATAAAGGAGTGATAAACATGGGAAAAGTAAAGAAATACTATCAACTGAAACTTCAGGAAGATAAGATCAAAACAGAAAAGAATGAGATCCGCAAAGAACTTATATCTGAGATCAAAAAGCTTCCAGGCAAAAATGAAGATAAATTTTTAATGGAAGATAATTTAAAAGCTGAAATTACTTATAAGCGTTCTACAGTTTATGATAATCCAACTGAAACAAAGAAATATTTTGAAAAACTTGGATTAGGTGAATTAGTCAATGTAGAAATTAAATTTGATAATAAAAAAATAGATGAACTTATTAAAAAAGGTAAGCTTAATAAAAAGGAAATAGACAAGATGCGTACAGTATCATGGACAAGTCCAACTTTATTTGTAGATGTGGTGGAGAAAGGATAAGATTAATGGAAAACAAAAAAAATGAAGTTGCTCATGTGCTATCAACGGTTTTAGGAAAAGCAGTTAGTGATATTAATTTGGTAATTTTTTTAATGTTAATTATGTCTAATGATGAAAATCATAAAGATATAATAAATGAAATTACAAGTAATGTTAATAGGGATATTAATAATTTCACTAAGAAGCTTGTAAAAAATAAAGGGTTAATTCAAGTAGCTAGAGATATATTAGAGAATACAGAATTCGAAGATCATGATGAGAATAAAGTAATTGTTAAACTACACGATAATTTCTCTAATATGATAAGCTTTAATTAAATTGGAGGTGGCTCACTAATGAATTTTTGATCAATAATAAACGGGGGATTTATGTGTATAATTTCATATGAAGAAAAAATCGGCAATGAATTATTAGTTATCTATCCAGAAGAATATGTATATAGTAATAGATTAAGAGAGTTCGTAAAGATAAATAAAGAGAAAGCAGAACAGCATTTTAAAAAGCAAAAAGAATATATGAAGATCAGTAATTTTTTAGTATTTATTTGGTTTCAATTGGCAGAAAAACCTAAAGAGGTGATAGTATTATGAATAATGAACATTGTGGTAAATATGCAAAATGTAATAATGCTGAGGGATGTGATGATTGTGAGTACAATGAAGAAGAAGAATAATATTCACGAAGATAAATCGATACATTTAACAGATGAACAATATACTTTCATTTTAAAGAAAGCTCGTAAGAATCTTGATAAAATCAAAAAGATAAAAATGGAAGATTCTACTGAGATTGGTAATAAATATACTATAAGTAATGTAGGTCTATGTAACGACAGGCTTACCACCAGAGACACAGCGTTGCTGCCGGCTGAATTCCCCAGGACAAGGTGGATGTTATATAGGGGAATGTCCCACAAGTGCCCGCTGGACGGTCGACAAAAACCATGTGATGTACAGGGATGGGGTGGTGGATGTTTCTATGATTGTTTATTATTTAATAAGAAAGTAAAAACAATATCTGAGATCAAGGAATTATATGATAAAAGAATAAGGGAAATAAGTAATGGATAATGAGATAAAAACTTTACTTCAAGATATTATTAAAAGACCAAAAGAAATTGTAGAGATTATGAAAAAGCATAATATTATAATTGATAATTTAAATAATAAAATGCAGAAATATGCTTTCACTTTATATACAGATTTAGTTGAATATTCTAGTAGGGCCGAAAATCTACTTAAAGAAGCGGAGTAAAAATAAAGATGAAAAGAAAAACAATAAAAATAAACATTGAAGCTACTCTTTCATACGAGATAAATGAATTTGATGATCTTAAATATGCAATACAAGATATAGAAGAAAAAGTAGAATCTTTACAAGAACATGGAGAAACAAAAATTTCTATTAATATAAGTGACAGGAAAAAATAATGAAATTTAAAATAAAAATGAGATTAATAAAATTACTTAATAAGTTTCCTAAACTTCCAAAAGATGAAAATTGTTCTTATGCAAATGGTAATGGATATATTCAATGGAGTAAAGAAGAATATAATAATTTAAGAAATGAATTTTTAGATCTTGTAAAGGATAATCATCCTAGTTTAAAAAAGACAGTAAAAATAACTAAAGATATGGATTCTAATTTAGGAGTAATGGGAAGATGTCTTGATGATATGGATTCTATATTATATGCAGTATGGTGTAGATTTATGAAGATAGATAACCAACAAAGAGAATGGGGACAAACATATTATGCAATACATTCAGAGAAGGCAAGGAAAACAATATGTCTGAACAAAAATTAATACCATTTCCTAGAAATTTAAAGATCAAATTTAGTCATGATTATCCTAAATTATGGGGACAAACTGTAGGTTATTTAATGGCTGTAGAAAAAATATTTTATGAAGATATTATGCAAGATCTTATAGAATATGATACTAAAATAAATGATGGAGAATATTATAAATTATATGGGAATGAATTTTTAATATTATATTTTAGGGGGGAGAAATTAATTCCATTTTGTACTATTAGACCTTATAACAAAGAAAAAGAAGAATATTATAGATCAAATATAAATAGGTGGTTCGACATAATAATAAAAAGGGGGTGAAATATGTTTAACTTCTTAAAGAAATTTGCAGAATCTAGAACTGCTTATACTATTGGTATGGTTTGTAATGGATTATTATTTTTTATGTCGATATTAATAGTATTAGCAGCTAGTGATAGATTAGAGGGATTATCTATATGTTTATTATTTGGTCTTAATACACTTATATGTGTTAGTAATTTGGCAAGGATAGCTAAATAAGCTTATATGTGCAATTATATTAATAAGCTTATATATGCACATGATATAAAGCATAAGTATTAATTAATAGCTTATACTTTAATTAATATTTTATACTTTTACTAAATTTCTATACTCTTACTTAATTAGTAGCTTAATATTTAACGTTATATATTAAGCATAATAAGGATAATAAGATGAATGTAAAAATAAAGACAAGCAGAATATTTAAATATTATGAAAATGAAGGATATGACATCGAATATGAAAAAGACAATGAGATCAAGATGACAAAATTCTCTATCAAACAAGGATTTGGGATCGGGAATTTTAAAAAAAGAGCTCTTGATTCGATGTATTTGACAATAACTTCCGATGGGGATGTGATTGATACACCATTTTAGTTATTTACAATAAAAAATTTTTGTGTTATAATTCATTCACAATTTTAAATGGGGAGGAAAAACATGGCTGAAAAATTTTCAAAAATAACAACAAGGATTCCAAGACAACAATATTCATATATTGAAGTAGAGCGAGGGTGTAATGATGCTGATGAAGAAAAAATAATAGTTGAATCAATGAAGAAAATGATTGAAGATAATGCTTTAGTAGAAAATGAAAATAAAGGGAATTTAGAAGTAATTGTTGATGGTCAAAATTGTGAAGTATGTGGTGGTAGAATTTTAGAACAAATTGGTATTTCAAAGAAAACAAATAAACCATATCATAAACTTTGTTGTGAACACAATATTCAGATTCCTAAAGAAGTAAAACCAAATATTAATAATGAAAAAGTAATTGAAACCCAAAAATTTGTTTCGGGGACTGTTACAATAAATAATGAACAAAAGAAATATTGTAATTATCTCCGCTGGATTTCTGTAAGATCTCTTGAACAATAAATAGGGGTTAATATGAAGAAGCACAATGATGCAATTTGTCCTGCATGTGGATCATACAATAAATTGTATAATGATATAACAATAAATGGTAATCAATTAAGATGTGATTGTAAAGAACAAAAAGAGAAAAGAAGACTTCTTTTAAAAGCAAATATTCCGTATGAATATTGGTTTAAAGATTTTAATGATTATGAAGGAGATCAAACTGCTTTAAAGGAAGTAAAAGAATATATTCAAAATCTAGATAATTATTATCATGAGAACATTGGTTTATTTTTATATGGAAATAATGGTGTTGGAAAAACTTTAATGTTAGTTCAAGTATTAAGAGAGGCAAGTAGAAAAAAACATTCAATATTTTTTGTTCCATATTCTAAAGTAATTACAATGCTAACAAATTCATGGTATGATACGAAAGCAAAAAAAGATTTTGAAAGACAAATTGAACAAGTAGATTTTTTATTGGTTGATGATATTGGGAAAGCATATCATTCTCAAGGTGGATTAGCTGAAAGTACTTTCGAAAATTGTTTAAGATATAGATCAAATCCAACATTAATTTCTTCAAATAAAAATGTTGAAGAAGTTAGAAGAATGTATGAAGGAACTTGGGGAGAAAGTATAGCATCATTGATTTATGGAAAAAGTATTCAAATAGTTGTACAAGGTAGAGATTATAGAAAAGATATGTCTTCTAAATTAAAACAGCGTGGTCAAACTGAGATACATTATAGACCTTTAATATAATTTAAGGTGGGTAGTTAAGGAGCCCATGTTAATGAGGGCTGTCAAAATAATTTCATTACTGGTGGTAGGATTTGGTATTCTAATGACTAGATAGGAATGCCATCCCTCCCGAGTTAGCGAGAACTCGTTAAAAATTAACGCAAAAACTTAACTACCCATTCTCAAAAAGGAGAATTAAATGGAAAGAAAATTAGCAAGTATTCAAAAAATTGTAGATGTTAAACCAATAGAAAATGCAGATGCTATTGAAAAAGTTCAGATATTAGGTTGGCAATGTGTTTCTAGAAAAAATGAATTTAAGCCCGGAGATCTAGCTATATATTTTGAAATAGATTCCTTTCTTCCAATTGATGAAAGATATGAATTTTTAAGAAAAAGTTCTCATAAAATATTAACAGATGGAAGAGAAGGTTTTAGATTACGAACAATAAAATTAAGAAAAACATTAAGTCAAGGATTATTATTGCCACTTAAAGAATTCCCTGAAATTGTCGATGCCAAAGAAGGACAAGATGTTACTGAGATACTTAAAATAGAAAAATATGAACCTCCAATTCCAACAAATTTAAGTGGTCAAATATTTGGTAAATTTCCAACTCATATAGTACCTAAAACAGATGAAATTAGAGTACAATCAATTCCAACAATTTTAGATGAAATGAAAGATAGACAATACTATATTACTACAAAAGTTGATGGTACAAGTTCTACATTTTATTATAAAGATGGACATTTTGGAGTATGTGGAAGAAATTGGGAATATAAAGAAGATGAAACCAATACTTATTGGAAGATTGCTAAGAAATATAAATTAAAAGAATTAATGGAAGAAGATAAAAGAAATATTGCTATTCAAGGAGAAATAGTTGGTCCAGGAATACAAAAAAATCCGTTATTATTAAAAGAATTAGAGATAAGAGTTTTTTCAGTATATCTTATTGATGAACATCAATATGCGAGTATTAATGAAGCTCAAGAAATTTGTGAATCATTAGAATTACCATTTGTTCCTATTGATGAGATGGGAGATTCATTTAATTATACATTAGATGAATTATTAGAAAAGGCTAAAGGTAAATATAAAAATACTGATCGTAATAGAGAAGGAATTGTTATACGACCTCAAATTGAGGCTGTATCTGTGATCCTCGAAGGTCGCATGTCATTCAAAGTTATAAATAACGATTTTTTACTTGGTAATAATGAATAAAAAAGGACAAAGTAGTAGTAATAGTTATATATAATACAATATATATAATTTGTAATACATAAAGGAGGTAAATTATGTCAGAAATGAAGACAATACAAGTAAAGTTAAAAGATAAAGATATAAAAGAATTAAAAATTTTATCTAAGAATAGTGGGCTATCATTAAGTGCTTATATTAGAATGAATTTAAGGAGAATGTTAAAAAAATGCCAATAGGAATATATAAAAGAACTAAAGAACATTGTAAAAACATTTCTGAAGCTAAAAAAGGCTACATTGTTACTAAAAAAACTAAGTCATTAATTAGTAAAGCAAATATAGGAAAAAAACGCACAAAAAAACAAATAGAAAATATGAGCAAGAGTCGTAAAAAATATTTTCAAATTCACGATGCTCCAATGAAAGGTAAAAAATTCACAAAAGATCATATAGAAAAATTACGACAAGCAAAATTAGGAACAAAACATTCAAAGAAAACAAAATTAAAGATGAGTAAATCTCGAAAAGGAAGAAAAATAATATTTTCGAAAAAAGCAAAAGAAAATATGAGTTTAGGTGCTATAAAAAGATTAATGAATGGAAAAGATAATTATGCGAGGGGGAAAAGAGGATATTTTTATTCAAAGAAGAATTGTAAAAAGGTATATTATCGATCATCATGGGAATTACAGGCATACAAAATATTGGAATTAATGAAAGAAGTAAAGAATTATTTTATAGAACCACTTAGAATCCCTTATCTATTTAATGGAACTATTCACAATTATCTTCCAGATATACTAATAAAATATAAAAATGGAATAAAAGAATTAATAGAAATAAAACCTAAATTTAAATTGCAAGATAAAAAAACAATATATAAGTTAAATGCTGGTATGCAATATGCATTGGCAAATAATATAAAATTTAATATTTGGGATAATGATTACTTATTAAAAGACGAAAACTAATTTAAAAGGGGGGCGCCATGAAAGCCGAATATTCTCTACTTAATGCAATATTAACACAAAATAGAATTGCTTTTGTTATTAAAAAATTAAAGCCATATCATTTTGGGGATGATTATGCTCGTGAAGTTTATAAGTTCTTTTGTAAATTTTTTAAAGAATATCATAAGACACCAAGCTCCAGTATTACAAGACAAAAATTCAGAGAATATGATTATCAAGAAGAAAATGGAGATATTAATTATTTAGTAAATGAAGTGATGAATAAATATAGTGAATATAAATTATTAGGTATTTTAAATGATGCAGCAAATAAATTAAAAGAAAATTCAAGTGAAGAAGTTCTTAATTATGTAATAAGTAATGGATTGAAATTAAGATCAGAATCTCAAAAAGAAGAGGATCTTGATTTGCTTAATATTACTGATGAAATAATAAAAGATTATCAAGTTAGAAAAGAAAGAGGAGCAATTTCAGGCATTCCATCTGGAATTCCGAGTTTAGATAATTTAATATGTGGATGGCAAAATGGAGAATTAATTAATATAATGGCTGGTACAGGAATTGGCAAATCATTTTTAGCAACTCATTTTGCAACTCATGCATGGAGAAATGGATATAAACCATTATATATTTCTTTTGAAATGTCTCCTAAACAAATTTATACTCGAGTATTAGCATTACAATTAAATTTAAATCCTAGAGATATTAAACATGGACAATTAACTGAAGAGAATGAACAAAGATTAAAAGAATATTTAAATAATTTAAAAAATGCTACAGATGGAAGAACAAGTTTTATTGTATCTTCACCACATAATGCAACACAATCTTCAGTATTAGCTGCAATTAATAACCATAATCCAGATATTGTTTTTGTAGATTATATTACTTTAATGAAAGATGAAAATGGAGATAAAAGCTGGGAAGCTGTAAAAAATATTTCAAGAGATTTGAAGAATTTTGCTCGTAAATGTAATATTCCTGTTATTTCATTATGTCAAGCGAATAGAGAATTTGATGTTGGCGGAAGTGAACCGCCGGAATTAGATAATGTTGGGTATTCTAGAGCAATAGCTCAAGATTCAGATATAATTATTTCTATACATCAAAACAATGATCAAAGAAATGATGGGGTAATGAAAGCAAAAGTTGTAAAAATGAGAGATGGTGAAGTTGGATTACTTATTGATTTAATGTGGTATCTTAATGATGGTATTATTAGGGAAAATATACATGACTTTGGATATAGACCTGCTTGAATTATTAACATCATATGGAATAGATAATATCAAACTAAAAGGACATTATATACAATTATCCTGTCCTTTTCATGATGATAATAATCCTTCAGCAGCTTTTTATTTAGACAACCAAAGATTCGTATGTTTTGGATGTAGAACAAGCGTTAATATATATGAATTTATTGCTTTATTAGAAGATATTCCGGTTAGTGAAGTAAAATCTAGATATAGAGTAGAATTAAGTAAAGATATTATAATAAATAAATTAAGAACTAAGATTAATGATTTTTATAATAAAGAATCAGAAAGATCTGTAACAAAAGTATATGATGAAAGTATATTAAATAATTTTACATCTGAATATGATTATATGTTTAATAGAGGATTTAATATTGAGACATTAAAAAAATTTGAAGTTGGATATTATGCTGCTAAAAGTATGGTGTCATTACCATTTCGAGATAGGCATGGAAATTTAATTGGAGTATATGGGAGAAAAACATACCCAACTAGTAGAGCAAAATATAAACCAATAGTTCCAATAGATTCTGGATATCCAAAGTATGATCATTTATATGGATTACATCTTGTTAGGGGAGATACATTAATGTTAGTTGAAGGGAATCTTGTTGTATTAAAAACACATCAAGAAGGATTTCCATTTTCTGCAGCAATACAAAGTACTAATTTAACATTGCCTCATGAAAAATTGGTATCTAAATATTTTGATAATGTTATTTTAGCTTTAGATAATGATGAACCAGGGAAAGAAGCGAGTAAAGATATATATAATAGATTAAAGAATAAAGTTAAAATATCAATTTTTAATTATGATGCAGCTGGAAAACACGATATTGATGATATGAATAGTGATGAAATAGGAAAAGGAATAGGAGAAGCAAAATTATTATGAAAAATATATTACTTATTGATGCCTATCATTTAGCACATCGAGCATATTCAAAATTTTATAATCTTAAATTAGATGAGGATACATCAGTTGGATTAATTTATGGAGTTATTAATATATTGCTTTCATACAAAAAACGCTTTCATCCTTGTGATATTGTTATGTGTTATGATACTGGACATAGTAGAAGAAGTAAAATTTGTTCAGATTATAAAGCGAATCGAACAGATACTCATAATGGATTTTTTCAACAACTTTTTATTTTAAAATGTTTATTAAAAGATATAGGGATTAAATGTGCAGAATTACCAGATACAGAGGCGGATGATATAATTGGAAGTTTGTCGATAAAAAATAAAGATGGACTTAATATAATAGTAAGTGGTGATCATGATTACTTTCAATTAATTAATGATAATACAGCATTTTTTAAAGTTGGGAAGAATGATAAATTATATGATAAAAAAACTTTTATTGATGAATTTGGTATTTCTCCAGATCGTTATGTCGAAACAATGTATATTTCCGGAGATAAAAGTGATAATGTGCATGGAATTGCCGGAATTGGAGATAAGAAAGCACTTACTATTGTAAAATCAACAGATAATTTTGATGAAGTTCTAAAACATGAGAAAGTGAAAGATTTTATTGATATTGTGAATATTAATCGTCAAGTTCTTACTATTAATAAGTCTCTCGATGTAAAGATACAAACACCAGAAAAGCATTTAGATATTGTAAAACATTTATTCGACAATTATCTTAAATTCAAATCATTTTTAAAAAGATGGGAGGAAATAGAAAATTTTTCATAGTTTACAAACTAAGATGTTCATGTTATAATGTCATCTCATTTTACTACAAAGGGGGTCCGCATGAAGGGTTTATTAAGATACAAAACAATAAAGAATCAGGGAACAAGTAATGCACTTCAAATCAAGGATGGTGAGACTAAACAAATAAGGTTTTTAGAGGATGGAGCAGAAATTCATTTTGTAAGAAGACATTGGGTTGATTTAAATGGATTTAAAGGATTTGTTAATTGTTTAAATAATCCAGATGGGGGGGTTGTTGATGAATGTCCCCTTTGTGATCGTGCCAGTACAAATTGGGGATCGCCAATTTCTACAGCTCAGATCAGAATGTTAACGAAAGTTATTGATAGAGCTGATGGGAAAGCAAAATTATTTGAAGCAACACATTCAGTTATTGATAAATTAGCAAAAGATTATGATGCTAATAAGACAATTACTGATGTTGATTATTCTTATTCTAGAAGTATTGAAATAAAAGGTAAACGCAAAAGAACAAGATATGATCTTGATGCTTTAAGAAATACTGCTAGTCCTTTGTCTGATGATGATAAAAAGAAAGGGTTAGAAGTAGATGTTGATGGAGAAATCAAAAGAACAGGTAAAAGCAAAGAAGAAATAATTGACATTATAAATAAAATTCAAATAAGTAAAAATCCACAAGAAAATAATTCATCACCACAAGGGGGATCAGAATCTCAAGGAGTTAAAGAAGAAAAGACAAAATCTTTTCCTATATAAATATCTATTTGGGAAAGGGGGTGTGACATGACAACAAGTGTAACTGAATTTGTAAAATCTCAGCTGCATAGCGGCAATAGGGATGCTGAGGCTGTTTTTGATTTAGTTAATAAAGAAATCCAAAGTGGAAATGTGAGAAAGATGCGCGGTGATGGGGATCTTAAGAGCTACATCAATTACATGATTAGGCCGATGAGAAAGAAAGCAGAACAGAGTGAGGGGACTGATGAGTAAAATAGCAGTAATTGGATTGGGGCGTGTTGGTTTACCACTAGCTTTATTATTATCTTCAGAAGGACATGAAATAATGGGCATTGATAGGGATGGGAAAATTGTATCCTCTCTTATGCACAGACATATGCCTTTTGATGAACCCCAATGCAAGGAATTGCTAAGTTCTTCGACCGCCGTCTTTAGTGATGATATTTCATTAGCGAGTTTTTGTGATACTATTATTATCACTGTTGGCACTCCATTTTTGCCGCACATCGAAATGGATTTAAATCATTTAAGGACGGCCATCGAATCTATTATCCCATCATTAGAAAAAGGAAAGTTGGTGATCTTAAGAAGCACAATAGCTCCAAATACAACTAAATTTGTTAAAAATTTAATTGAAAAACATTCTGGATATATAGTTGGAAAAGATATATTTTTAGCATTTTGTCCAGAAAGACTTGCTGAAGGTGTTGCTATAGAAGAATTACAAACTTTACCTCAAATTATCGGAACAGAAGATGAAAAGAGCAAAGAATTAGCATATGAGATATTTAAATTTACTGAATGCATTCCTACAGATTATATAACAGCAGAATTAATAAAATTATTTACTAATATTTTTAGATATATACAATTCTCGATTCCAAATTATTTTATGTATATTGCAGAAAATTATAATGCTAATATATTTAAAATTATAGAACTTATTAATTATCGATATCCACGCGGTGGACTTAAAAGACCAGGATTTGTTGCTGGGACTTGTTTAAGAAAAGATTTTGCTCCAATTTCTATGGATAGTTTTGGTGTAGATTTAGGAATGTTGTCATGGAAGATTAATGAATATTCTCCTTTGTTCTTAATTAAAGCAATTAAAAAATATACTACATTAACTAATAAAGAAATACTTGTATGTGGATATTCATTTAAAGCAAATACTGATGATATTAGAGATTCATTATCTGAAAAATTTGTTAGATTATTAAAAAATGAAGTACCAAAAAACTTATCAATATATGATCCATATGTAGAGGGATATAAAACTTATCTTAATATAGATTATGATATTATTTTTATAACAACTTGTCATGATCAATTTAATAAAGAATATTTTAAAAATCTTGGCGTTGATGATAATACATATATTGTAGATATATGGAATGTTTGTAAAACTAATAAATTAATTTTTAAGAAAGGGGAAATATAATGAAAGTATTAGTTACTGGATCAGAAGGGTTTATTGGAGGATATATAGTAGATAAATTATTAAAAGAAGGTCATCAAGTAAGAGGATTAGATAATTATAGTAAGTATGGTAAAGTTGTTCGTTCATTTCATGATAATTATAATTATACATTTGTTGAAGGCGATGCAAAAGACTATAATAAAGTAGTAGAAATTTTAGAAGGGTGTGATCATTTTATAGCAAATGCCGCATTGATTGGCGGAATATCAATGTTCCATGAATTTGCATATGATCTTTTAGAAGAGAATGAAAGAATACTAGCTGCTGGATTTAGAGCCGCAATCAATGAACATCTTCATGGAAAATTAAAGAAAATAACAGTAATGTCTTCTAGTATGGTATTTGAAAGTACAGCTACATACCCCACACCCGAGGGGGAGCAATTTAAATGCCCCCCTCCTTTATCTACATATGGCTTTCAAAAGTTAGCTACTGAATATTGGGCTAAAGGGGCATGGGAACAACATAAATTACCATATACTATAATAAGACCATTTAATTGTATTGGTATAGGAGAGACTCGTGCGGTATGTGATAAAGATATTATGTCAGGTAACATAAAGCTCGCCATGAGTCACGTGGTGCCTGATTTGATACAAAAAATAGTTAAAGGGCAAGATCCATTGCATATTTTAGGTAATGGTGAACAAATAAGACATTATACACATGGTAAAGATATAGCTAGAGGAATATATATGTCATTAGAAAATGAGAATGCAATTAATAATGATTTTAATATTTCAAATGATGTTTCAACAACTGTATTGGAATTATCAAAAATGATATGGGAAAAAATAAAAGGAGATAAACCATTTTCATATATTCCAGACGATCCATTTAAATATGATGTACAAAAGAGAATACCAAATGTTAATAAAGCAAAAGAATTGCTTGGATTTGAAGCAGAAGTTTCATTAAATGATGCTCTTGATGAAGTCATTCCATGGGTAAAAGAGGAAATTGAAAAAGGGGTATTGTAATGAAGAAAATATTGTATATACTTCAACAGTCGATCTATAACAAAAATGAGAAATGGTTAACTGCAGATTCAAATATTCAGATGATGAGAGGGCTATTAAAAGAAATTCATCACGATTTTAAATGGGATATTTTAATAGCTCCGATTAAAGATTTTGCTGATATAAAATCTTATAAAGAAATATTTAATTCTCCAAATGTAAAATTTATTCCATGGAAAAGACCAATATCTGCTTTTGATAATCGCTATCATTTTGATACAGTTGAATTTAAAAAGATCATAGAAAAGGGTAAATATGATATTGTATGGAGCAATATTTCTGAATTGACAAGAAATATTAAAACTGTTTTAACATATGCAAAATCACAAGCTAAAATAATTCATGCTTGTTATTGGATGGATTGCCCATGTATTGGGGAAGAAAAAGTATCTAAAACTATTTCATATGATTGGAGGCAATTTGATGGAGCTGAATGCGCTGATGTGGTTGCTTTTACATGCGGATCAACTAAGCAAGCTTTTTTTGATAATGCTAAACGAAAATTTAATAAGAAATATATTAATAATATAAAGAAAAAATCTATTATTTTTGATTTTGGATTTTCATTAAGAGAAATATTAGATAATTATAATCCAGAAAAATTTAATAAAGCAACTATTGTATTTGGTAATAGATTAAGTGAAATAAATTATACTCATCATGAAGAAGTAATTGAAGCAGTTAATAAGCTTTATAAAAGAAGAAAAGATTTTCAAATAATATTTACTAATCCATCACAAAAAGTAAAATGGAGCGACTTAAAAAAGAAAGTAAAACCTTTATTTGTATATTCAGAAAAACCATTAAATAGAAAAGAATATTTTGATATGCTAACGAGATCAGATATTAGTGTTAGTTTATATTTTATTGAAAGATATGGTGGATGTTTTAGTAGAGAAGCAATAGGAGCTGGGTTATTGCCAGTAGTTCCAAAAGTTTATGAATACAAAAGAATATTAGGTAATAGATATCCATTTTATACAAAATTAAATAATTTAGAACGAGTATTAGAAAAAGCAATTATTGCTATAAAAGATGGGTATAAAGTAAAAGGGGAAATACGAAAGAGGAATGCTGAATCTTCTTTTGAGGAAGTTGGTGAAGTAGTAAAACAATGTCTATTGAAACTTTAGAACAAGATATTTACAATTGCAATAAATGTAAAGAAATGGTTGAAGCTAGATTGTATCCTATGCCAAATCTTCGTATTGGGGATAAAATACAAAGATCATTTATGTTTATTGGAGAAAATCCAGGCGCACCACTTCCAAATGAGAGAGAAATAATAAAATCACATAATGATTTTAAAAAAAGTTATGAACAAACATTTCAAATGTGTAAAATGGGGAAATTTATTAAATATATACTTGATGATCTTGGGTATGGATGGGAAGATATTATAATGACTAATATTTGTAAATGTGCAACTCCCAATAATAGAAAGATTAATGAAGAAGAAATTCAAAATTGTTCATTATATTTAGATAAACAAATAAGTATATTTAATCCAAAATATATAGTTACATTAGGGTCAATTCCATTAAAAAGATTTATTTCTCATGCAACAATATCAGAATATTTTGGTAAAGCAATTAATATTAGTCAGCATATTTTAATACCATTATATCATCCCTCATATATATCAAGACAGGAAAATAAAGTGGAAATTGTTAATCAATGTATTGAAAGTATTAGGAGAGTATTATGATTATTATTATTGAAGGGGTTGATAAGACTGGAAAAACAACATTAGCTAAAGAACTTGCTAAAAAATTAGGATTACAATATTTTAAAAGTAATTTACAAAAAGGGCATTTTAATAATAATGATTTTAAGAATGCTTTGAAATATGAAGGATTATTTATGATTGATTTTTTAGAGCAAGTAAATATAAATCTTATTATCGACAGAAGTTATCCAAGCGAATTTGCATATGCGCGTGCATACGAAAGAGAGACTGATGATAAAATATTATTCGAATTAGATGATCGATGCGCAAAACTTGGAGTACTTATGATTTATTGCTATAAGACAGATAATGATCAGTATTTAAATGAACTTACTGATGAAATTATAATTGATCATACGAAAATGGATTTAATAAAACATTGTTATGATTCTTTTTTTAAAATGACTGCTTGTAAACATTTGTATTTAAATATGGATTCTAGAGATCTTGATAAACAAATATACGCTGTAAAGGAGTGGTTAAAAGGTGTTGAAATTTAAGAAATTACGTGATGATGTTAAATTACCAACAAGAGCAAAGGCAGGCGATGCAGGTTTAGACGTATATTCTGCAGAAGAATTTACAGTTAATATAAAATCTGGCAGAATGCATAAATTTGCATTGGGATTAGCATGTGAATTTCCCGATGGGCATGTATTATTAACACAAGCGAAATCGGGATTAGCTGCAAGATATGGAGTTACAACGCTTGGCAATGTTATTGATTCTGGATATCGCGGAGAAATTCATGCAATATTGTTAAATACTGGGAATGATAATGTTATAATAGATCCAGGAGAAAAAATTGCCCAATTAATATTAATGCCTTGCTGGACTGGACAACCTAAAGAAGTAAAAAATCTAAGTGATTCTGAAAGAGGATCAGGAGGATTTGGGAGCACTGGTAACAAATGAAAAATTATTTTGATTTATTAAAAAGAATTGATAAAAAAGGTAAGATCATTACTACTCGTGGTCATAAGACGAAGGAATTGATTAATGAGCAATTAAAAGTTGATGATATTTGTTTATATTCAGTAGATAATGTTAGAGAAGATTATGATATTCAAAAATATTTATTTGGTGAAATGTGTTGGTATCTTGCAGGAAATATATTAGTTGACGGGATATTACCATATTCTAAATTTTGGAAAAAAGTAGCGAATAAAGATGGTACAGTTAATTCTAATTATGGATATCTTGTTTTTCATAAAGTGACTAAAAAGACAACACAATATAATTGGTGTTTAAAGTCTCTATTGAATGATGAATATTCAAGACAAGCAGTTATTCTATATAACGATAAAGATTATTATTTTAAAGATAATAAAGATTTTGTATGTACTCAATTGCAACAATTTTTTATTAGAGATAATAAATTAATCTCTATTGTTTATATTAGAAGTTCAGATTGTATTAGAGGAATAACATTTGATGTTCCATGGTGGAGATTAGTTCAAAAACAATTATGTGCAGAATTAAAAAGTAAATATAAAAATCTAACGGAAGGAGATTTAATCATTAATTTTGGTAGCGTGCATTTTTATGAAGAACATTTTGATCTAGTAAAGAAAATGTTGCGCGGGAAGAAAAGATTCTATGAATTAGAATTAAGAAGTAAAATAATACTTGGCAAAGACCAAAAGTATTATGAAGACCATTATAATGATTTTATAGCATTCAATGAGAAATAAAGATAGATTATTCATGAACATTGCAAAAGAAATGCAGACGCAATCTACGTGTCTGCGCCGTTGGGTTGGTGCTGTACTCGTAAGAGATAATATTATATTATCTACTGGATATAATGGAACTCCAAGTAAATTAAACCATTGTAAAGATCATGGATGTCTTAGACAAAAATTAAAGATACCAAGTGGCAGTAAATCTGAATTATGTCGCGGGGTTCATGCTGAAATAAATGCTATCATTCAATGTGCGATTAAGCATACCAATCCACAAAATTCTGTGTTATATTGTACTACTCATCCATGTATATGGTGCGTGAAAACATTAATAAATGCCGGAGTAAAGGAAGTTGTTTATTTAGAAGAATATGATGATGATCTTGCTAAAGAAATGTTAAAAGAAGCAGGGATAAAAGTAAGGAAATATAGCGATGAATGAACAATTAGAATTTGATATGTTACAAAATACTTCAGTTGATATTATTGAAGAACCCAAATTAACTATTGAAGATATGTATAAATTTGGTAATGATGGAGAAAAGCAATTTTATAATTGTTTATCAGAAGATTTAAAAAAAATTATTAGACCATATAATACAATTATTAAAACTAACCCAGATCTTGCTATGTTTTATAATAATCAACCATTAATATATATTGAAATTGAAACATTAAAACGGGAACTTAGTGACCCATTTGATGTATTAGCGGATACAACAGCATTTAAATTAAGATGTTTTAAAAGAAGAGAATGGGAGTTAACTCAAAATCCTACTAAAACTTTTTATATTTGTCAAGATTTAATATCGAGATTTTTTCTTGGAATAAAAGCTATTCATATTATAGAAAATTGTAACATTTATACAGAAAAAGTAAAGAAATATAATGGGATGAAAGATACAGCATTTTATGATTTAAGAGGAGTACGGGATAAAATAATTTTTGATTCTTATAAACCAATAAATTTAGAAAAAGAATTATTAAAAGAATATAATTTATTAATTGAAAAAATGAAGATAAAAATATGAATAATTTTGTACATTTACATGTTCATACAGATTATAGTGTTTTAGATGGGGCTTCAAAATCTCAAGATTATGCTAAATTAGCAAAATATTATAATATGCCTGGTCTTGCAATAACAGATCATGGTAATTTAATGGGATGGATAAATCATTATAATGTATGTAAAGAATATAATATAAAACCAATTTTTGGGGTTGAAGCATATATTTTAGAAAATCCAGAATTTTATGAAGATATAAATAAAAAAATAGCTAAAAAAGAACAAGAAAGTGAATCTCTTACCGGAACAGATAAAACAAAAGCTCGGGCAAAATTAAAAGAATTGAAAGCAAAAAAGAAAAATGAAGTTATTATTAATCATATTGTTTTATTAGCAAAAAATATACAAGGATTTAAAAATATAATAAAGATCTCATCAGAAGCTTATTTAAATCGTGTATATAGAAAGCCTTTAACTACATATGATATTATAAGGCAAAATAAGGAAGGGATTATCCTGCTCACTGCCTGTGTCGCTGGCAGGCTACCACAATTAATATTAGCTGATGAATTTGATAAAGCTAATGAATATGTACAGAAATATAAGAAAGAATTTGGTGATGATTTTTATATAGAATTAGAACCAAATGATATAAAAGAACAATTTATTGTAAATAAAGAATTAGTTAAGATTGCTAATAATAATAATGTGCAATGTGTTATTACGAATGACTGTCATTATTCCGAAAAACAAGATTATGATATTCATAATAAACTATTATTATTGCAAACCAAAGCTACTGTTCAAGATATAGATGACGGCAAAGATGTTTTCCAATTTAGTACTCAAGGATTCTATTTAAAAAATTATGACGATATTGTTGAGACAATGAAAACAAATCATTATGAAATTCATACAAATGATATTCTTAAAGCATGTGAAAATACTATTAAGATTTACGATAAAATTGATCAAATTGATATAAAAAAAGAAAAAATATTTCCTAAATTTGAATGTGAAGATAGTATTGCTTTATTAAGAGAAGAATGTTTAAAAGGATGGAATAGAATAGAAAAACAAGAAGAAGTTAAAGATAATATTGAAGAATATCAAGAACGTTTGAAATATGAATTTGATATTATTAAAAAATTTGGATTTGCTGATTATTTTTTGATTGTACAAGATATTATTCAACAACATTATAAAGAAGGATATATTTGTGGTCCAGGTAGAGGATCTGTTGGTGGGTCATTAATCGCCTATTTATTGGGAATTACAACAATTGATCCCATAAAATATGATTTATATTTTGAAAGATTTTTGAATCCACAAAGAATAAAAATTCCAGATATTGATATTGATTTTGAAAATAGAGATAAAGCGCAAGAATATATTCAAAATAAATATGGTAAAGAATATGTCGCTCCAATTGTTGCCTTACAAAGATTAAAAACTAGAAATCTTATAAGAGATATTTCTAGAGTTTTAAATATTCCATTAAATGAAGCTGATCGAGTTGCTAAAGATTTTTATTCTAATGAAACTATTGAAGATGGATATGAGAGAAGTTGTAATACAATGGGTATAAAAGTAATAAAAGATTTTTTTGATAAATATCCAGATGTTAGAACTATAGCAAATAAATTATATGATCAAGTTCGCAATATTAGTAGACATGCTTCAGGAATTGTTGTGACTTCAGAGCCAATGTATAATCATATTCCAATGTTAGTTACAAATAATATGATATTAACTCAATGGGAAATGTCCGCTTTAGATCAAATTGGAGCTTTAAAAATTGATGTTCTTGGATTAAATAATTTGTCTATAATCCATAAAACAATTGATCTTATTAAAGAAAAAAGAAATATTGAAATTGATATAGATAATATTGATTTAGAAAACAAAGAATTATTAAATGAATTTTCACAAGGTAAAACACTGGGGATATTTCAATTTGAAAGTGAAGGAATGGTTAATTTATTGAGATCAATAAAACCAAATTCATTTAATGATATTATTGCAGCAAATGCGCTTTATAGACCAGCTGCTTTAATATCTGGATTTGCATATGAATATGGTAAAAGAAAACGTAGTGGTAAATTCGAAAATTATCATAAAGATTTTGATGAAATACTTTCACAAACACACGGTATATTGGTTTATCAAGAACAATTTATGTATATTGTAAAACAAATTACAGGAATGAGTCTTGGCGAAGCGGATTTATTAAGAAGAGAATTAGATAGTGTTGCTGTTACTAAAGAAGAAAAAATAAAGAAAGCACGAAAAATTAATAAGATTAAAGATTTAATTATAGAAAAAGGATCGCAAAAAAAATATTCATTAGAGATGTTAGAAAAATTATGGAAAAGTTTAGAAGGTGTAGGACAATATGCATTTAATAAAAGTCACGCTACAGCTTATGCTAAAATTGCTATGCAAACTATGTATTTGAAATATTATTATCCATTAGAATATTTTTCTGTATTATTATCAAGTTTAAAAAATGTTGATGATAAAAAGAAAGAAGAGAATAAAATAGAAAAAGCTGTTAAAGATTCTAAAAAATATAATATAGAAATACTTCCATTGGATGTACGTTATAGTAAAACGCATTTTGATATTCAAGATGATCGTCTTCGGTATTCTTTATCATTAATTAAAGGTATCAGTGAAACTTCAGCAGATATTATTTCAAATAATCAAGATAAATTTACTAATTTTGTTGAGTTTTATAAAAATGTTATAGAATCAAATGCACGTATTATTAATAAAAGAGTTGTTGATGCTTTAATTTTATCTGGTGCTTGTGATAATATGCCAATAGGTTTAGATGGGTTTGTTCATCATAATCGAGCAGATATTCTTAATTGTTATTATTATTTAAAAGGAGATGTAAATAAAAGTATATTTGATCAATATTATTTTAATAATAGAGATAAATTTAAAATTGATTACGATAAAAAAAAGAAAAGTTCTTTAAAACAAGTAGAAATATTGAGAGATGAATTAAATAATGCTGAAATGATAAATTTAGAGAATGAATATTGTGGATTTTTAACTTCTGTTGATTTATTTGATATAAATAATAGAAGAGAACGTATTAGAAAGATGGTAAATTATAGAACAAAATATTTATCTGATTTTACTCGAGATCAAGATAGTGGATGTGCTATTGTCTATGTAGCTTCGAAACATGAAATGGAATCAAAAAAGAGTGGTGGCAGAAAAAAATATTATATTGTTTATGTATCAGATGAACACGGTAATACAGCAAAATGTATGTTATTTGGTCAAGATAAACTTTTATATGAAACTTTACGGGTTGCTGATAGAATCTATATTTTACGGTTATCTTTTAACGCAGAATACAATAATTTCAATATTAAGAAGCTTGAGGGAGAAATTGAATAAAATGGTATGTACTTTTGAGGGTATTTGTTATATAATTAGTGGTGAGGAGGGCGCATAATGTCTAAAAAATCTGATAAATTAAATTCAGCCTTAAAAGAAATTCGTAGTAAATATGGTGAAGATGTTATTCATAAAGGTAATGAAAAAGATTTTAATGTGAGGTTTTTAAGTACAGGTATTGCCGCTTTAGATCAAATTATGAGTGGTGGTGTTGCTGAAGGTCGCATTCATGAATTTTATGGTGTTCCATCATCTGGGAAAAGTACCGTTTGTTTAAAGATAATAAAGAATGCTCAGGATTCTGGATATAATTGTGCATATATAGATTCTGAAAAAGCATATGATCCAACATGGGCAAAAACATTAGGTGTTGATACTGAAAATTTAATATATATTCCATTTAGTAAAGCAGAAAATGTATTTGATATAATTAGAACTCTTATAAAAACAAAAGATGTAAAACTTATTATTGTTGATTCGGTTGCTGCATTAACTCCCCAAAAGGAATTAGAAAATGATATAGATAAACTCAGTGTCGCTGAAGTCGCTCGAATTATCAGTAAAGGTTTGCGCATTATGAACACAGAGAATGAAGTTAATGGTACTACAACTATTTTTATTAATCAGCTAAGAAGCAAAATAGGAGTATTTTTTGGGTCTCCAGATGTAACTCCTGGTGGTAGAGCATTAGGATTTTATTCTACATCAAGAGTAAATTTTCGACGGGGTAAAGATATAAAAGAAAAAGACAATCCAATTGGATATACAATGCATTGTAGAGTAGAAAAAAATAAAGTTGGAATTCCTAAACTTTCTACAGAATTTCCTATAATGAATGATGGGCATATTGATAAGGAAGAAATGTTAGTTACTGTTGCTAGCACATTAGGTTATTGGGGAGAAAATATAAATCTTACAGGTAGAACATATACATATAAAGCAGAAAAAGTTGCCAGTAGTAAAGATGATTTTATAAAATATTTAAAAGCTAACCCAAAAGTATGCGAAGAAATGGAAAAAGATATTGTTACAAAAGCGAGGAAATAATAAGTAAATTATGGGGGATATTGGTAGAGATTTTGAAAAAAAATGGTGTAAATTAACAGGATCAAAACCAACAATTGCTTCTGGAGCTTTTTGGTTTTCCAAAGAAGATACTATTTGCGATAGATTTTTATACCAATGTAAAGCTACAAATGCTAATGGATATGTTTTAAAATATACTGATCTAAAGCAACTTATTAAACATTCAAATAAAAAAGGATTAGATTGGGCTTTTGTAATTAGTTTTAAAAAATACGATAAAATTTATGTAATAGTTGATGCATATACTGTGAATTCTAGTAAAGAAGTTTGTTATATACAAGCAGAAAAAAGTAAAAAAATAAGATTAGATTTATTAGAAGAATTATGGATTGATGATATACAATTAGGAATAGAAATGAAAGAAATTGATTGTGTAGTAATGAATTTCTTAGATTTTAAAAAGTTTTTGGAGGAAAATAATGGTTAATATATTTGAAAAGCCAAAAGAAAGGTACTTAAGCATTTCACAAATTAATACTTATATGAGATGTCCTATGCAATGGAAATTTCGTTATATAGATGGACTTATAAAACCACCAAATTTCAATTTAGTTATTGGAAGTGCAGTTCATAAAGGAATTGAAACTAATTTTGAACAAAAAATAAAATCAAAAGAAGATTTAGCTATTGATGTTATTAAAGACGCGTATAGTGACGAATTTGAAAAAAGAAAAGTAGAAATTGAAGATAAAGAAGAAAAAACAAAAGAAGGTAAATCAAAAGATCTTGGGTATAAATTATCAGAATTACATCATCAGGAATTAGCTCCAAGAATTCAACCAAATTATGTTGAAAAAGAATTTTATTTTAAAATACCTAAAACAGAAATAAAAGATAACAAAATAAATAAGATTATAGAAATTGATATTCCATGGGCATTTAAAGGATATATTGATTTAATTGATGATTTGCATTATGTAATAGATAATAAAACATCTGGAAGAAAATATTCTGATGATTCAGCAGATGAAAGTTTACAGTTAATTGGATATTCTTATGCATATAAACAAGAATTTGGTCAATTACCACAAGGAATTAGATATGATGTATTGATAAAAACTAAAATTCCAGTAACACAACAAGTGTATGGAAAAATAAATCAAGATAAAATAAATCAATTTTTATTATCTACTTTTAATATATATAAAGCAATAACTTCAGGAATATTTTATCCTAGAAAGGGGACTGACTGCTCTTGGTGCGGTTATAAAGAAGAATGTTCAAAAACTAAAGTTTGGTAGGGGGAGATAAGATGATTGACAATGCAATGCAACTACTTGGAAGTCATTATACAGATGAACAAATAACATTTATAGGTGAATTGCGCAACAAGGGAAAAACATGGAATGAAGTCGCTCAACATTTTAATAAAAAATATAAACAATTGGGTATTAAAACTTGTGATGCATTACGAAATGCTTATAAAAAATATAGCAATATTGATTTTAGCGATGATAGTTTTATACAAAATGCTAAAACAACTTTTTTAACAAAAAAAAGAAATTCTCGATTAGTAAAAGAAAATAAAAAGATACTTGAACATATTATTACTTTGGATGATATTCGAGAGACATTTGATATTATATTAGATAAAATTGAATTTAAATTACATAGTCCAGTAAAATTCCCTAAAAGCAGCAAACCTATTGAAAGAACATTAGTAGCTCATTTATCTGATACACATTATGGAAATAATGTTTCAAGCGGGGAATTAGGCGGATTAAATTCTTATAATAATGTTATTGCTGCCAGAAGAACAGCTTTATTTTTTCAAAATATAGCAAATTTTAAACCTCAATATAGGGATATTACAGATTTAGTTTTAATTCTTAATGGGGATCTTGGTGCGGGAATAATTCATAATCAAGAACACGCTGTTGATCTAATGACGAGACAATTTGCAACAATATTATCGATTATAGGACAAGGAGTTACATATTTAGCGCAACATTTTAAAAAGATTACAGTATATTGTACTCCAGATAATCATATGAGATTTCAACATAAACAAAGTAAAGATAGGTCAACAGTTCATAAATGGGATTCATTTGCTACAATGGCGCATGTTGCATTAAAAAGAGAATTTAATAATTATAAAAATATAAATTTTATTATACCAGAATCTCCATATGCTATTTTTGATATACAAGGACATAAAGCATTTGCGACACATGGGGATAATGTTTTTGAAGTTGGTAATGCAAGTAAAGTAATTAAAGTTGGTGATATTGCAAGTCAAGTAGATAAAATAAACAATAGTGATCTTTCACAAAATAAGAAATTTGAATTATTTTTTATAGCACATGTTCATGCTCCAATGATTTTATTATTGGATAATGGTTCATATGTATATATTAATGGATGTTTATCTGGATTAGATGCATTTGGTAATTCAATAGGTATTTTTGGGAATCATCCAACACAACAACTTATAGAAATTACTAAGGAACATATTGGCGATTGTAGATTAGTAAGAGTCAAAGAAGCTGATAATAATAAATCTTTAGATAAAATTATTACTATGGAAGAAGATTTATTTACAGAAAGGACGTGAGAAATGTTTAATATAAAGTACGGTGATAAAGTTGCTGAATATTGTACAGTTGATAAATGTAAAGCTTATCCATATATTGTTGCATTAAGTAATTTAGCAGAATTAAAAGGCGCTATTAAATGCCCAAAACAATTTTGTGATAGAATGAAATTGGGTGTTATTACTTGCAGTAATTGTGGGAATACTGTACATGTATTTGAAGGGTATTATGATAAAGATAAATTTTATTGTTTTCGATGCGATAAAAAAGAAGAAGGTCCAAAAATAGAAGATAAAAAAGAAATTAATAATCAAACAATTGATGATAAAATGAAGATATTAAAAGAATTTCTAGAAGATAAATCAAGCAAGTTTGTATTTGAAAATTACTTTTCTATTGATGAAAAACAACAAAAAATTGTTATACATAATCCAATGAATACAAGTCATTTACCATTAGTATGGGATTTTACATATATGCAAATAACAGATACTTCAAAATTAAAGAAAGAAATGGGTGAGTTTTTTAAAAGTTTTTTTGATCAATTTAAAGAAGATAAATGTTCTGGATGTAAATTAGAAGAACATAAACATGCACATATGACATGTATTGATTGCTCACGAAATCCTTCAAGCGCTGCTATGATTAAAAAAGATAGGTTTGTTCCCTTATGAAGATAGAAGTATATTATGATAGCAATGATAAAGATTTTAAAAAACACGAGATAGAAGGATGTGATTTTGTATATATAGACTGTAGTTTAGAAAAAAATAAAAAAATTTTTAAAGAATATGTATTTAGAAAGGATAATTTACCTACTTATTATTTTTATTCTGAAGATAAATTAAGGAATCAATTTAAAACAAAATATATTGCATATGGTTATTATTTAACTAATAGAGAAATAAAAAGGCTGGTGAAAAAGTATGAGTAAAGAAGTTCAAAAAATGATTATGGATGAATGTATAGATATTGCCAATGTTCTTATTGATAAAAATAGAAAATATGGGGATTCAGTACTTAATCCAGTAAGACTTTTTTCTAAAGCAAGTACAATAGAGCAAATTAATGTTAGATTAGATGATAAAATGAGTAGAATTGTTCGTGGAGATCGAAATGGAGACCATGAAGATCCAGAATTTGATATAATTGGATATTTAGTATTAAAAAGAATTCATAAAAAATTACATATGGAAGGGGGTGAGTAAAGTATGGCTACAGCAGTGAAAATGCCTACTAAAGCAGAGTTGAAGCGCGTGTTGAAGAAGTCAGAAACCTACGAAGAAGCAGCAGATTATTTTGATGTTCATGTAGAAACTCTCCGTAAATGGAGAAAGAAAACAAGACTTAATTAGTTTTGTGAGGATAGATAGAGCACCGAAAAGAGGTTTATTATGCGGGTTATGGCGATAGATCCTGGCAGCAATCAAATTGGGATTGCTGTATTTAAAGGAAAGCGTTTATTAAACAGTGGAACATTTGAAGTTATTAAAACAGATTTGGCTTACTCAAAGTTATTATACATTCATAACCTTATTAAAAGTGCTCTATCTATCCACTATCCTGATATTATAATTATTGAATCATTAAAAAGTATGAGAAATGCTAAAACAACAAGAATTTTATCAGAAATTATAGGAGCAATTAAACTTACAATAATATTAGATAATAAAGTGTACGATGAGGTTCATCCTAAAACAATGAAAAAAGTTATTACTGGTAATGGAAATGCGGATAAAGAAATGGTAAAAAAAGTTATTATAAAAAAATTTAAAAAGAAAAAAGATATTAGTTATGATGAATCTGATGCAATAGGACTTGGATATACTTATATAATTAATAATGACAATTGATATTAATATTAAATGTGATGAATGTAATGAAACTTTAGAAAATGATGACAAGGTTTTTTGTTATAAATGTTTTAAAGAATATGCAGAAAAAATAGAAGAATTAGAAGAACAAGTAGAAGAGTTAGAAAAAGAAGTTGCTCAAGTAAGATCAGAAGTTGAAGATGAAGAATATGAAAAATATCAATTGCAAGAAGAATATGAAAAATTAGAATCAAAATATGAAGAATTAACAATTGATTATGGACAATTAGAAAGAAGTTTAGAAAAAACGCAAATAGTAGATGAAAGTGTATAAGGTGAAAATATGAGAGAAATATCTGAAGTAGATAGTTTTTTACAAACAATGGGACCTGGAAAATCAAGAATTCCAGTAGTATATCCAGCTAGATCATCATCCGTAATTATTGAGGATGGGATAAAAACAGATTTAACAAGAAAAATGAGATATGAACGCGGGAGAGATGTTATTTTTAAATGTCTTGATTGTAATGATATTATAGGTCAAGGAAAAGAAACTACAGATAATAGAGATCAAGTAAAAATATATTGTTTTAAGTGTAGGAATTATCATATAGCAAATGGAGCTCTAATATGGAATCAAAATCCTTTATGGCATAAACCAGAAGAAGGAAAACAAAGACAAGATTATGAAAAATTAATGGAAGAATATATTAAAAATAATAAGCCAAAGGTGGTTGGTATATAATGGGATGTTTTGATACATTACTTTTTACATGCCCTAAATGTGGGAAAAAAGATGCTATATATGAACAATTAAAACCAGATATTTATGGGATGGAAACATTTAGAGATAAAGAAATACCAGATCCACTTATTTTAATGTGCAAAGATGATGAATTTGTATGTTCTGAATGCAGTACATGGTTTAGATTAAAAGTAAAAAGTAAAATTGAATGGAAATTAGTTAAGATGAGAAATCAAAATGGATAATGCTGTGCAACCATGGATTGCATTAATATATATAGTACCAGCATTAATTTTATGTGGAGCATTAGCATTCTTTATTATGAAGATGATAAAACCTTTTACTAAATTTCTTGAAGAAAGGGGGAAGAGCCACGACATTGTGACCCCACCAATATTTCCACAAGGCCTTGTATGGCCATTTCAGCAACCAAACTCTTCCCCTCAAGAAATAAAAAAAACAAAAGAAGAAATAGAAAAAGAAGAATTACAAAAATTTGAAGAACGTAAAGCACAATTTATAGCTCCAAATATAAAAAAGAAAGTAAAAGTTAATTTTGATAATTTGGGAGAAAAAATTGTTAGTAGCAGTAAAGATGTAAATAAAGCAGTAAAATACTTAAAAAAAAAGAAAGGTGAAAAGTAATGAGAAAAGAAATAACAAAAGGATTTGAACAATTAAGAAATATTGTTTTAGAGTCTTCTTTTGATCAAAAAAGCGACTTGGCTGATGATATAACTGATTTAGAATTTAAATTATTAGATATAGCTAAAAAATATCGTGATGATATACGCGATAAAGTAATGTCTATTAGAGAATCTTATCGTCCAATTAGAAGCCAAGTTGAAACTATTTCAAGAGCTTGTGATAAAGCTGAAAAATGTATTAGGGATTGATTATGAATGATAAAAACATATTGGATTAATTGTAAACATTTTTGTTGTAGTGCCGATGTTGAAAATGGTATAGTAATAGATTCTGCTCCAATTATTAAATGGGGTAAAGGGAAAAAAGTAATGGATGTTATAGATTTTTATAGAAAAAAGGGATCGTTAATAAATTATACAATTTTAGAGGGAGAATATGAGTAGAATTTGTGTATTAATACCAGTTTATAATAGAGAAGATACAATAGAACGTGCTATTAATTCATTAAAAGAACAGACTAATAAAAACTTTGATGTATATATTTGTAATGATGGATGTACCGATAAAACGATGGAAATTATCAATAAGACTTTGGGGAATAATCCCGGGTTTAAAGTAACTATAAAAAATTTAGAAAATAATATGGGCCAAAATAAAGCAAGAAATATAACATTAAAAATGGCAAAAGATAGTGGGATAAAATATGATTATGTTGCTGGGCTTGATGCAGATGATAAATTTATGCCAAATCATATAGAAGATAATATTAAATATTTAGACGAACATCAGGATATAGATATTATATATTCTGATTGTAGTGTTGGAGATGGAACACCTAAATGGGATTGGGTTTGTAGGGAATTTAACGCCCCATTTTTAAAAGCATTAAATTATATTCCTCATTATGCAGTATATAAAGCAAAATATTTAGAGATTCCTTATGATGAAAATATTAAAAGATTAACTGATTGGGATAGATGGTTAAATTTACTTTTAAATCATAATGCTAAATTTGCACATTTATGCAAAGTAACATACCATATTTTTAGGGATAAGAATTCTGTAAGTAATAATAATACGGAAAATTTAGATGAGGCAGTAAAAAAAGTTAAGGGGAAATATAAAATATGATAACAAGGAAAGAATTAGCAGATTTTTTAAAAGTAGCTGAAAAAGATATAGAGAAAATGTATCATGAAGAAATGAAGACTGGTATTCTTTTTAATACTAAATATAAAAATAACCCTAAACAATATTATACAGATTATGCTGATGTCTTTATGGCACAACTTTACCATTATAATTTGGTATTGAACAATAGGGATTTATCATGGGGGACAGTGCTTAATGAATTTCCTCAAAATGGTAAATGGTTAGATTTTGGAGCAGGTATTGGGGTGTTTACTGATTATATTTTAGATAGAAGACAAGATTTACAAGCTTCTGTTTTTGAAGTATCTCCTAAATGTATAGAGTTTTGTAAGCAACATTTTGGGGACAAAGTAAAAGTATTATCAAAAATAGAAGATTTTGAGAATGACTATGATATTATTACTTGTAATTCTGTATTAGAACATATTCCTGATCCTAAAACAACTGCTTATGAAATAATTAAACATATAAAATCTACAGGAACTTTTGTAACTAATTTTGTATATGATGCAGGAGTTGGGCATTTAGATGGAAAACCTAGAGAATTATTAAAAGAATTAGAAAAAGAATTAAAAGAAAAATATGAATATAAATCATGGTGGCATCCATCTTTAATAGCATTTAGTTTGGGAGGAAACAATGGATAAAAAAGAATACGAACAGTTACAAAAAGAAACTTCATCTTGGTCAAGAAATAGTGATGGATCTTTTACAAATTATGGAAAAGATTGTTATGAGAGAGTTAAAAAAGCAATAAAGGAATTCCTCCCAGATAATTTTTATGTTCCTAGCGAAACAAATGTTTTGGTGGTTGGGTGTGGTGAAGGAGTTGAGCTTGAGGAATTTAAAAAAGAAGGATATCAAGTTACGGGATTAGACATTAATCCTGAAAAAGTTGCTAAAGCTAAAAGTAATGGATTACGAGCCTTGAAGGGAACGATAGAAAGTATGTTTATTCGTTCTGATATTTATCCAAGACAGGAAATTGTTTATGCTTCTCATGTGCTAGAACATGCTTTAAATTTAAAAGAATCTATAGATATTCTTAAAGAGTATGTCGGAAGAACTTTTTATATAGTTGTGCCAATTCAACATATTCCGAATAAGTCACATACTTCTCCAATAACAAAAGAGGAAGATATTACTAAATTTTTTGAACCACAGTATTGGAATGTGAGAACGTGGAGGGAAAGTCATTGTGATGATGAAATTCATGTTCTTGCTACAAGAAAAAAGATAGGAGTTTATACAGTAACTTGGGATAGGTTAAATGTTACTAAAGAATGGTTTGAAATAATGTATAGAATGATAAAATACCCAATCTATCAGCATATTATTGTGGATAATGGATCAAAGGATGGTACAGCAGAATGGTTAAAGGAAATAGAAAAAGATCGCAGTTTTGGGTCAAATATAAAGGTGATTTTGAATGATAAAAATAAAGGAACTGGATTTGCAATGAATCAAGCATTTGAAATTTTAGATGCAGATTATCATATAAAAATAGATAACGATTGTGAATTTCAAACCGAAAATTTGTTTAAGCAAATGTTGGATATTGCTTATGAGCAAGAAAAAAATAATCAAGACTATATGATGTCACCATATGTAAATGGATTGGTAGTAAATAAAGGGGGAGTTCCTAGAAGTAGGTATTCAACTATAGCAGGGCATAAAATTGGAATTACTAGTGCATTAGGCGGGATATTTAGATGGATGCCTAAAAGTACTCAAATAAAATATTTAGGTAAAATAATTCCGTGGTTAAATGAAACAAGACTTCATTCAACAGAAGATATGGATATTTCTGCAATAATGAGAAAAAATAACATTCCTATCTTTTATATTGAGGATATTTTTGTCAATCATATGGATAATGAATTTAAAAGGCCCGATGCAGAATATTTTAAAAGAAGAGAGATTACTTTTAAGAATAAATATGATAAAGAAACTGGAGAATATAAACCTTTATGATAGTTGTGGATTTTGATGATTTTTGCGAAGAAGAAAATAAATTAGATTTACTTTATAAATTAAAAGAAAAAATTCCCAATTTTAAAGTAACTCTTTTTACTATTCCAGGTAAATCATCGAATAAATTTCTTGAAAATTTAAAAAAGAATGATTGGATGCAATTTGGAATTCATGGGGAATATCATACTTATTTAGAATGCGAAAAATGGGATAAAAATAAGATCAATCAAGTATTAGATAAATATGAACCATTAGGTTATTATGAGAAACTATTTAAAGCTCCATATTGGAGAGGAAATGAAGAAATCTATAAAGTACTGGATGAAAGAGGATATATAATTGCTGAAAATAAGCCGATTGAGTATGTAAAAAATAAGTATTTGTTATATAATTATTCAGTACATGGACACATATCTAATGTTTGTGATAATGGAATTGAAGAGAAATATGATTATTATAGCTCTTTAAATGGAGATTTTAAATTTATAACGGAGTTATTTAATGAAATTAAATAAAAAAGAAATAGCTTTTATTTATAATTCTAATAAAATAGAACAGATTATGTATCCCCTTAAGGAATATTCTAAAGATCCAGATAAATCAGATCCTCATGTTGGGGGGCATATAAAAGCATTTTTATATATGAAAGAGAATTGTAAAAAAGATTTAACTGAAAAAGATATTCTTATAATGCATAGGCTTTTAACAAAGGATATTTTACGTCCAAAAGACAGCGGTGCATATAGAACTTGTGCTGTTTATATTAGCGGCAGACAAGCTCCTATGTATTATTCTGTAAAACCAATGATGGAAACTTTAATAGAATTTGCAAAAAGAGTTGGTTATGAGAATGATATATGGAATGTACATCATGAATTTGAAATTATTCATCCATTTGTTGATGGGAATGGTAGAACTGGCCGTTTAATTCTTAATTGGCTTAGATTTAAAAATGATCTTCCATTAGAAATTGTTCTATATAAAGATAGAATGGAATACTATACATCTATTGAAAAATATAGAATAGGTAAAATAGTAAGTAAAAAATTGGGGGAATTGAATGGAGATAAGGCATTATATTGATGATATAGATGAAAAATTATTCTTTTCTAAAAAGAAAATTAAAGATGAATTTACTAGAATAGCGGCAAATTTATGGATTCAATTTGGTGTTGATTTAACAAAAAATAAAACTGGTAAAAAATATAATGTGACAGATTTTATTTGGTCTACTAAAGCAAAAAAAAGATTTTATGAATTAAATTTTGATATAATTGATAAAATGAGAAAAAAACAACAATATGGTTGGTTTATTTTACAAGTAGAACCAAAAGATGAAACAGCTAATGAAGCAAGAAATATATTTGAAGAAATAGAAGAAGAACAAAGAAAATATTTAAAAAATAAAAAAAAGATAAATAAATATAAAATAACAGAAGAGAGTTTATGAAAAAAAGAATTAGAAAAGAAAAAGATGTTTTTATTCTTCTTAATGAAGATTATGCAAAAAGCATAAAAAAAATAATCAATAAAAAAATTAGACAATCTAATAGAACCTTAAGAAGAGATAGATTTTATCATGAAGAATTAAATGAATTAATAGATAATAGAAAGTGGTCTTGGTTAAGAGAACGAAGAGTGACTCCGGAATATGATGGAGAATCTGTTAGTAGAGCACATAGAAGAATGTATGTACATGGGATAAATGATATTTTAAAGTGGTTAACAAATCAAATAGCATCTGATAAAGATATTGATGTTATTTCAATAAAAAACGAATCATTATAAGGAGGAAAACAATGATAATTTACAATGATTATAAAGAGAATGATTTTTATGTAAATGTTGATAAAATTAAAGGAAAAAAAATAATTATCAATAATGTAAAAGCTACTGCAAAATTAGTAGATTTTATGGATAAGAATTGTGATAAATGGTGGTATTGTGTTAAATTATATAAAGGTGAAGAAAATTTAGCTAAAGAAGTAGAATTAATTCATGATCTTGCAATTAAAAATATTGCAGTAGATGCTGAGAATTATACAGTTGAAGGACAATCATATATGGAATATTCATCTAAATTTGGGGATAATGTAAGAAAATTATTAACTTTAGACGGAAAAGCAAAAGAATTAATATTACTTCCCGAGAATTTAGGTGGGGATAGATATAAAAATTATGATAAATTCGCATATGCTTTAAAACCAAAAGCAATTTTAATGGAGCGCACTTATCAACAACCTGAACCATGGAATATGTTTTATTATTATTGGTTAAATAAAATACGTTATTTCTTTTTATTTCCAATTATATATTTAGGTGTATGGCCAGAAGAAACTACAGGCGGATGGGCCGACAAGCAAATGGAAACAGCAAAATGGATTGCAGGAGATAAAATTTTTTGGTATAGCGAAACAAAGAATATGCCTAGTTAAGGGGGAATAATGAATAAAGTATTAATATGTGTTACAAGTTGTAATAGACAACCATATACAAAACAATGTTTAGAATCTTTATTAAATAATACAGATGAGCCATTTGATTTAATCATTATTGATAATGGGTCTGCACAACCATCATTAGATTTATTAAAGAATTTTGAAGGTAAAGTTTTTAAAAATGGAACAACATGTGATGTAGTTTATAATAAAACAAATAGAGGTGTTGCACCAGCTCTTAATCAAGGTTTAAGAAAAATAAAACCTAATCAACACTTTATGAAACTGGATAACGACATGGTAATTCCAGATAATCATAGAACTTGGTTAACTGAAATGATTGATATTTTAGAAAATAACCAAGAGAATATTAGAATAGTTGCATTATCCCCGTTTGTTTATGAAAGAAAAGATCACTTTAGAAGACGTAATATTATTTTAAATAATAATCATGAATATAAAATTGAAGATCCAACAGGATCTCCAGTATTAGGTCCAGGAAAACTTGTTCATAATGAAGTGATAAGAGCAATTGGAGCATATAATGAAACATTTGGTAAATATGGATATGAAGATACTGATTATGCGTTGAGAGCATTAAGAATGGGATTTAGAAATATTTATTATTCTGAATGTAAAGCAAAACATATTGATGATGAGCAATTGCCAGAAAGTAAAGATTGGAGGGGATTTAAAGATTCTCAATTAAGAAGATCTGCACAGAAAGTAAGTGCAGCTAGAATTGAATATGCTCATGATAGGAGTAAAGTAAGAATACCGCTATAAAGGGGGAAAGTAATGCCAAGATTAGAAAATTGCATTGATATGCCAGTAAAGCGCTTAGTTGCATTAATGAATTTATATGGACTTGAAACGACATGGTCTTGTTGCGGATTTAATAATGGAGAACAAAATAAAGATCATGTTTTAGGATTACCACAAATTTGGGTAAAATTAGATAATGAAAGTTATAATAAAATAATAAGATTATTAGATAGTGAAATATTTGGTGCTACAGGTGAATGGAATATAATGATCAGAAAAATGGGGTATCAACAACCATTAGGATTCTTTCATTGTAATTATCAAAATAGAACACAACAATTTTGGAATGATCCAAGTTCTCCGCATTATCATGAAAGAATGAATGTTGCAATTAGGCATTTAGAAGATAAATTATTAGAATTTAAAAATGAATTTAGAGATGAAGCAATTATTAAAGATCAAAATACGCATATGAGACAACAAATGCCAGGATGGAATGCTAAACCAGCTCGAGATTGGGTAGTCAATAAAGAGCAGATATTGAGGTTATTTAAATGAAAAGATTAGTACAATATAGAATTTGGATTTATGAAACAAAACAAATGATTCCACTTCCTCCAATTGGTGAAGAAAAATGTGATGGGCATAGAACTGGATATGCTTCTTATACTGGTAAGTATACAGATATGGAATGGTTACAAAATACTGGATTACAAGATAAAAATAATGAATATATATATGAAGGAGATATAGTTGAATATGAATTTATTGATGGGCATGGAATAGGGTATATAGAATGGATAGATGAAAAAGCAAGATTTGTATGGATTGATATAAAAGATTGCGGAGATGGATATGGGATTCATCAACCAGATAAAAATAGAATGGAAATATTAGGTAATATTTATGAACATCCTGAAATGTTAGAAGGAGCATAATGAATAAAATTCTTATTGGGATGTTAACTTATAATAGAATAGAAATGACGAAAAAAGCTATAGAAGCTTTATTTAAATGTACAAATCCAATATTTGATTTATATATTTTTGATAATGGGTCTATAGATGGGACTCTTAAATATTTAGAGAGCCTAAAATATAATTTTAAAGTTCTTAGCCAACCAATTAATATTGGTGTAGCAAAAGGGTTAAATTTTATTCTAGAACATAGAAAACCAGAACAGCACTTTATGAAATTAGATAATGATATGGTGTTAGAAACAGATGATAAAGATTGGTTAAATAAAATGTGCGATATTTTAGAAGCTCCTTGGAATGCAAAAACCCCAGATCATAAAGATGTTAAATTAGGAGCGCTTGGATTAAAACCTTATAAATTAGTTCCAGAACATAAAAATAAAGTTACAATAAATGGATATACATTAGAACTTCCACCAGAAGGGACATTAGGATGTGCTACTGTTTGGAAAAATGAAGCTTTAAATAGAATAGGAAAATTTGTTGAAGATTTTGGTACATATGGATATGAAGATTCTATTCAAAATACAAGATTAGGAGTTGTTGGATATATTACTGCTTTTTGGCCAGATATAAAAATAGTTCATATAGATCCAGGTGGAGAAACTGATTATATGAAATCTAAACATAAAGCTGCAAGAGATAATTATCAAAAATACCTTGAAGTACATAAAGCATTTGTTAATAAAACAAGATCAGTAAAAATATGAAGAAAAAAACTAAAAGAAAATATGATGGATTATTTTTTGAAACAATGTATGATCTTTTAGATCTTTTTGGAAAAACTAATAATAAATGGCATATCTTACTAGTTGGTAAATGGATCTTTTGGAAATTTAAAGTTAAGTTATTTTTTAAAGATATAGTATACAAATGGAAGAAAAGAAAAAAAAGATAAAAAATTTAATAATGCGGCCATTAGGTAAGTTGATAAAAAAATATCAACAAAAAATGAAAGCATGTGTATTTTATGAATCTTTTATATATCATAGCCTTGTATATGATTTAGAACAGGTTATAAAAAAGTATCAAGAAGATTTTGAAAAATGGAGTAAGAATAATGAGTAATGTTATTAGATACTGTCATAAATGCATAAAAGCTGTTGATATAAATAATGAAGATCAAGTTGAATATCGATTAATGGGTGAAGGATGGGGAAATCTTAAAGCTTATTATTGCAAAGATTGCGGCACTATAATAGCTGCAACTAGATATTGGCCAATGAAAAAGGAGTTGTTAGAATTGGATAAAATTAAATGTGATATTATAATCCCTTCCGGAAAAACATCAGCCCTAACTCAACGTTGTGTCGATAGTATTCTACAAAATAATAATGGAATGGATTATGAAATTACTATTGTTGATAATGGTAGTAACCCAAAATTAGAAATTAATCATCCTAAAGTAAAGATCTTAAGATATGAAGAAAGTTTATATTTTTCTAAAGCAGTTAATGAGGGAATAATTAATACTAAAAATGAATGGATGGTTATTTTAAATAATGACACCCAGATAAAGACAGTTAATTGGCTATATAACTTATATAAATGTTTTAATCATGTCCCCGGCGTTGGTATTGTGTCTCCTATGACTAATTTTATAGCTATTAATGAAGCTAGATGCCAAAGCATTCAAGAATTGCCACATGAATACAGAGAAGGAACTGTTATAGCTGCAGTATGTTGGTTTACTAATAGAAAAGTATTTGATGATATTGGGTTATTTGATGATCAATTTAAAAATTCACATGATGATGCAGATATGTGTGCTAGATTGAGAGAGAAAGGGTACAGAATGTTTATTGACGGATTCACTTGGATTCATCATATAGGTAGTCAAAGTGTTATAAGAGTTCCTGGATATGCAAAAGATTTTATGGATAATGCTACTAAATTTAAAAAGAAATGGGGATGAACATGACAGTAGAACCATTATTTGCATTGGGATTTTTGTTTGGAGTTATTTGTGGTATTATTTTAGCGCTTCTTAGTATAGTTGCTGTAGTGAGAAAATCATTAGGGACATAATATGAAAGAAATAGATATAATAGTAGGATATTGTGAAAAAGTTAATAGCACAATAAGGCTTTTAAAAAGCTTAGAAAATATTTACACTAATCATTTGATATTAGTTGATAATGCAACATCAAAAGAAGAAAATGATAAACTAGATAATTATTTAAAAGATAAATGGAAAGATATAACAAAAATTAGATTAGAAACATTAATTGGTATTCCTGCTACATATAATAAAGCATTAGAGAAAATAAAATATAAATATGCTTTCTTTATTCATAATGATATGGAATTATTTGATTCAGAATGGCAAAATAAAATGTTTGATTTTATTAATAATAATGAAAGAGTTGGTTTATTAGCTTTAGCGGGGAGACAAACAATTTTAAATTGGGGTGTAGCAGATGAAGGAACAACAAAACATAATATGCGTCATTTAATTCAAGCAAAAATTCATTATCCAATGAAAGCACCATTTGAAAAAGTTGCAGTGATTGATGGTTGTGGTTTTATAATGAATACAGAAATGAATTTAAAATTTGATGAGCGTTATTTAGTGCATCATTATTATGATCTTGATATTTCTATGCAAGTATATGAAAGGGGATTTGAATGTTGGGCATGTAATGTCGAATGTGAACATTGGGGTGATATAGAGGGGAGTACTCGGCATGTCAAACAGTATAAGGATGCAATTAATAATGATTCAGGATTGCTTATAAACAATCGACAAAAATTTGTCGAAAAATGGAAAGGTAAATTACCTTTTAGCGTAAAATAGTTTTTTAAACTAAAAAAATGTGATATAATACCAAACTTCTGAAAGGGGTTTTTATGAGACTGAACGAGTATGCAGGATTTGTAGAAGTTGATACAGAATTTAATTATGAAGCCCGCGTAGAAATTTATGATTCTATAGATATTCCACAATATATAATTGATATAGAAAACGAATATGACCAGTTAATGGAAGAACAAAATTATGTTTTAGCTCAGGGGGAATATGATCGTTTTACTGCAAAGTGGGCAAGAGTACACGATTGGTTTTCAATGAAGAGATCTCAATCAGAATATTTAGTTGCATTAATTGAATCTCAAATAGAAGAAATGAAAACCCAAGGAAGAATAGAGGCTCCACAGCAACGTAAATCATTAAGAGATAAAGAAAGGTGGTTAGAAGAAACTAATACAGAATTTAGTAAATTAAAAAAACTTTTACCAAGAGCAAAAGGTTATCATGGATTTTTTATTAATAAATTAGAAAGTGTAAAGATAAAACATTATAATTGTAAATCAATGAGCAGATCAATTGATGGCGATAGGGGAATTGAAAGTCATCCATGAATACACAGTTAAAAGAAAAAATAGCACTCGAGCTTGAACCATATATTGATGAGTGGTTCGCGAGAATTAAAAAAGTAAAAGATAAAAAAGGATTTGCAACAATCCAATTAAACGCAAAGGCTATAATACAAGATGGAAAAGTAACTCAATTAACTTTTAATGATGAACATTTAAAAATCAAGGAGGAAGATGCATGATCACTATTTATACTTTACCTGGTTGCGGGAAATGTACTGATATAAAAAAAATAATGAAAAGTAAAAAAATAGAATTTGAAGAAATTGATATGAGTAATCCAGATAATTTAACTGATTTAGTTATAGAGGGCATTGATATTTCTCATGCTCCAATTATAAAAAAAGATGGTAAATTTATAACGAGCAAACAAGGAATATTTAAAGAATTAACATAAGGAGAAATAATGCCCAAAAAACTTAAAGTCGTTAAAAAACAACGAAAAACATCAGATACCACAGATTTATCTTTAAATGTCGAATCTCTTTCAGAATATGAAATGATTACCGAATGGGATAGAGAACGTGTTGTTGAAAGTTTAAAAAAGGAAGCCAATATTGGAGAAAAATTAGCAAATAAAATTGCTGATACAATTGAAGATAAATTATTAAAATTAGAAGTCAAAAAAGTAACAACAGATTTTATTAGATCTTTGATAGATGAAGAATTATTGATAAGAGGCGAAAAGAAAAAATTATTAAAACAAAAATCTCTTTCAATACCTACTTATGATTTAGAACAATCTCTTTTTAGTAAAACAAATGAGAATAGTAATGTTCAGGCAAATAATCCTGAAGCAGTTAATATGTTTATTGCTGAAAGCGTTTTAAAACAATATGCTTTAAACAGAGTATTTTCACAAGAAGTATCTAATGCTCATTTAGAAGGGGAAGTACATATTCATGATCTTGGGTATATAACAAGAACATATTGTAGTTCTCATAGTTTAGAATATATAAAAAAGTATGGATTAAATCTTATTAATCTTTCAACTAAATCTGCTCCACCAAAACATGCATTAACTTTAACTGGTCATCTTAATACTTTTTTAGCAAGTATACAAGCTTATTATGCGGGAGCACTTGGGTTAGGATTTTTAAATATTTTTTATGCACCATTATTAATTGGAATGGGGATAAAAGAATTAAAACAACAAGCTCAATATTTGATTTTTAGTTGTTCACAAAATGCATTTAGTCGCGGTGGACAAACCTTATTTATTGATTTTAATATTCATTTAGGAATACCAACTACTTTAAGAAATGTTCCTGCTATTGTAAGAGAAGGTAAATATTGCAATGAGATTATAATTGAAGATGATCATTTTAATGAATATTGTAAAGATGAAAAAGGATATCGAAGAGTAATGAGAGATGAAGAATCATTTCGTCGTGATTGTTGGATTTTGACTCCCGAAAGAAGAGAATTAACTCATGAAGAGATTTTAAAATATTATGAGTTATTTCCATTAAGTTATACGCCAACTGAGACAATGGCTGATTTAATAAGACAAAAAAAATATAGAGTAAAATTATTAACTTATGATGATTTTGAAGTTCAAGCTAGAGCTTTTGCATTAGCATTAATGAAAGTATGGCATGAAGGGGATTTTAATGGAAGTATTTTTCCATTTCCTAAATTTGATTTACATATAAATCAAGAATGTTACGATAATCAAATTCAACGCGATGCTTTAATGTATGCATGTGAAATGGCAGCAGATAAAGGAATTCCATATTTCTTTTTTGATAGAAGTGAAACCCAACTTGCTCAATGTTGTAGATTAAGGGAGACAGTTAATGATATGAGTATGTTAGAAATGCCTGAAAAATTAAGATTTACTGGATTTCAAAATGTTACTATTAATTTACCTCAATGTGCTTATCGAGCAAAAGGTGATCTAAAGAAGACTATTGAAGAAATTAAATATTGTATGGATATTGCCATGAAAGCGCATGAACAAAAAAGAAAATTTATACAAGCTTTAATGGAAGATGAACATCGACCAATGTGGCAAGTTGGTAAAATTTCATTAGATGGTGAAAGATATGTAAATTTAGATAAAGCTACTTATATTATTGGAGTAATTGGATTAAATGAATGTGTGAAAAAAATAATAGGTAGCCAATTACATGAATCAGATGAAGCATATAAAATGGGTATACAAATTATTTCTCATATGTATTCTTATACTAAAAATTTAGCTAAAGAATATGAAATGAAAGTTGTTTTAGAAGAATCACCAGCTGAAAGTGCGGCTGCGAGATTGGCAAAAATTGATGTAGTTAAATATGAAGAAGCTAAAGATTATGTTAAAGGAAATCAAGAAAATGGAGATATATATTACTCCAATTCTGTTCATTTTGCAGCAGAAGCAGACATTGATATTTTAGAAAGAATTGAAAAACAGGGGAAATTTCATCAATTGATTGAAGCTGGGGCTATTACTCATGTTTTCTTAGGGGAACAAAGACCAACTAAAGAAGCTATTTTTAATTTAATAGAAAAAACATGGAGTAATACACAAACTGCGCAATTAACTATAAGCCCAGAATTAATTGTATGTCATGATTGTGGAAGAATAACAAGGGGATTTTCATCTGAAGACGAAGAAGAATAAAAAAAAAAATATGGGGGTGAAATAAATGGTAAAATGTAAGGAATGCGGATCAACAAATGTGAGTTTATTTACAAGAATTGTAGGATATTTTAGTAATATTAAAGTTTGGAATAAGTCAAAGAAAGAAGAATTAAATGCAAGACAAAAAGGGAATTATAAGTTGTAATGCACGATATGATTTACCTCGCAATGGTAGTATTATTATTACTAGGGGTAATTTTGTATACAATTGTAGAAGCTTTTTGGAGCGGATCAATATGTTTTACTCTGTATGTAATTCTTCTATTTGTAAGTAAATTTATAAAAAAATAAAGAGGTGCTAGAATGGCTGTGTTAGAAAAAGAAATAAATATGATTGAAGATGAAGAAATTAGGGAAAATACAAGAAAAATATTAAGTAAATATGAAGAAAAGATAAAAACACAGCCAACTAGTCTTAGTGGTAAGTATCATAAAAGTGATCCAATTGTAGAGATTCATTTGAAACGGGCTTTTTGGTTTGTTGTTGAATTATGTAGAGAATTTAAAATTGAAGATATTCAAAAAGATATTTTATTTTCAGCTATTTTATTACACGATATAGGTGTTTATGAATATGCTCATAAGGGGAATGTTGAAGGATGTATTGCATATTTCCCTGAAACTGGATGGTGTAAAATGAAAGATTCGTCAACACATCCATTAGATGGACAACTATTAATTGCTCAAACTCCTTTTAAATATTCTGATAAAATAGGTAAATTAATATCTGAACATATGAGTCATTGGTATAGAGGGATATCTCCAGAACCAGATTGTTTATGTAGTTATATTATTTGCATCGCTGATTATTTAGCTTCAAGAGAAAGCATAAAAATAGAGGGGATCTAAATGGAAATAAAAGGTTGGCATAAAGTAAGTCTCATTGATTATCCGGAAAAAGTAAGTACTTTAATATTCACTTATGGATGTAATTTAAGATGTCCTTATTGTCATAATCCGGAATTAGTTTTAAAGCGTTATAAAAAGCATTTACAAAATATAAAGGAATGTGATATAATAGAATTTATTAAAAAGAAGAATGCAAACAAAAAATGGATTGATGGAATTTCTATATGCGGAGGGGAACCAACAATCCAAAATGATTTAATAAACTTCTGTAAAAAAATTAAAGATGAATTGGGGATAAAAATAAAGATAGATACAAACGGAACGAATCCCACTGTATTAAAAAAATTAATAGATAATAAATTGGTTGATTATATTGCTATGGATGTAAAAGTTGATTTATTAAAAGATAAGAAATACAAAAAAAGTGTCGAATTAGTAAAAGAAATGAAAGATTATGAATTTAGGTTAACAGTTGTTCCTAAATTAATAACAGAAGAAAATATTGAAAAGATCATTGAAAATTTTAAAAATGCTAAAAGATTTTATTTGCAGAAATTTGAAAAGAGAGGCAATTTATTAAGTAATAGTTATAAAAATATAACCAATTATAAGAAAAATGATTTAGAAAAGATGTGTAAAAAAATAAGTAAATATTTTAAGAAATGCGAGGTACGGGGGTAATGAAAGCAATAGTTGTCGACATAGATGGAACAATTGCAGATGACAGCAAAAGATTTGAACTCGCTAAAAATGATAATTATGATGAGAAAGAAGATAATAGTAGAACAGATTATACCGGGATTAATTGGGATAAATACTTTGATGAGATATTAATGTTTAAAGATAAACCAAATATAGTTTTAAAAGAGAAAATTGTACAGTATAATAATAATGGTAATAAGATTGTATATTTGACTGGAAGAATGGGAAAACATAGAAATGTAACAGAGGCATGGCTCGACAAGCATAATTTCCCAAAAGGATTGCTTGTCATGAGAGATAATGGGAATTATGAACATGCCTATGATTATAAGACTAAGAAATTAAAAAATATAGTACAAATGTATGATGTTGTACATGCTTATGGTGATCGAGATGATGATATACAGGCGTATAAGGATTTTAAAATTCCTTGTACATTAATTAAATTCGAATAAGAGGAGGTGAGTAAAGTATGGCGAATGTACGTTTCTACAGACTAGGCGGAGATCCAGTTGACACAGAAATCACAGAGAAGATGACAGTTAGAGCAGCACTGAAAAAGAGTGGAATCAAGTACCAAGAAGGTGATGAAATCCGGGTACAGAACAGCAAAGTTGATTTAGACACAATGATCACTCCTGATCAGGCACAGTTTGTTACTGCGATCCCGAAAGTACGAGGAGGTTAATGAGGGTAATATATTGGGGGGGGTGGAACCCTTATTAGCACACCCCCTTAATATATTATAAAAAGGAGAAAAATATGGCAGTAAAGTTAAGTGAAGCAAAAGAACAAGAAAAATATGTTGAAATTTGTGCAATGAGGCATAAAGTTCAAGTTAAAAATCTTAAAGAGAAATTAAAAAAAATTGAAAAAGAAACTGCAGATGCTAGTAAGCAATTAATGCTGTTTGTCCGCGCGGAATCTGATACTAGAGAACAACTTAACGCGCTCGAGGAAGGCTTTGAAAAACATAAAAATAGATATCAAGAAGAATTTAAAGCTTTAAAAGCTTTAGAGAATTATGAACATATTGATATAACTGAAATACATGGAAAAGCAGCTCTAATTGGTTATACAGATGAAATTCAAATTGAACATGAAGGCGATATTTATAAAATTGGTAAATTTAGAGTTACAGTTCAAGATGCACAAATTTTAATTGAAAATATAACTAATAAGAGAAATGGATGTGATCATCCTCATGTTAGAGATGGTCGACCGTGTCTTGGGGATTTAGGCTCAACTTTACCAAAATTAATGGGTAAGCATGAATACGCTTTAGTTTTTAATGTTGTTTATAAATACTTAACAAGTTATAATAAGCAAAGTCCTTATCAAAAAATTGAAGCTTGGACAAAAAGCAGAAAGAAGGCAAAGTAATGTTACAAGTTATTTTTAAAGAAAAGGCTATTAAAAAAATTGAATATTTTACCCAATTGGCTCCAGGAGAAATTTCTGGATTAGGTAAAGTAGAAAAACAAGGTGATAAATTTATTATTGAAGATGTTTACTTACTTAAACAAACAAATTCTGCAGCTTATACAGAATTAGATTCTGAAGCAATTAATGATTTTCTTATTGATATGATGAGTAAAGGAGAAGATCTTTCTAAGATAAAGTTATGGTGGCATACTCATGCTAATTTTTCTGTTTTTTGGAGTGGGACAGACAAAGATACAATAGATAAATTTGCAAATGAATCTTATTTTATTTCTTTAGTAACAAACAAAGCTGGAGATTATAAAATTAGATTTGATTTTCACGCACCGGATAGACTGACATTTGATGATATTCCTCATGTAGTAGATTTTACAGATGATAATGATCTAAAAAGACAATGTGAAGAAGAATTTAATCAAAAAGTTAAAACTAGATTATATTGGGATGAACAGCCGCAATATGTTGAAAATAATGAACAAGAAATTGTGGAGCATGTAGTATAGCGGTAAAGGGGTTAAGCAATGTCAGATGCACAAAGATTTTGGAGACAATTAGATATTGTCGATAGTGATAAATTAAATATCCCAATTACTATTATTGGAGCCGGCGCAATTGGATCATTTACTTGTTTAGCATTAGCTAAAATGGGATGTTCTAATATTACAGTATATGATATTGATAAAATTGAAGATTATAATCTACCAAATCAATTTTATAGAGAAAGTGATGTTGGTAAATTAAAAGTAAATGGGCTTTATGATCTTATAAAAGATTTTACTGGAGTTAAAATAAATATTAAAAATGAAAAATATAAAAAACAAAATGTTGAAGGAATAGTTATATCTGCAGTTGATAATATGGAAACAAGAAAAGATTTATGGAAAAAAGTTGAATATAATCCTCAAGTAAAATTATTTGTAGATGGACGCATGGGCGCAGAAGTCATGAGAATTTATACTGTAAAACCTCATGATATAGATGAAGTAAAGATATTTGAAGATAATTTATATACCGATAAAGAAGCTGCAGAAGAAAAATGTACAGAAAAAGCAATTATATATAATGTAACTGTAATAGGAGGTTTAATTGCTTCTAATATTAAGAAATATGTAATGGATCAAAAATATATAAAAGAAATAATATTTGATTTAAAAAATCTATATTTATTAGCGAGTGAAACAAAATAATGTTATGTCTAAAAATAAAAAACTTGATAATGTATTACTTGAAATAGCGAAAAAAAAGGAGCTAATTGCAAAGATAAACACAATTAATTATAATAGTTTTGAGAAAGATGCTTCTAAAGTTATAGATATTCTTCCTCAATTGACTAATAATGATGATTTTAAAGTATTAAATGTGTTTAATGTTGATAAAAAAGTACAGTATAAAAAATATAGCTTATATAAGAAATTTAATATATTTATGTATATTGAAGGATTTAAAAGGGCTTTAGAAATAATGGGTGAAACTTTTATTAGTGATGCAATAAAAGATGATTTATATGAACAATCAATATGAGTGATTATGTAATTGGGATTTTAAGTAATGAATTAGATAAATTAAAAACAATAGCATCACGACTTGAGGGCGAATTAACAGAACATGAAGTATATGCTAATCAAACGAGGGATAGTTTAATATTAATAAGGCAAGCTATTAAAGAAATTGAAGATGAATTAAAAGGAGAATATATAGAACTTAACGAAGGAGTATCACCGATATCGTTACTTAAAATAAGTGAAATTATAAGAAAAGAAAATAATATATCGGAGGAAAGTTTATGAGTTTATGTCAAGAATGCGGTAGAAATGAAGCTCAATATACTGCAATTTTTAATGTTAATGGCCAAGATATTCAAAAGCCAGTATGTGAACAATGTTATAATAAACTTCAATTAAGTGTTGATGACGCCACAAAAGAAGTATATCATAAATTAAGCGAATCTACAAAATTAGTAATTTATTATGCTCGCAGACAAGCAAGAGAACGAAGACATAAATTTGTTTTAAATGATCATTTAGTTTATGGTATAATTTTAGAGAATGGAACTGGATATTCGACATTAGAAAGTGCTGGAGCAAATGTTGACCAATTAAAAGGGCAAATTGATTGGGCTTTAAATTCAGTTACTGATCTAGTACCTAGAAATAGTGGAGAAGAGCCTCAATTATCAGATGAAATAAAAGGCACTTTAAAAAGATCTCTTGAGATTATTAATAAAATAGAATTTCCAGAAATAGAACCTGAACACATATTATTATCTATTACAGAAGATAGAAATTCAGCAATATCTAAAAATTTAAAAAGAAATTTTAATATTGATACAATAAAACTTTTAAGAGAATTAGAATCTCAATTACCAGAGTCAGTAGATCTCGTTAAAAAATATAAAGAAAATGATATTAAAAAATCTGCTTTAGAAAAATATAGTAGAGATTTAACTAAATTGGCTAAAATGGATAAACTAGATCCATGTATTGGTCGAGCAGATGAAATAGAACGAGTTGTACATATACTATCAAGAAGAAGAAAAAATAATCCAGTGCTTGTAGGAGAAGCTGGAGTTGGTAAAACAGCTATTGTTGAAGGATTAGCAAGAAGAATTGTTGAAGCTGATGTACCAGCTTGTTTATTAACTAAAAGATTATTAGCTTTAGATTTAAATGCTATGTTAGCAGGAACTCGCTTTAGAGGTGAATTTGAAGAAAGAATTAAAAAAGTAATTGATGAAGTTAAAGCTAAAAGTGGAGAGATCATATTATTCATTGATGAATTACATAATTTAATTGGAGCTGGTGCTGGCGGCGGTCAAGGTATGGATGCTGCTAATATTTTAAAACCAGAACTTGCTCGCGGTGAATTACAATGTATTGGAGCAACAACTCATGATGAATATAGTATGTATATTGAACATGATAAAGCTCTAGAAAGACGTTTTCAATTAGTTGAGGTTATTGAACCATCAGTTTCAGAAGCTAAACAAATATTACATGGAGTACAAGATCGTTATGCAAATTATCATCATGTTAAAATAAATAAAGATGCGATAGATGCTGCAGTTGATTTATCAGTTAAATATATTTCAAATAGATATTTACCCGATAAAGCAATTGATCTTATGGACGAAGCAGGAGCAAAAGTAAAATTAACAGCTCAAAAATTACCTAAAGAAATAATTGAATTAAAGAAAGAAATAATTAAAGGTAAAAGAGAAAAAAAAGATGTTACTAAACAAGAAGTTGAAGCTAAAAAGTTAATGGATGAATGGAGAGAAAAAAATAATAAATTATCTCTTATAGTTAATAAAAATGATATTGCTATGGTAGTAAGTAAATGGACAAAGATACCAGTAACAGATTTAATAAAAGAAGAAAAAATAAAATTATTGCATTTAGAAGATAAATTACATGAAAAAGTTGTTGGTCAAGATCAAGCAATTAAATCTTTATGTAATGCTATAAGAAGAGCAAGAGTTGGGATTAAAGATCCCAAAAGACCAATTGGTTCTTTCATATTTGCTGGTAAGACTGGTGTAGGTAAAACATTAATAGCTAGAACTCTTGCTGAATACTTATTTGGGTCACCAGAACACTTTATAAAGATCGATATGTCTGAATATATGGAGAAACATACAGTATCAAGATTAATTGGCGCTCCGCCTGGATATGTAGGTTATGATCAAGGTGGACAATTAGTTGAACATGTAAGAAAACATCCTTATACAGTTATATTATTAGATGAAGTAGAAAAAGCTCATCCAGATATATTTAATGTTCTTTTACAAGTTATGGAAGATGGTGTATTAACAGATGGAAGGGCAAGAAAAGCAGATTGTAGAAATGCTATTATAATTATGACTACAAATATTAGTGCAACTCAAAGAGATTATCATATTGGATTTAATAGTACAAACATTGAAACAGAAGAAGAATATGAGAAATTAAAATCTACTCAAGAAAAGGCTTTAAAAAATCATTTTAAACCTGAATTTTTAAATCGTGTAGATGATATTATTGTATTTCATAACCTTAATAAAACTCATATGACTTATATAGTTGATTTAATGATCAAAGAATTGGCAGAAAGAATGAAAGAACAAGAATTGAAATTACAAATTAATAAAGAAGTAAAAGAATTATTAGTAAAAGAAGGCTTTAATAAAGAATATGGAGCAAGATCTTTAAGAAGATATATAGTAAAGAAAATTGAAAATCCTTTGGCTGAAGAATTGTTAACTGATAAATTTAAGCCAAAAGATACAATTATTGTTAAAAAAGAAAAAGAAGATATTCTATTTGATATAGAAAAATAAAATAATCATAGATGATTTAGCAATATCAATAAACCACAATAATGGTGACAAACATACCAATATTTTAATACCTTTCATTGCTAGTTTTACTGATGTTTATAAAAAAGATAGAACTTATCATTTTGATGTCAATATGATCAATGGAGAAAATCACACTATTGGAGGAAGAAATAAACAGGATATTGAAGATTCTCATAAATATTTAGTAAAAAGATTAAGAAAATATTATGAGTCTAAAATATTTTTTGAACAAACTTTATGATAAAACCAAGTAAAGAATTTAATTTTGATGATTGGATAGATGAAACAACTGTTTTAGCGGAGATCTATTATTTTTTTTATAGATTATTTCATAAAATAGGGAGAATACCTATACATATTAAATGGATTTTTCAAAAGATATTTAGAGGATATTCAGATAATGATCTTTGGGCATTAGATTATACATTATCAAAAGTGATATTACCATATTTAAAAGGATTTAGAAAAACTAATAAAATGGGATATCCAATGGGTATGAAAGGTAAAATGAAAGAATGGCATAAAACAATAGATAAAATGATATGGAGTTTTGAACAAGCATTAGAAGATCATAGTTACTGTCCAGATTATTTATGGGATAAAAAAATGAAAAATTTTAAAAAAGATAAACTTGAAGAATATAATAAAAAATTACAAGAGGGATTTGATTTATTTGCAAAATACTTTACAAATTTATGGGATTAAAAATGAAAGATAAACTTTTTAGGTGGTTTATTCAATGTCAGGTCGCCAGACTATGACGCCTGGTTAGTATATATTTTACTTACCAGGTGTGATATAATAGTCACACCTTTTTAGTCTATATGTACGGGGGAATGGTGCTAGTGGTAACACATTTGACTTGCAATCAAAAGTCTCGGGTTCGATTCCCGGTTCCTCCACCAGTGGGAGGTCGTCTAACGGCAGGACACGGGGCTTTGAACTCCGGAATGATGGTTCGATTCCATCCCTCCCAGCAAAGGATAATTTAATGACAAAAGTTATAAATTTATTAGGTGGTTCTAGTGTTGGTAAATCAACAACAAGTTGTGGGTTGTATTATAATATGAAATTAAAGAAGATCAATGTTGAATTAGTTAGAGAATATGTAAAAATGTGGGCGTGGCTTGGAAGAGAAGTTCATCCTTATGATCAAATATATATATCAGGGAAACAGGCTCAATTAGAGTCATCTTTATATAATAAAGTTGATTATATTATAACAGATTCTCCGTTATTATTAGGACCAATATATGAATTATTTTATACAAAGAATTCTATTGTATTACCATCTGTACAAAGACAATTAAATTATGCAAAAGAAAATGCAGTAGAACATATAAATTATGTATTAGAAAGACACCAAAAATATTCTCAATTAGGAAGATTTCAAAATGAGGAATCAGCAAAAGCATTTGATAAATTTTTAATAGAATGGTTAAATAATTTAAATATTAAATATAAAATATGTAAAGTACCCGACTTAGAAAGAGTCGATTGGATACTAAGTGATTTGAAAATTAAATAATTCTCCTGCTCAGTAGATACTATGTGTCGCTCGTGCAGGAATCCCCGTTAGCCAATAGGTTAGCGGTGTAAAAAGATGTGGCAGAAGGTATTGCATTTTCTTAACATACTTGGGCCGTGACTGTCCGTTAAGAAAAGTCCTCGATCATCACGGTGCGATGGAGGTATAAGGTCACTATACAAGTCAACGGACAAGGCTCTGGCGGGTTAAGGCCTACTTAGTGGTAATAAAGTCCCGATGGGTAGCGAGTGGTTGAAAATCTTGTCAAATCCTTATCATCTTTAAGCGGGATTGGTGTTAATGGCTAGCACGCCTGGCTTCCAACCAGGAGGTATCGGTTCGAATCCGATATCCCGCTCCAAGGGGATGTAGACAAGTGGTCAAGTCATTGCCTTTTCAAGGCGACATTCGCAGGTTCGAATCCTGTCATCCCTACAGCGGAGTGTAGCTCAATTGGTTAGAGCGTTCGACCGATAATCGAGAGGTAGATGGTTCGACTCCATCCACTCCGACCGAAATAGGGAGTATGGTGTAATTGGTTAATAACATCTTTGGCTCCAAACCAAAGGATTAGAGTTCGAATCTTTATACTCCCGCAAAGAATGGTCCCATAGTGTAGTGGTCAGCACGCCACTCTGTCACAGTGGTAGCACGGGTTCGAGTCCCGTTGGGACCGCATAGAGCTCTGTAGCTCAGTGGAATAAGAGCAGCTCCCTACGAAGGAGAAGGTCGTAGGTTCGAATCCTATCAGGGCTGCAAAGAGGGTCTGTAGCTCAGTGGTAGAGCGCTAGCTTGAAGCGCTAGGCGTTGGAAGTTCGATTCTTTCCAGGCCCACCAAGTGGCTGTAGCTCAGTCTGGACAGAGCATCGGCCTTCTAAGCCGAATGTCGCAGGTTCAAATCCTGCCAGCCACGCCAGGGCGGGGTAGCCAAGTGGTAAGGCAGCGGTCTGCAAAACCGTTCATCGGAGGTTCAAATCCTCTCCCCGCCTCATAGAGCCCTTTAGCTCAGTTGGGAGAGCGCTTCCCTTACAAGGAAGATGTCGGCGGTTCAAACCCGTCAAGGGCTACCAAAAAAAGGAGTAAAAAAAAATGAAAGTAATATATGTAGCAGGTAAATATTCAGGAAAGGGATATTCTGAGATAGAAGATAACATAAAGAGAGCAGAAAAAGCATCTATAAAATTATTTAGAAAAGGATGGGCTGTAATTACCCCACATAAAAATACTGCCCATTATGAGATATATGAAGATGAGACTCTTACTTATGAAATGTGGTTAGCTGCAGATATGGAAATGTTAAAAAGAAGCGATGCAATATTTCTTTTGAATGGATGGCAGAATTCCCACGGAGCAGTGAAAGAACAACAATATGCATTAGGAAATAATATGCCTGTATTTTATGAAGATGAAGGAATTCCCGAACCAAACATGATTGAAAAAGAGGTTGTAAAAGTATGAAAGCAATAATTGCTGGATCTAGAAGAATATATAAAGATAATACAGTAAATTTTATACAAGAAATTGTAGATAAATCTGGATTTAATATAGAAATATTAGTATGCGGTATGGCCCATGGTGTTGATATGATGGCACATTTTTGGGCTAGAGAGACTGGTATTCCTATTAAAGAATTTCCAGCTGATTGGGATAAATATGGTAAAAGCGCTGGACCTATAAGGAATCAAGAAATGTTAAAATATGCAGATGCATTAATTGCTATTTGGGATGGAGAGAGTAAGGGAACCAAACATATGATCTCAATAGCAAAAAAGAAAGGTATTAAAGTTTTTATATATGATTATAAATGAGAAAAAGTATGTACCTTTAAAAGAAAAAATGTTATAATATCCCAATCTACGGAGGTGTTATATGCCTGTAATAGAAAAAGTTAAAAGAGTTATGAATATTTTAAATTATAAAGGCCATTCAGAACTTGAATGGGATGCTAATAATGAAATTGAAATTAAAAATATGGAAAAGAAATTTGAAGAAATGATTGATAAAGGTTATACTGCATTTAAAGTAGATCCTAAAACAAAAGAATCTAAAAAAATCACAAAATTTGATCCATTAGCTGAAGAAATAACAATGACTCCGCCTGCACGAAAGGGGTAAGTAATGGCAGCTTCAGTTTGTGCCGCTGAAGATAGAGGTACTTATACTCAATTATATTGGGAAGATACAAATACTAATTCTACTGCAAATTGGATTTGTGGGTCAACTGAAGATTTAACTTCTACTGGAACTTATACTGGCAATACTATGCGTTTTTATTCTACAGGAAGTTCTACTACATGGGCAGGTGTGGATTGGACAGGGGATACTACAACATCAGCAACAGGATATATTACTTTTAATACTTATGATTATGATTTACATGATGAACATTATTATGTTTATGCTAATGGGGAATTAATAAAAACAAAGAATGAAATTGTTACTGAAGATTCTATTGAGGAGATTATTAAAGAAAAACGTAGACAGAAATGGATACAACAATTAAGAGAAAAACGACTTACCATTAAACTGCAAAAAGCTGAGAATAGAGGATTAACTTTATTAGAAAGATTAATTGATCAACAACAAGTAAAAAGTTATTTAGAAAAAGGATATATAGATATTAATAGTCTTGATAATACAAAAGTTTATAGAATATTTAAAGATGATAGTCAATTTATCAAAGTATACGAGAAAAAACCACAACTTGTTGTATCAAAAAATATAAAAGAAGCATTAACTACAGCTCAAAAAATGAAAAAAATGGATGAGTTTGTTCTTAATGGCGAAACATTTATATTAAAAAGAACTGTATGTACCCATCATCGAAATCAACAAGAAATACCACAAGTTGATGCAGTTATTTCTAAAATAATTCATTTAAGATCTAATATGCAATTAAAAGATTTTGGAAATGTGTATGAAAAAGGTGAATTAACTTGTGCTCAAAATGAACCAATAAGGATAGCCGCATAATGATAGCAACTACTGATGATAGGTTATATATAAGGGGTGGAGAAGGACAATTATATGTTAATGCAAATCCAGTTTCTATAAAAAAAGATTCAATTACAGGAGATCAACATTTAAGATTCCCTAAAATATGCGCTAATTTTAATAAAGAAGTAAATTTAAAATCTTTGAGTAATTTTATAGAACAATTTAGACATATTGTAAATAAAGAATTTAATAGAATACAGGGATTTAAAGATTTTTATTTTATTTTAAAAGAAGATTTATTTCATAAAGTTGTTGATGAACATCATGAAAAAAATAAAGCAATGATAATTAATCAATTTAGAATATGTGATGTTAATATAAAAGAAGGAAAACAAGATCAACAATATGATATTATGACAGACAATACAACTTATTATTGGATTAATTTATTAAGGAAAACAGAAGATGAAATTCAAAATAGGCGAGAAAGTTAGAACTCGCTGGGATTTTAAATATGGTGGGTGTGATGGAGTTGTATTAGATTATAATTCTAAAGGACGTTATTTAATAGAATTTGATCATGATATTGGTAGTCATGATTTATATGGAAAAGGTAAAAAAGGCCATTGTTATATGATTGATGAGAAATATTTATATAATTGTTCATGTAAAACATGTAAAGTAAATTTAAAAGAAAAGAAAGGAGGAGTAAAGATGAGTGTATTTGATTTTCTATTGTCTCCAGATGATAAGTTGATTCGTGAAAAAGCAACAGACGATTGTGGTAATTTGGATCTGAATAACGTCCATGTACAGCAAGCTATTTTGTTGACAATTAAACCTCAACTTATTAAATTATTACGAGATAAAAAGGCTGATGAAAAAGCTAAGAAGAAAAAAAAGAAGAAGTAATAATGAAAAGATTTGATCAAAATCTTAAAACAAAGTTGATCGGCAATAAAGGACAACTTAAGCTAAATAAGGCCAAAGTTTGTTTAGTTGGTCTAGGCGGCACAGGTTGTCCTATTTTTGTCTATTTACATAATGCTGGTGTAGAAAATATTTGTTCAGTCGATGATGATAGGGTTGAAGAATCAAATTTAAATAGACAGTTTATATATAATGAAGATGATGTTGGGAATAAAAAAGTAGATGTTATTCTTGAAAAATATGGTCATAATATGAAATTCGATGGAAAATCTATGAAAGGACAAATAAGCGTAGTTGAAAATAGTTTTCAAGGATGGTTAGAATTTTTAAAAAAACATGATGAAAATCCTCCAAAATTTGATTTAATAATAGAAGCAACTGATAACTTTGAGACAAAAAAAGCGGTGCAAGAATTTGCTTTCAAACAAAGTATTCCATGTTTAATATGTGGAGTTCATGGCTATCAAATAAATATGTTTGCATGGCATCCTAAATATTCTAAAAATAGATATGCAGATTTAATTAATTGTGATGACAATATATCTGAAAAATCAGAAGGAACATTTCCTACAGCTACTGGAATACTTGGAACTCTTGTTGCAAATGAAGCCATAAAAATATTATTAGAATTACATGAGAAAGTAATTTATAATAGAATATGGTTTTATGATATTCTTCATAATCAATTAAAAGATCTTAAAATTTCAGTTTAAAAATTTAAGGAAATACAGTATAATATAACAATGATAAGAGATATATTAAAACATGAATTTACTGAGGTTTACCAGGTCGGCGGATCTGTAAGAGATACTTTATTAAAAAAGTCTCCTAAAGATATTGACTTTATTGTTGTTGGAGATAAGTATGATAATATAGTTAATAAACTATCTAAACATGGCAAATGTGATATAGTGGGCAAATCATTTGGAGTTGTTAAATTCCAATATAAAGATGAAATATACGATATTACAATTCCCAGAAAAGAAAGAAGTACCGGTAATGGACATTGTGATTTTTCAATTGAAACTGAAAATGTTACTTTATTAGAAGATCTGCAAAGAAGAGATTTTACAATTAATGCCATATTAATGACATTAGATGGGAAGGTTGTAGATCCCTTAAAAGGGACACAAGATTTATCGCAGCGATTAATTAAACCAGTCTTTGATAATTGCTTTAATGAAGACCCATTAAGAATGTTAAGGGCTATACGATTTGCATGTCAATTGAATTTTGAATTAGATGAATATACAATAGAAAAAATACGAGAAAATGCTTCTCTTATAAACACTGTGTCAGTTGAAAGGATAAGAGAAGAATTAAATAAGATTTTATTATCCGACACGCCAGATGATGGGGTCTGGCTGTTGGATGAATTAGATTTATTAAAATATATACTTCCAGAATTAGAGAAATTAATTCGCATAGAACAAAATAAAAAATACCATATTTATAATGCTTTCAATCATACTTTATCTGCATTAAGATATTGTGAAAGTAAAGACTTAGATGTAAGATTAGCTGTATTATTACATGATATTGGTAAAGCAAAAACAAAAACTATTGGTGATGATGGTGAAATTCATTTTTATAATCATGAAGAAGTTGGAGTTGATATAGCTAAAGATATAATGAAACGATTAAAATATTCAAATGAAACAATTAATCTTGTTTGTATACTTATAAGAGAACACATGTTTGATCTTTTTTCTAAAGAACGAGCAATGAAAAGATTAATAGCTCGCGTTGGAAAAGAAAATATTTGGAAATTATATGATCTTCGAATTGCAGATAGAAAAGCTGCCGGAAGAGAAGATATTAGTATGGAAAAAGTAGAAAGAAGTAAACAATTAGTAAGAGATATTTTTGAAAAAGAAAACGCTTTTAAAGTTACAGATTTAAAAATAGATGGGCATGATGTAATGACTGAATTAGAAGTTGGTCCAGGTCGCCACATAGGGGATATATTAAGATCTATATTTGAAGAAGTATTAGATGAAAAAATAGAAAATAATAGAGAAGTTTTAATGCAAAGAATAAAAGAATTTGCATAAGTTTAAAGTAAAGGAGGTGACATGAATGAGGTCAACTTTGACAGATGAGCAAGTTAAGACTGTGATGAAATTGAAGGACACGACGAGTGCTGCAGAAATTTCTCGCAGGATTGGTGCCCCAGCTCATAAGATTCGTTACTTCCTATGGAAGAGTAATCCCCCGCGTAAACGGCTTATGAACAAAGGACCAAGAATTATTACATCTAAGTCTAAACCGCAGAAAGAAGTCATAACTCTTACTGTGAATGGATTTGATGTAAAAGGCAAAGTAAAACACTTTGCTGCTCTTTTGAGCAAGTAGTTTTTATTATTCATTAGATCAAGTAGCTGGAATGCAATAGTGTTCCAGCTACATTCTAAGAAAGGGGAAGATAATGAAAATTGAAGAATATATAGAAATTATAAATGCAAGTAATATTTCTGATGCAAAAAAAAGAATATTAATTGAAGATTATCAAAAATTAAAAGAACGTCCAATTTTAAAACAAAATTGTAAATGTATTTATCCAATACATAAAGTTGTAAAAGAAAACGGAAAATATAGAAAATTATTAGAACTTGATAAAAATAGACATGAAGGATTAATAAATTTTATTGAAAATCATCAAGAACTTGGAGTAAAATGGACTTTATCATGGTCAAATTTAATGCCAAAAATTGTTAATAATAAATTTGATTGGGGGGAAATATATCAACAATTTATTTGGATGCAAAATATGGATATATTAAATATTCAATTGATTAATGAGGGATATTATAAAGCATCAGATGAATAAAATTAAAGATTAAAAACATGAAACATTTTGAAACAAATAAATTACATATAAAAAGTTGGTGTAACGAACCAGAAGAAGGGGCATTAAAACAAGCTGAGAATTTAGCTCAATTGCCATTTGCTTTTCATCATATTGCTTTAATGCCTGACACCCATCAAGGATATGGTATGCCAATTGGTGGAGTATTAGCTACAGAAGGAGTAGTTGTTCCAAATGCTGTAGGGGTAGATATTTTTTGTTCAGTTAGTGCATTAAAAACAAACATAAAAGCATCAGATTTATCTGTGGAAAAATTAAAAGAAATAATGGGAGAAATAAGAAAGCAAGTTCCTTTTGGTGAAGGTAATTACCCAGAGTATGATAAAGAAATTGGAGAATATTTAGAAAATTTAGAAAAAGAGATGAATAATGAGTAAATATAAATTAAATAAAAGATGTATAAAATGTAATAAATTACTTTTAGATAAAAATAAAAGTGGCTTTTGTAATTCTCATAGAGATAGAACTGGATCAAATAATTCATTTTTCGGGAAACATCATTCAAAAGAAACAATTGATGGAATAAAGGCAAAGAATCGTAAAAAAAGTAAAGAAAATTGGAAAAAAAAAGAATATAGAGATAAAGTTATAAAAGGCACATCTAAACCAAGAAAAGAATCTTTTAAGAAAGAACAAAGCGATAGAATAAAATTGTGGTACAAAGATAATCCAAAACAAAAAGATATTCGTTCAATACATATGAAAAAGTCTTGGAAAAATGGATTAATTCCTAAAAGTAAACACACACAAATGAATAAAAGTAAAATACAAAATGAATTTTTTAATGACATTAAAGATATTTATCCATTTGTTAGTGATAATACAACAATAAAATACGACAGTAAATGGTTATTCCCAGATATTTCTATTATTAAAGATGGAATTATTGTAGAGTTTTTAGGTGACTATTGGCATGCAAATCCAAATAAATATAAAGAAAATGATATTGTTCATCACGAACTAACAGCATTGGAAATTTGGAAAAATGATGAAAGAAGAAAATCAACTTTTGAGAGACTTGGGTTTTTTGTTTATACTGTTTGGGAAAGTGATTATAAGAAAGACAAAAGGCATGTATTGAATACATTTGATTCAATTTTAAATTGGGAAGGATGTTCTATATGAATTATCAAAAAATGAAAGACTGGATTATGTCTGATGAATTTAAAGAATTATACAAAAAATTTAATCCAGAACTGAGAAAGTTTATTAGACATCAATTTAGTAGATTGCCTAGTGGTGGCGGAGGGAACCACTTTTCCGAGATACAAAAAGACAAAGAAGGGAATATTTGGGTTATGTTACATTTTGGGAGTAGAAATCTAGGTCAACAATTCGGAAAATATTATAATAAATTAGCTAAAGACTTAAATAATAAGTGGTTTTCAAGTGTTCCAAAAGAGTATGACTTGGCTTTTTTACCAATAGATACTAAAGAAGCACAAGAATATCTCTCTGCCTTAGAAATATGTAAACAATATGCTAAGTATAATCACTTAATTGCTATGGATAAAATTAAAGAGATTTTTAAACAAAGAACAAATTGCTCTTTTTTAGAGTATTATTATGTCCCACACAATTATGCAA